CATAAACACCAAAATCTGGGAAAGTTTCATTAGTTTCTACATTAACTTGAGGTTTTACCATGTAGTCCAACAGGCCAATACCGAGGCCATTACCATCAATAACAATTCTTCTAGCTTTATATTTATAATATAATTTTTTAATAAAAATAGCTTGGTCTTCAAAATGTTCGGCGGTAAAACTATATATATTAACTAATTGTTTTAATGCCACACCTTGTAATTGCGGTGTCACTTTAAAAACACAAATTACGCTATTGTCTCCCTTACGACCCACGTCTACAGAAAGAACATAATACTATTTAGTACTAGTGCGTCCTGAGTGTTCATATTCTGGTTGATTTAAAACTCTATTACGTTCAAAAGCATCCGAATTAAAGAAAGCACTTTCAACATCTCCTGTCCAACGTGATTCATATTCGCGTTCAAAAGAAGCCTCATTATAAGTTCCTTCATCCTTTTGGTCTTGAATAAATGTTTTATCTTGTAGGCCTACTTTTACAGGAAGTCGCCAAGTGCCGCCAAGAACCATACAACGTTCTGGCTGCATAATCATACGAACCAAGAAACCAATTAAACGGTCATAAGGGAAAGTATTTTTATAACCCGCAGTAGTAATAAAAATCTAACTTTTATTTAAAGGTTCATTTCTTTGAATAGAACCATCCATACATCGTCTATTAACCGCCATTGTAGGAATAATAACTTCGCGCAAAATTTTATCATCTACACCAACACATTCCTCAATGGTGCCGCCATGACGACGCTGTCCTCTAGAACTTTCTCGGGCCGCCAAGTTATCAAGTTCACTACCATTTTTAAAAACATAGCGACAATGGTCTTTTTGCTCTTGAGTGACTCCACGCCGCCAATCTATTTCTCTTGAAAATGCGGGAATAAGAGTACATATTTCTTGAACCTTTTGAGAAAGAATACTCGCGGCTTGTTCTTTGCCTCCACTTGTTACAAACAATTTGCATCGTGGATATAAAATACAACGACACATCATTGACATAACTGTTAAAAATGACTTTGAATATGCGCGCGGAAAGACCGCATACACATACTAATAGCGCATAACTACACGCAAAAAAACTCGTTGATAAAAATAAAAACGAAATTCACCCTCTTTATGTTCGGTGCGAGTACCCTTAACAAAAAAATCTACCATTAAATCAGGGTATTCACGCCAAAAAGCAACGTATTGCCGCAATGAAGGAAGAACGGCCCGCAACCGTTCTTCAGAAATACCAATTTTATTTTGAACATCTATGGTTCCTAGTAATTCTTGTAATGCCATTATTTTTGACCTCCTAGGACAAGATCAAGATACTCTTTATCTTTGTTTTGTTCTTCTTCTATGAAGTCTCCATAGTTTTCATAATCTTCATCACGCAAACCACGCTCAATTTGCTCAATATCGCTATCATCATCGTTTAAATCAAGATCTTCATCTTCATTTTCTTTATTATCTTCTTTGGCATTATTTTTAATTGCTTCTTCAATTAACTCGCCAAGATGCATCTCTTCTGTAATAAGAGTTCTAGTATATCGTTGCATATCTTTAATAGTATAATCTACTTGGTCTTGCGGTTCACTGACATAATAACGAGGTATGAAGCCCTCTTTTTCGCATAATGCTACAATTTCAGAAACAGAGTCTACGAATTCACCTTTTGCGTCTTTGTTTTGAGCCGCGGTGAATTTACCTGACTTCATTAATGAGTCATATGCTTTTTGCATCTTTTGAAAGCCTTCAACATCGCCTATATCTATAAGCTAATTAGCTTTAAGAGAAGTTTTACATAAAAGTTTTAATGTATCAATATGACCAGCAGTCTAAATATCATAAGAAGCCATCATATCTTGATACATTTTTTCTAACCATACCCATTCATCGGGACGATACATTTTACCCCATTTTAACCGCAACATAGTGCGCTCTTCATCGGTAAGGTCAATGTCATCTAATGGGTCAGGCAGCGGAACAGGCTCTTCTGCGATTGGAATATCCTTTTGTTCATCTTCTGGCCTTTCGGGAGTAGGAATTTTTCCTTTTTGAATTGCTTCTTCAATTTCACCTTCGGAAAACCCCTGTTTCCGCATTGCTTCGGTCATTTTATTTTCCGCCAGTTTCTACAAAATTTCTGTATCCTACCAGCGTTTATCTTTAAATTGCTTTAGTTTCATTTTAGAAAGATAACGACCGAGAATAGTCATACTTGTAATTTTTGTTCCGCTTGAAGTATATTTTGCTAATACTTTATTCCATTCATCGGGAACATAGGGAACGTCACATTCCTAGAGTATCCAAGTATAAGTAGATGGGTCCCAATTATCAACATGCATTGTAATACATTTTTTACATTGATTTAATTTGCCAGTTGGATATTTTTCTAAATTATTTGAATTATAAAATTCTTTTTCATCTAAAGTGCGTTGACATTTCTCACAATAATAAGCTGACATATTATTCCTCCTCTCTTTTAATTATCTAATTCGGTAGGAATAGTTTGAACTTTTCGGCCCAAAGAACGACTTTTACTTCTACATTCTTTACAGAGAGAATAAAGTCCATCTTTACTAGATCTATTACGAGAAAAATATTTTAAATGACCTAATTTAATTTTTCCGCATCTATTACATTTTTTGAAATAACCTTGTTCTTGAGTAGTATAATACCATTCTAACCATTTATCTTCCGCAGTAGAAGCAATTAAACTTGGAATTTTTTTCCGCCATAAGCTAGAAATATATTCTACACTATGATTACAATTAAATTCTTTTTTTAAAATAGCTTGAATTTCCGCATTTTGCTTTCCATCTATTTTACATTCAACTATGCGTTCGTAAATGGGGTATGGCCGCAAAGCCGTATCGCAGCAATCTTCAAAATCATAAAGAAAGCACCAAACATCTCCTTCAAAATTGCCCCAAGAGTCCTCTTTGAGTTTAGAATAATTACAAAGAATGGCGGAACAGACTGCGGGATCGGTTAGGGTGACACCAGAAAATTTTGGGTAATTTTCCGCATCAAAACCATTAAACGTTTCTTCTATTGGGCAACTATATCTTGAACGAATAATTTTATTAGGGACTATAGGACGCCGATACGCATTTTTAATTACATATTGGTCTTTCCGCAAATCAATTAAAGTTCGTTTAATAATATAAGCTTCGCGCCCAGTAGTAGTCTTCATTTTATTTTCCCAATATTCTATGGCTGCGCGTAATTGTTGTAAAGGTTGTATATCTTCTATATCTTGTTTAGTTATTGTTACTTTTGGTTGGAATATTATATTTTTATCTTCTGCTATCATATTATAAATACCATTTTCGCCATTTTCTAACCGGGAAACAAGACCCTCAAAAGAAGTTTCACGTTTATTAATAGTAACCATGCGATTATCGGTTAATATAGATTTTTTTTCTTTTTTTTCTTGTTTCTCCACGCCAATAATCAAGTAATCAGCCAATGATTCTAAATAAGCGTCAGAAGGTGTAAGGTTATTTTCTTCCAAATCCGCAAGTATTTTTTCGACTAATTCTTTTCTGGCTTCTGGAGTTTCTAATGTATAGTCTAACTTTATAATAAGACTTCACCTCCAGTTTCTATACATATTATACAAAAATTTTTTGCTATTGTCAAATTTTATTTGGACCAATTTTTATGGCGGCAAAATATTGACATTTTTTATTTTTTTTGATATAATTAAAATACCAAAAGAAAAGGAGAAAAAATTATGATATATGGATTTATGGCGGCTGCGGTCATTTTTGTGATTACGTTAGGGTATGTAATTTTTTATTCGCATGATATTTAGTAGGAATGGCGGCATGTTAAACTAATTCTTAGTTTGAGTATTGGGGAAAGTGGAAAGGAGATATGGGATTTTTCGCATTATAAAAGTGAAAATTTAGTAGGAGCTTTTTTAGAAACTAATAATGAGGAAATGGAAGGAATTGAAGAAATGTTTAAGATGTTAGGATAGGAAGAGATTATCTAGTATTTAGAAGATGTTAGAGTTGTTTGGTATAAAGATGGAAGTTTTATGTTTTATTAGGAGGATACAGTATGATTAAGAAAATTGATAGTTTGGGCAGAATAGTTATTCCTTAGGCTTTACGGACTAGATTTAACATTGCTAGTGGGGATGAATTAGAGATTGGTGTAATTGATAATTATATAACTATATAGAAAACTGACGCGGCTATTGGTGAGGATGTAGCAAAAGCAATTAAGTTATTAAAAGAGAATGGTTATACGGTGGTAAAAGAGTGATTATAAAAAGTTTTCGTAATCTTAAATTCTAAAAAAGTTTTATAAATATCGTAATCTTAGATTGTAGAAAAGTTTTAGATGGGGAAGGAACCAGACCAAGGTGTTTTATTAAAAAAAATAAAATTTTCTCCCGAAAGTAGGCCCCCCTTATTACATTTTTATTTGAGTAAAAATATAATAAAAGTATTGCCAAGATTTTCAAAAGCCTTATAGCCCATGCGAACTCGCTATCCCCTCAATGGCCGGGCCGCGAACTGAGGTGAGTGGCCCTAATTTTGAGTGCCAAAGGCACTCAAAATTCTTTTGAGTATTTACTAAATTTTACTTAATTTTGCCAAAATCCTAAATCACTGTTTTAGCGATTTACTAAATTTTACTAAATCTACCAAAAGTGTAAAGTCATTGATTAGCGTTTACTAAATTTTACTAAATCGACAAAAGTGTAAAATCATCGATTAAGGATTTACTAAATTTTACTAAATCTACCAAAAGAGTAAAGTCATTGATTAGCAAGGCGGTCATTAGCACTCTTAACCGCAAAGTGCTAAAAAATTACAAAACAGAAACAAATAAATACTACGATTGTAACTCCCGGTTTTTGTATAATTATTCAGTATAAATGAATATTTATTCATAAAATTCATTGTGCAAAATGACGAAAAAATCCCGCAATGCCGCAATGAAAAAATCTTTTGTGCAAAATGACGAAAATGCGGAAAAGGAGTTGTAAAGCGCGCAAGAATGTGTTATACTATAGTAGAAGATAAACACAAGGAGGACATAATAAATGAAAGAGTTCTTTCCAAACAAGAAGATTAGAGTAATCATTTGGGCTAGTATTGTGCTAACAGTAATTAGTGTAATTGCGTTAACTTTTAGCATTGCTAAGATACTTACCTCAGACCAAGCAATTATCACCACACAGTCAGATGAACAGTTCTATGCGTTAACTTGTAAAGTTGTAGAGATTGACAAAGAGCATGATACAGTGACCATGGAAGATAGCACAGGGCACCGCTGGGAGTTCTATGGCACAGAAGATTGGGAAATCAATGATTGTGTTAGCGCAATGATGGATGATTGCGGGACAGATTCAATCTTTGATGATAAAATTGTATCAGCTAGATACTCTAGTTGGACGATTAAGTAAACTACAAAAGGCAGAGCGGGCTTGTTAAGAGAAGCAAGCCCGCTCTGTTGCTAAAGAGCTATGCGCAAGGGCGATGTAAAGACAGACAGTGAGTAAATAAGCATTGTGCTAAATAGCCAAAGAGGACAAGTAGACAAAGAGACAATAGCAAGAAGCACAAAGACACACAGATACAACCATTCAACCATACAACACAGCACTAAAGCAGAGAGAGAACGACAGCGGACGGTGAATAATGTGGAACACATGAGAGACTGAACCGCATCAATCGTCGCGACCCAAAATGTATAAATATACTGAATATACGAATAAATAAACAATAATATAAAACAAACAAATTAGCCAAAGTATCCTGAAAAGGTGAAAAAATTTTTTGTTAAAATTGAAAAAAGATCTTGACAAATAGTAATTCGTGTGGTAAAATACAAGGGGGAGTATACAGCAAAAGTATCTTGCTAAGATACAATAGTGCGGCAAGTGACTCAGTAAGATACACACAGCGATGCTGTTAAAGTATCTTGAAAAGGTGACACAAGAATAAACAATGTATAAAATGAATAACTGTATACAAATAATGTTTTACATTAGTGAATAATCGTGTATAACCGTCGCGCCCCAGACTGTATATTTATGCGGTATAATTGTATATTTATTTAAATATTCATTTCGCATGAATATTTATTTGTATCCTAAAAAGATACATGAAAAAGTATCTTGAAAAGATGACTTGTATGAATGTATAATTATACAAAATAATGAATAAACATACAAAGATAAACTAAACATTTTAGTAAGAAATTAAGTTAAAAAATTAAGTAATTTAGTATTGACTTTGAAAGAAAAATGAGTATAATAATAGGTGAAAGGGACAGTTAGAAGCTCTAAAAATTTGAAAAGAGAGGTATTCAAAAATGACTAAGACTAAACTCACCGTTAACACTGGCAAGGAGACCCGCAGTTGGGTTCTCAATTCCATCAAAGAGGCTCAGATCATGGCTATTAGAATGTGTAAGAAGTATAATACCAAAGACTTCTCTCTCACCAATGTGTGAGAGAGAGGCAAATAAAACAAATAAAAAGGAGAACAAAAAAAATGTACGAATACGATATCTACAACCCTACCACAAAAAAGACTCTTACAATCTTTGGTTATAGCTACACAAATGCTTTTCGCAAAGCGGGCTTAAACATGAACGAATGGAGCCTTAAAAGGGAAACTTATGTTGACTGACTAAAAAAGCAAGGGATAAAACCCTTGCTTTTTAATTCTCGTGAATGAATGTGAATTCCGAACTTCCGCTAAGCCCGCCGCAGGCGAAATTTGTATAAAAATACAGTATACATGAATAATTATACATTTTCCAGAAATTACTCAATTTTACTAAACTCCCGCAATTGAGTAAAATTAAGTAATTATTCATTGTGGATTCTGCACACAAACTAACTATTTTTTCTTTAAACAAACTACAAAATGCACAAATCACAATTTTTCTCAACCAAAAGTCTACCAAAGCAATTTAAAAAGGGCAAAAAATCTAACTTTTTAAATTTTTTACTAAAAAAACTCAAAAAAATAAAGCTTGCAATTAAAGAAAAAATGAGTATAATAATAAGTGTGAGGGGCAGTTAGAAGCTCTAAAAATTTGAAAAGAGAGGTATTCAAAAATGACTCCTATTATCAACTTTGTCGAATACAAAAAATACGGTTTTGTCAGAGCCGAATTCCAGCAGTTTAATTGCCCGATCTGCGGAAAGCAGTTAAACGCTGGCCCCAAGTATCAACCGAAACAGTGTAAAGGATGCGGCCAGCACATTGATTTTTCTCAAATTGAATTTGTCCCCGAAAAAATTCTTGGATATTGCTAAACAGATAAAGCCCATGAAAATGGGCTTTATTTAAAAATCTAAAAAATCAGTCCAAATAATGGGACAACAAAAGCGTTATAATCTAATCAGAAACAGGGAAGGAAAACCCAATAAACCAGAGAGGAACCAAAATCATGAAAAAATTTTTTAATCGCCGCCGCCAGGAAGTCAAGGAAGAAAAGTGGACGGTGTATGAGCGTGAAACCAATTATAAGCACTTCGAAGGTAGCCCCTCCGAGTGCATCCGGTATATTGGGCGCGACTATTTTAATGAGTGCTATCTTGTCAATGCCAATGGTCAGATCGTAGAGGATTTCTAAAAATAAAGCCCGCCTTTTGAGCGGGCTTTGTTTTTTCTTTGTAGCACCTGTTAGCGATCACTAACCGCCGACCTCGCGAGGCATCGTGCCGAGCGAAATTTGTATAAAAATTCAGTATAATTGTATATTTATTCGAAAGCCTAGAAACACAAATAACCTAAACAGTCCCAAAAATTGGACAGTAAAAGCGCTATAATTTAATCAGAAACAGGGAAGGAAAACCCAATAAACCGGAAGGGAATTAAAATCATGACTCTTTACACCTACTCTCTCACTGCTTATACTGCCCGCGGCAACTTCTATAAAGCTGGCTACGGCTCAGAATCTGATTTCTTCAAAGCGGCGGTTGCTATTGACCGCGAGGGCGGCGAACTTCTTTCCGCTGTTCGGGAAGTCTGGGAAGAAAGTGGCGGCATTGCCAAACTCCTGCGGATTGAATCCTATAGCATGGGCTTTCCGGTGGTCGAATAGACCACCGGAAAGAACCTAAAAACAATTCAGTCCCAATAATGGGACAGTAAAAACGCTATAATCTAATCAGAAACAGGGAAGGAAAACCCATTAAACCGGAAAGGAATTAAAAAATGAAAAAATACACTGGAACTTACGCTTTGTACAATGCTGAAACTGGTGAATGTCATGGTGATGATTATGTTTCCGTGGAAGAAGCTGTTAGCTGTGCCGCCGGTCTTAGAGGGCCATTCTTCTATTTGACTACTTGTTTTGAAGATGGCAGAAACACTGTTTTAACAGTAGAAGAATTTAACAAAGCTCTTGAAGAATATTGGGAAAAAGAAGAAGATTAAAAAATCTTCTTCTTTTTTTCAAAAAACACTTGACAAATAAACCCTTGCTTTTTAATTCTCGTGAATGAATGTGAATTCCGAACTTCCGCTAAGCCCGCCGCAGGCGAAATTTGTATAAAAATACAGTATATACAAATAAAAAATCAAAAACCTAAAAAATGAAATGCTCTAAAAAGTCCCAATAATTGGACACTAAAAACGCTATAATCTAATCAGAAACAGGGAAGGAAAACCCATTAAACCGGAAAGGAATTAAAGTTATGTATACTATGTATGACTGGGAAGTTGTTGCCGATGCTATGGAAGAAGTCGCAGAATGGGAAAATATGAAAAGCGATTTTCCCACCGAGGAAGAAATGAAAGAAATCATCACGGAATGGAAAGCGCAAGAAACAAATATTCCGATTATGGAATTTAAATTCCCTACAGATGAAGAAATGGAAGAAATGGCAAGATACTATGGGGAAGCTTAATCCCCATAGTATCACATAAATCAATTAAAGAAAGGATAAAGGAATTATGTATAACTTTAACACTGAAATTTTAAGAGAAGCCCAAGCTGAACAAATTATGTTGCGCTTTAGTGAATCAGAGATTGATGAACTGTTTAAGCTAGAGATGACCCAATCAACCAAAAGAAAGACGAATAATGCTAGACATAAATTAAAAAAGTTACTCCTGAGCCGGCACCTGACCCTGACCGAGTGGGAAAGCTACAAGGCGGTCGTAAAATGACCGCCGGGTCGCCAGGGGGCGTGGCGACCCGATCTCACGATATATAAGGCTCTAGCTATATTGGCAATCGGTCGCACTTATGCCGGCCTTATGGCACATTTTCCCGAAATCTTTTGGAAAAATTTTCAAAATTTTTCTTGACAAATTGGAAAAATTATGGTATAATAATTATAGAAAAAAGAAAGGAATCAATAACTATGAAAAAGATTTTCTACACAGCACTTCCTTATATTCTCTTTGCGTTGGTCGCCGTATTGGTATTTGGCTTCTTCTTTGGGGCTGCCTATGGTCTTTGTATCTTGGTGTGTCTTGCCACGGGGAAAAGCCTTACTTTGGGGCTCCTTGTGTTTGCTCTTTGTGTAGGCACTTTTGCCGCAACAGTTTTTATCATGGAAGAAGGCTAAAACCTTCTTCCATTTTTCCTAAAAATAATTAAAAAAAACTCTTGACAAGTAATAAAAAGTATGCTATAATGTCAATGTAAGCAAGAGAGATAAACAACAACACATGGGGCAGAGCACTGGTGTGTGGCTGAGAAGTGGTACCACTCAGAGGGGTTGGTTCAAATCCAACTTGCCCCGCCATAAAAAAATAAAAATAATTTAAAAAACTCTCTTGACAAGCGGCAAAAGGTATGATATAATATCAATGTAATCAAGAGAAAAAGAAAGGAATTGATACTATGAAAATCAGAAGAAACATGAGCACCCACGCTAGCATTGACAGGTATGATAGACTTGAATATATCATTGATACTATTGGGCTGGGTGAGCCGTGCATGAGCGCTCCAAGTCTTAACGCTCCCTCAAGAATGGAAATAGTAACTACTACTGGCGTAGTAATTGTTCAGTCAACAGAAGATAATACAGTTATCACAGCCTTTATTGGTTCTATTGATAAAATCACAGCCCTCTACAAGAGCACAGGAAATAAGATCCCCAGAGCACTTTACCACAAGATAATTTCTAACGTGGGCTATCTTAAAAACCAGCCCTAGACAAAAGAAATAGAAGTAAATAAAAATTGGTGTCAAGTGTAAAAAAAAATGAAAAAAACACTTGACACCAACTGAAAAGTATGATATAATACCAATAGAAAGAGAGACAAAAGGAGGATACAAAAATGAAGATTTGGCTGGACATGGATGGAACTATCGCGGACTTGTATTCTGTAAAAGATTGGCTTCCTAAACTGCGGAATTTCAATCCCGAGCCCTACCGCAGCGCAAAGCCACTGGTCCTCATGGCGACTTTGGCAAGGCTTTTGAATAACAGACAGCGCAAGGGATATAAAATCTGTATCGTGAGCGCACTGTCCAAAGGAAGCAATGCGGAATATGACAAAGCTGTTATTGAAGCAAAGCGTGAATGGTTGACTGAACACTTACCCAGCGTTCACTTTGATGAAATGCGGTTCGTCCCTTATGCGTTCGTAAAAAACAATGTTAATGGCGGAAATGATATTCTCTTTGATGATGAACAAAGGCACTTGACCGCGTGGACAGGAAAAGCTTTTCCCGCAAGCGAACTTTTAAGAACACTGAAAACCCTTGTTTAAAGCACAAGGGTTTTCATTTTCATTTCATTTTCATTTCATTTTCTTTTTATTTTCATTTCACCTTGCTTTGCTTTTCGTTTCATTTTATTTTTCATTTTTGAAATGAAAATTGGAACGAGCGTAGACCCCGGTTTTTGTATAAATATACTGTATACTTGTATAAAAATTATTTTATATTTTTTCAAAAAAATACTTGACTTTCCCGCAACTATGTGCTATACTATAATCACAGAGAGGGAGACACCCCCCGAAATTGAAAGGAGACAATACTATGTATTATTCTTACGTTATTCAGAAAAAGGCTACTGGCGAAATTGACCGGATTTATGGCTATTCTTATGCTGATGCTATGGTTCTGAATCGCTTCAACCCCGATGAGTATTATCTGATTTCTGTTCATGAAGAATATAATGATGAATTTCCAGAAGGTTGGGAACTTTAAAAAAACTCTTGACATTCCCGCAACTATGTGCTATAATAACATCAGAAAGAGGGAAGGAAAACCCACCAAACCGGGAAGGAATTAAAAAAATGGAAAAAATGGAGAACATTCTTTTTACTATCATCACCAGCGTCATTTTCCTCGGTGTTGTTGCTCTTGGTATTGTCTGTTGCGTGAATGATGAGACAAGCCTTCTGATCGAAAAGGTTCTCAGCATAATCATTATTTCTGTGCTTAGCGTTGGTTTTGACCTTACGCTGAATCTGTATTGGTGGGGCTTGATTTAATAGCCCCACAAAAAAAATAAAAAAAACACTTGACAAACCGGACAAAACATGTTATAATACAGACAGAAAGAAAAACAAAGGAGATAAAAAATGAATAAGAATGAAACTGCCTTGGAAATGTGTCTGCGAATGTTTAGAGAAAGAGCCGCTTATTGGGATGAACACATTATAAGCGGACATCAAGACATTGCCCAAACCTATGGGACTACCGCCGACCTGCTGAAACATGCTATGCAAAACGATATTGAATACCTGCGACGATTCGATTATTACCATGAGGACAAGGAGGAAAAATAAATGATTATCCGCCGAGAATGGACTAAGTACAAGAGGCTTGGTCTGACTGTGTATCATTATAAGGGCTGGTTCCTCTTTGGGATTATCCCACTCTATGTTATTAGATACACACGGAAGAAATAAGCGGAGGGTAACTCCGCTTTTAACCCGACCGCAATTTTTTCAAAAAAACTCTTGACAATCCTAAAACTATGTGCTATAATAACATCAGAAAGAGGGAAGGAGATAATAAAAATGAAAACTTACGAAGAAATTAAGGAACACGCTATTCAGAGACTCTGGGCGGCGCTAGAAGAATGTGAAACGCTGGGTATCTATTTAGTTGATACTCGTGATGGCAGAGAAGAAAATTTAATGAACCTCACTTATAAGGAAGATTGAAAAATCTTCCTTTTTTTTTAAAAAAACTCTTGACAACTGACCAAAAGTGTGCTATAATAAAGATACAAAAGGAAAGGAGATAAAAAATGGAATACCCTTCTCATTACATTTACGTTCTTCCTAGCGATACCCCTGTTGCGGAATTTGACGCAACTGTTGTCAATCTTGATGTAATTATCACCTGCGCGCTCCACATTGGCGACCAGTTCCAGCACAAAGTTACTTTCGCCACCGATGTGACAGTAGTTGATGCGACTACTGGTGAAGTGGTCTGGAACTATCGGGACAATGTCGCCGATGGTTGGCACACCAACGAAGAGAATGATGAATGTGATGGCATTTGTGATCTCTGTCCCTATGGTGATGAGTGCCCCGACTCCCACCTCTCTGAGCCCTCGTTCAATGAGGATATGGGCTTTGACCCCTATCTGGGGTGCTATACCGATGACTGCTGAGGCGGTCATCGGTTTTTTGAGCCGCGCGTTATCAAGCGAAACGCGCGGCATTTTCGGTGGAACCTCTGTCTGCAAATTTCCGCGTTGAAAGCTAGCGCCAAAAATTTTTTTAATTTTCTCCCATAAACCTCTTGACAAATCGCAAAAAATGTGGTATACTATAATCACAAAAGGAAAGGAGCTAAACACTATGAGACGCACAACCTGGTGGTTCGCAATAGAGGATGAGGACAGCGAGCTGGACGGAGAGGAATTCTTCGTTGAAGTATACGAGGCTATGGACCGCGCAAAAGCAGAAGCCCTGCGCATCGCAAAGGAAAATTTCCCCGATGTCAATCTTGAATGCTATGGTCGGGTAAGCTACGCAACCGCTGAAATGATGGGGCTGGACACTTATTAAAAAGTGTCCAGCTACCAAAAAAGTTCTTGACAAACCAAAAGAAATATGCTATAATAAAGCTACCAACAGAAAGGAGAATAAAACAATGTGGCCTAGCGATTTTACGAAAGTTCTTGACACCTTTACAGTTTTAACTAAAGATATGGAGCTTATCAATAGCATTAGCGTCAATTTACTGGGAGACCGTTTTTTGATTTATCCCTGTGGTGGTGATGGCTATTATTATGTCTACCATAGGGGAAGTAAAGAGCTGTACAAACAGTGGCCTGACTCTTGGCGGAATGAAGCACACGAGCCTGAATTGATTGGGAAGCTTTAAGCTTCCCAATCATAAAAATAAAAAAAATAAAAAAACTTCTTGACTTTTTGGAAAAATTATGGTATAATAATTATAGAAAATGAAAGGAGATAAAAAAATGAGAGATAGAAAAATGAGAAATCCTGGTAGAATTGTGTCTGTTAGTTCTGTTATACAGCGTGTATGGCGTGAGGATTTCCCCGACCTGCGCTTCATGCAGCTTATGTCCAACTTCGCACTGTGGTATGGAGCAGACCCCTTTTACTTGGAAGATGACGTTTTTGTGGCAAAATTTCTTGACTTTGCCGCGGCGATGAAAGGGGAAAGAAGTTAATGAAAACTTATTATGTAGACTTTGATAGCTGGCTTAAAATTAAAGCCAATAGTGAAGAAGAAGCAGAAGCAGAATTTAGTCATCTGTATTATCAGTGGGAAAAAATCTGTGAGGCCGCAGGAGCAAGACCCTATTTTTGTGCTATGAATATCGAACCCGCAAAAAATAATTAAAAAACTTTTTGAAAACCCCTTGACAAGTCGCAAAAGATGGTGTATAATTAAGATACAAAATAAAACAAAGGAGACAACAACAATGAATACTTACAACGAGCGTATCGCCGCCATGTCTGACAAGCTGGACTTTTATGGTATCCCTAATGAAGTTAATGATTGCTGGGGTGGGGCACAAATCCGTTTCCCTTGGACAATCGGAGATGTCGCCTGCCACGAATATACTAGCGGTTCTGAAAATGGATATGTAGAAACTTATCAGTTCCCTTGGGATGAAGAGGATGTCTCTGCTCTCACTCCTGAGGAAACAGTTGACAGGATTATCCAGCTCTATATTAAGAGAATGAAAGAACTTTTCATTTCACCCATGAGGGCTTTCTTGAATGATGATGATTTGGAGTGATTTTTCACTCCAAATCTTCCAGAAAATTCGTTTCATTTTTTGAAATTTCTACTTGACTTTTTGAAAAAAATTTGCTATAATATATATAGAAGGTAAGAGAAATGCGCCCGTAGCTCAGATGGTAGAGCAACAGACTTTTAATCTGTGGGTCGGGAGTTCGAATCTCCCCGGACGCACCACACGTTTCCTTTGTTGTTCTCCTTCCTTTTGGCCCCGGGGCAGTTTGGTCTACCTTTCTACCAAGCTGCCCCATTTTTTAAACCACCTTTTCCTTTGACCCTCGCGCCTACGGACCAGGCGCGAGGAAATTCTACACCAATAGACTATTAGTAAATTTTTATACAAAAAATTGAATAAAAATTCTTTGAAATTTTTTCCTAAAAACACTTGACAAAGACCTTAATCTATGCTATACTATAATCACAAAAAGAAAGGAACTAATATCATGTATACTCTTTTTAACTACACAAAAATCCGTTATGATGATTATGAAATGCCGCTTGTAAAATTGGCTGAGCTGTATTGCGAAGCTAAACCCTTTTGGTGGAATTGGTTTTTCGGCTGGCGTGGCACTTTTTCTAAAGAGAATGGCCACTTCTGCTATTATATTTTACCAAGAAAAATCGCGGCAAAAATTTATACCTACGCTGAAAAATATCTTGACTTTTTGTATGAATGATGCTATAATAAAGCTACCAAATGAGAGAGGTAATAAGAAATGAATAAAGAATACCTAAAGAAAAGCGGACAAGAGCTTCAAGATTACCTAGCCTTTAGGCGCAGAGGTTCTACTGTTCGCGCAAAAAAGGGTAAAGGTTCTTTTAAGCGTCATGAAAAACATAGAAAAAAAGAAATAGAAAACCCTTGACAAGAACGAAAAAATGTGATATAATGTAATCACAAAAAACAAAGAAAGGAATCAATATCATGCCTACTGTTAATTTTATTGTTGCCGTCTATGACCTCACCGATGGACGTGAGGTTGCGCGTAAAGAGTTTGAGCACTTCATTGATGCCGCAAAAGCGCGCCGTAAAGCAATTTACTGGTGGGAAGAGCCTGTTGATGAGAACGACCCTTGCCCCTTTGGCGTTCTTCTGTTCACTAGTTCTGGCAATATCGTTTATGGTTTTGGTGAGGATTAAAAAATCCTCACCAAAATTAAAAAAATGCTTGACAAAGGTGGAAAAGTGTGCTATAATACACCCAGAAAGAAACGAAAGGAGAATAACAAAAATGATTGCTATTTTGGAATGGGTTGACGGCTTCGGGGAAGACACTGATGTTAGCTATATTTATCCCTCTCTTGAAGAAGCAATGAAGCATCATTCATATTTTAAATATCAGGAATTTGAATTCGGAGAAAGACTTTATTTTGACTTTTATGAAGCCAAAGAATTTGATGCCAAAACCTTTAAAAAGAAAAGAAAAAATAAGTATAAGGAAATGATGGGAGGATAAAATTTCCTCCCTTTTTTCAAAAAAACTCTTGACAAATAATACTTTGTGTGATATAATGTAGATACAAAAAAGAAAGGAGCTACTAAAATGCTTAATCAAAAGTATATTGAACAGATGCGAGAGGGTTTATACCTGATGCGAGAGGCTTGTGAAAATATTCCTTTTTCTGAATGTGTCAACTGTCCTTTTTATCCTAATTGTGGACAAGATGTAGAAAGCGCGCCTGCGTATTGGGAAGAAAATGAAAATTCTACTTGACAGAGGCAAAAAATGTGCTATAATACAGATACAAAAGCAAAGGAGATAAAAAAATGACTGTTTATGTCGTAGTAGAAACTTGGGAAAGCGGAGCAACTCAAATCTTAGGTGTTTATTCTTCCTATGAAAAAGCAGAAAAAGCCAAAATGGATGATTTTTCTGTTTGGAGAAATGGAACAAGAGAAATTTTCAAAAGAACTCTTGACAAATGATTAAAAGTATGATATAATGTAGATACAAAAGAAAGGAGATAATAAAAATGCTTTGGGAAACAAGAGTTACCATCTATCAAAATGTGGAAGCTGAAACCTATGAAGAAGCCTGCGCCATTGCCGAAGAACTTTTCAAAGCCGATACTCACCATGAAGATTTTGAGGTTGACGCTTACCCCGATGTTTTTGGTTCACTAATTGACGAGGCAAAATGTTTTGAACCCGGACGCTATGCCGAAGATATGATGGCGCTGAACCCCTAAGGGGTTCGCGCCTAAACAAAAAATTTTTCAAAAAACGCTTGACAAAATGATTTTGATGTGTTATAATGTAGATACAAAAACAAAGGAGATAAAAAAAATGGATTTTGAAAAAATGGCTTCTGCCATGGCTGATGAAGAAATTGTGGCCACTATCAACATTTTTTATGAAGAACAGCAACGACGCAGAAGAATTAAGCGTCAAAAACTCATTGACAACTTCCGTCATGCATTTTCTGAGCTGCGAGATGCGGGTATCGTTCCTAAATACTATGAAAACCCTGAGTATTCGGAGGTTTATGTCGAAGATTGGGACAACTTTGAATTTGATTAAGGGGGTGAGTGCGCTCACTCCCTTTAGTTTTCATCGGCCCGCCATGGGACATGGCGGGCGAAATTTTCATTATACCACATCATTCAGAATTTGTCAATAGGCAATTTACACAAATTTTCAGTCTCTAAAAATCCCGGAATTGTGTATGTTGCACAATTCCCAACTTTTCCGCACAAAACGATGAATAAATATACAACCGAATGAATATTTATAAATTCGAAAAAAGTGCTTGACATTCTCGGCCAAGTATGATATAATAGCCTTGCGCTGATGGGGAAATGAAGATACACCCCACCGCAGAAAGGAATTAAAAATGACCATTGACCGCAGAAAAAAGTATATTGCCGTCCTTGACACCGAGACGGCAAATGGACTTGAAGATAGCCTAGTATATGACTTGGGATGGGCTATTGTAGACAAAAGAGGAAATGTGTATTGTTCACGTTCCTATCTTATCTCTGATATTTTTTGTAAGGAACACGACCTAATGCAGACCGCCTATTATGCGGAAAAAATTCCTCAGTATTTGGAAGATATAGAAAGCGGAAAGCGGAAAATCATTTCTTTCAAGTATGCGAGACAAATTTTCATCCGTGATTGTAAGCGTTTCAATTGTAATACTGTTTGCGCTCATAACGCAAGATTTGATTTGAACGCTTTGAATACCACTCAACGCTTTTTGACTGGGAGCAAATACAGATACTTTTTCCCTTATGGGTTTGAGATTTGGGACACAATGAGAATGGCGCAAGATGTTATGTGTAAAATGCCGACATACAAGCATTTTTGCGCAGAGCATGACTATTTACTGAAAAATGGCAATCCTCGCAAGACCGCAGAAATCCTTTACAGATACATTACTAAAAACCCCGATTTTGTAGAAAATCACACAGGGCTTGAAGATGTGCTAATTGAAAAGGAAATTCTCGCCTATTGTATCAAACAGAAAAAGCCGATGCGCAAAGGCGTTTTTCAGAAAGAGTTTTCAAGTGTAAAAGTGCCTGAGCCAGAAGAAGAGCGAATTAAGCGATACATTATTGAATTATGGGGAGCATAACTCCCCATAATTCCTCAAAAAAAATAAAAAAAGTTCTTGACAAATGCGGAAAAATTTGCTATAATAAAGACACTCCAAAGGGAAACCCCGAAAAACCAAAAAAGTTTGAAAAAAGTGAAAAAAACACTTGACAAGCTGATTTGGATATGATATAATAAGGGTGTCCCAAGGGGATAAAACAAAAAATAAAAAAATGGGTTGCGACCTACCGCAAGAAAGGATTTGATACCATGACTAATTCCACCAAGAAGATGACCTACGTTGACGCTCTGAATGCCGCCATTGCTGTGACCTCCGATGAGGTTCAGGAGAAGCTGATTCAGCTTCGTGACCAGACCATCAAGCGCAACACTGCCGAGCGCAAGCCCACCAAGAAGCAGGTAGAACAGAAGGCGCAGGACGCCGAAATCCGCTCCGCTATCCTTTCCGAGATGGAGCCCGGTACCCTGTATTCGTCTGATGAAATCGCAAAGAATCTGCCGACTGTGGTTTCTCTTGGTCTGTCTGCGCCCAAGGTTTCCTACCTTATGCGGGGACTGGTTGCCGAGGGCAAGGTGAGCAAGACCACCGATAAGCGCAAGGTTTATTACTCCCTTGCGTAATTCCCCAAGGGGCGGGGAGCAATCCCCGCCCTACTCAAAAAAGGAGTGATTAACCCATGACCGCACAGGTTAAAAAGCTCATGGATACGCTGAACATTAGCGAAGCGGAAGCCCTAGAAATCATTGAGGAAGACAAAGAAATCGACCGAGGCGCAAAACTTTATGAGTTGCCCGAAGACCGCAAAGCTGGCGCAAAAAAGGCGAGACGCGCAGAGCGCAAGCAGGCTACACCGGTAAAGCGTGAGCGAAAAGTTGATAAAACGAAAAAGCGCATTTTGAACCTTTGTAGGATACCGCTTGAGGGTGCCGGGGCAGAAGTCTTGGAAATGAAAACTGAAACGGAAATCCTATTCGCGTTTGATGGCGCGACCTATACGCTGAAACTCACCAAACACCGCCCCGCAAAATCCGAATAGTCAACGAATGAATATTCACTCTGGTGAATATTCATTCATTTTGTATGCGTTGAATATTTATACATAAAAATGTATAAATATTCATCGACCGGCCGCTTACACGCGGGGCGGCCGGAAATTCCATTATACCACACCCTCAGCTTTTTGTCAATAGGCAAAATCAACAAATTTTCAATTATTTTTTCTCCCGGAATTGTGCGTTTTGATGAACGTATGAATATTCATTAAAATGTATAAAAATACTTCTTGACTTTTGGATGTAAATGTGCTATACTATCAATGTCAAGGGGCAAGAGATAAAAGTCCCAAAGGGCTCTCTTGGTTTTGGATACTCGGTAACGAAAAAACTTTTTCAAAAATTTTTTGAAAAACCCCTTGACAAATAGCACACAATGTGCTATAATGTCAATGTCAAGGGGAGATACCTCTGAGCCACTTCTTTGGTGTGGGGCGGCGGTTGGAAGTCGCAATAGACCTAAAGCGGTTATAAGATTGAGATAGATGACTCTCATAGGAACGCACGAGGATGAAAAAAATTTTCTAGAGATTTTTTTCAGAAACCCCTTGACGAACAGCACAAAATGTGCTATAATAGCAATGTCAAGAGGGCGCGGCAAATTCCTTCCGATGGTCGCGCCTCGGTAAAATAAGAAGATAGGCGACAGGACTTCTCGCGTATTGCTAAAAAATTTCAAAGAAATTTGAAATTCCCTCTTGACAAACTTCAAAAAGTATGTTATAATAAGAGCGTAATCAAGGGAAGGAAAACCCAATAAACCAGAAAGGAATTGATACTATGACTACTGCTACTAAGAAGATGACCTATGTGGACGCTCTGAATGTTGCCATTGACCGCACTGAGGGCGAAGTCCAGGAGAAGCTTGTCCAGCTTCGTGATGTGACCATTAGACGTAATTCTGCGGAGCGTAAGCCTACCAAGGCCCAGACCGCAAAGAGAGAAACAGACGCTGGCCTTCGTGCGGATATTCTCTCTGCTATGGAGCCGGAGACTCTTTACTCCTCCGACACAATCGCAAAGGTTCTCATTCCCGATGCTGGGCTGACTGGCCCGAAGGTGACTTTCCTTATGAGGGACCTTGTCGCTGATAATAAGGTGGCTAGGGTTGTGAGCAAGAATCATATCTTCTATCAGATTGTGGTGGAGGCGTAAGCCTCCCCACAAAAAATCTGAAAAACCTCTTGACAAATGGCGGAAAAGGTGCTATAATAAAACCAACGAAAGGGGGAAACACCTATGACCGCAAATCAAAAGGAAAGACGGATTGCGGAATTGATGAAATCACTTGATTGCTCTAGGGAAGAAGCAATTGATATTATCCAAGAGGATGAAGCAATTGACTCCGGCAAGCGTGTTTACTTTGACTTCTCACCCGAAGAAGAAAAGCGAGCTAAAAAATATGCTAACGTAGATACGCATAAGCGCAAAAGTGATGTTCACCGAGAGCGCAAGCCCAACGAACTGAAAGAAGCAATTGTCGCAGAAATCGCAACTTTGATGGCCGAAAAAGCGACATTCCAACCCGAAAACGTAGAAATCACTAACAAAAACCGCATGATTGCTTTTGCTGTTGGTGAAAAGCGTTTTGAGCTAACACTTGTGGAAAAGCGTCCCCCGAAGAAATAGCGGGGGACGCACCAAAAGGAGAAAAAATGACTGATAGTAAAAAGGAAAGAGTCTTAAAGGCTCTGTATCTTCGTTTTGTTGAAGAAAAAAGTTACGCGGAAATCGCGGAAGAAATCGGCGTAAAGGCTTCCACTATTGCCGACTATTGCGGCTATAAGTATCTCATGAATGAAGCCAAGACCGCATACGCGGAAACGCCTCCCAAGACCAACCGCAGAAGAACAAGCAAATTTGATGATTTTCTCATTAATTGGGGAAATGTGGTTATCAAATATGAGAAAACCGCACAAGGCAAGGATAGCAAGAAAAAGAGTCAGAAGTGCTATTTCTTCAAGTTTTATAATGACGCAAATAAACCGCTTTTCACAAAGATTGGAACAACTGTTAATTCTTGCCTAGACCGCTTAAAGCAAGAAATCGCAAGCTATCAGAAAACCGGTTTTCCAATTGTCAAGGTTAAGATTTGCGGAATTGTGGATTGCGGAGACCTGCCTGCCGAGGGCCTAGAGAGTTATTTACGGGCCTGCTTTATTAGAGACTATCCCGAAGTCTTTCACAAGAATGACCGATTTTTTGACATGGATATTCCGACTGAATATTTTTTCACTTGCGCTGAATATTATTTCAACACTCCCTCTCCCTATGCGGAAATCACCTTGTAGAGATACAGGGTGATTTTTCGTCATTTTACACAAAAGCTGGGCCGGTCGCTTACAACGCAAGCGACCGGAATTTTATGTAAACCAATAAATTATGTATTTTTATCCGCAAAAGTGAATAAAAATTCTTTCAAAAATTTTTCCCAAAACACTTGACATTTTCATCCCCATATGCTATAATACAATTGTTCCGAGGGAAGGGCGCCATGAACTTGGGACTGTGGAGGTTGAACCCATCTGCTCCTGCGAGTATCAAAAAAGCAGATTGGATGACATTTTATGGATAATGTTGCCCCCAAACCATTTTTCAAACACTGAAAAAGCGGATAAAGCAGGTAAAGTTTTATTACTTTTAGATTTAAGAAAGTAGCCCGCACGCCTTTTGAGTATTTCCCTGGCGGGGCAAGAATGGGAAGGATACTCCCCCCAACAGAAAAAGGTGAGCCAAGGGCAACAGATACACTTTATTAGGTCGTAGTGAGCGCCACGGCAAGAGACTTTTTTGAGGGGGTTACTTAAAAAAATACTTGACAAATAGTTCAAGATATGATATAATACAATCACAGAGAGGGAGAAACTCTCCAAAAGAAAGGAGAAAAAAATGACTATTTACTTTGACATGGACGGCACAATCGCTGATCTCTATGGTGTAGAAAACTGGCTCCCGAAATTGCGGAACAGTGACCCCAGCCCCTATATTGACGCAAAGCCTTTGCTTCACTTCGCCACCTTGGCCCGCCTACTTAATGCGGCCCAGCGCTCCGGAATTAACATTGGTATTATCTCTTGGACTAGCAAGGGCGGAAGCGCTACTTACAATCAAGATGTAATGGAAGCTAAAAGAAAATGGTTGCGGAAACATCTCCCTAGCGTTAGGTTCAATGAAATCCATATTGTTCCCTATGGCTATCCTAAAGAATTATTCGCATCTGACGAAGACATTCTCTTTGACGATTGCGAGGCCGTCCGCAAAGATTGGACTGGCACAGCGTATACTCCTGAAAAAATTTTTGAGATTTTGCGGAAAAGGGCTTGACAAAAGCCCTTCCGCGTGGTATAATTAAGATACCAAATGAAAGGAGACAATAAAAATGAGGACCAAATTTCATCGGTTAACCATTTGGATGGTAACGTATCCAGATGTATTTTATCCACCTTATTGTCAAGACCTAGAAGTCAAAGAAGAATATGAAAGTTTAACAGAAGAAGAAATCAATTATATTCGTGCGCAAATGAAAGGAGATAATAAAAATGAAGTTTGTTCTCAATAAGTGCTTTGGTGGTTTTGAGGTATCTGAGGTTGCGGCAGAAAAGCTTGGTCTGGCGGATTACTGGGACGCCGATGAGCTTGCCCGCTATAATCCTAATCTCGTAAAAGTTGTTGAAACTCTTGGGAAAGACGCAAATGGTGATTACGCGGAATTACATGTGGTAGAAATCCCGGACAATACTACCGACTGGGAAATCCACGACTATGATGGAATAGAGTCTATCATCTATGTAGTAGATGGTAAAATCTATCATGCTTAATGAGGGGCTAGCGCCCCTCATTTGATTTTTATAAAAATTTTTTGTATAATATATATAGAAAATAAATAAAGTTGAGGTGAATTTATAAATGCCTAGTGAATTGGTGAAAGCTTTGCTTCAATTGTTAGCTACTTGTTTGAATGCTGAAGATTGCGGCAAATGCGTATTGCGTGATTTTTGCGGCAAATTACCCACTGATTGGTGCTAACCGCAAGCGCCGGGACTGCTCGTGTAGTCTCGAATTTCCGCAGACTAAGGCCACTAGCATTTATTGACCAAAATATAAATTTATCTAAATTTAGCTCAATTTCCCAAAATTTTTTGGCCGGCGCGCTTTCTATCGTAGCGCGCCGTTTTTGGACTGAGAAGCCACCTCTGATTTGTAATTGTCTATATTCTCATTTAGGGGCCGGTCTACATAATCCCGAATTATGTCAACTCATCGGGCCGCAGACGCAGGCGAAGGCCCGAAATCCCGCGCACGCAACCTCTTACCATATGGCCGCACAAAATGTTGAAAGTGAGAACGCATATGCGTTTTCCCGAAATTACAAGTTGAGCTTACACCCGATTGGGCCAATCGCATGTTCGCATATGGCCGCATTATCACCTGAAAGTTCCGATTGTTTGGCCCATTTCACGCAATTTTTTATGCTAAATATTCATATATTTATGTAAAAGCTGTTCCCCCATATATTATAACATAAAAAATTAAATAAATCAAATAAAAAATTGAAAATAATTCATCCAATAGCTGAAAAAGTTGATTTTTATAAAAATTTTTGATAAAATATATATAGAAAATAAGAAAAGAAGGTAAAAAATATGGATTTTTATTCTGAATTGTTGGCTCAGTTGCGCAAAGGTGTTAAGGCGGAGGACTTGGCAGCCCAGATGTCAAAAGACCTTGAACGCGCTGAAAAGGAGCACAATGAAGCTATGGCGGCCAAACGTGCTGCCCAGGAGAAAGAAGAAAAGAAGAATGCCGCACGGAAGAAGTTCGCGGAAAAGTATAGCGAAGCGTTGCGGGAATACTGTGATGCGATCGGAATGGATTCTTTTGTTTTCGTCAAGAATGATTTTAATGAAGGCGTTGCAGAATCTCTTGACCTAGTTGAGGCAATGGGTAGTCTTTTCTCTGCTCAAGAACAGGACCAGACCTATAAATGCTCTTGTAAGAGGGCAAAGAGTGATGATGAGGTATTGGCGGATTTCCTTAAAACCATTAGCAAATTTATTTGAAATTCGGCATTTTGAGCCTCAAAAATTTGTAGCTTGACAAAGTTTATAAAAGATTAGAAAAAATGGGCGTAGAACTCTTCCTAGCTGTGGTTATGGATGGTTTGAGAAGTGGGGCTCTGACTTGGGCCTCACTTTTTTAAAACCGATTGGAAAAGTTCTTGAAAAAGTGTTCGGTAACGATTACGAGGTAAGCGATTGGGGCAATCGGATGGGCGGGGCACCCCACTCTCACAATTTTATAATTTTATGATTTTACAACTTTAATATTTTACAAAAATTTAGTGAATAATTTCACAAATAATTTTACAATTTTACTAAATTTTCAATAAATTTTACTAAAATCTACTAAATTTTATTAAGTTTTTACTAAATATTTTAATAAATTTTACAACTAATTTTAATAAAATCCATAAATTTAGTAAAATGTTTATTATTTTACTAAATAATTCACTAAACATTTTTACTTAATATTTTACTAAATAGTTTTACCTAGTAATAAATTACCATACAAATTATTATTTACTAAATAATACTTAACTTTTACTCCCTACTCCTTTCTTTCATATTAGTAATCTTTTATATTTCTTTAAATTATTCTTATAATTAAAATATTTTAATATTTTAATTTCCCTACTACAAAAGATATTAAAATATTTTAATAATTATAACTTTTTATTTTTTTATACCATATATATATTTATATAATCTCATTCATTTATTCATATTCTTATTTAAATATATATAAAAACTTTTTCATATATTTCATTTTCCATATATATTTTACCAAAAAAATTTATATTTTCAACTAAAACAGCTGCTTAGCTGTTTATTTTTTTATCTCAATTTTTGAAATCTTTCTTTTCATTTCATTTTTCAATTCGTTCCTTGAACACTTTTTCATTTCATTTTTTCAAACCATTCTACCCCCTATTTTCATTTCATTATTCCTCCCCCTAGTTTCAGCACAGTAAGGGTGGGCTTTTTAGCCCACCCTAGATTTTTTACTTTTCTATTGAGGAACCGAAGGTTCCGAAATAAGAAAAGTAAAAAATCTCTATACTTAGATAATCTATCCATTTTTACCACTTTAAATGTTTTTACATCCATTTTTGTGATACTCAAAACTGAATTCACGCAGCTTCTTCTTCTAAGAAACTCCATCAAAATATCCCACATAATCTATTAAGCCACTATTCTACAACAAATCCAAAGCATTTTTTACAACTCTATAACCCGCACTATGATTTTTAACCGCAATTCCAATATGCTCCCCTATTTCTTCTAAAGTAAAAACATAATCTCTATCTTCTTTTTCAACCATTTTATATCGCTATCCTAAATAAATATATATCTTTATAACATGCTCTTTACAATTATCATTTAAATACTACAAAGTTTCTAAAGGTATTAAAAAATAAATATCTTCTTTTTCAGGCAAATCATAACACTTATCTCCCTCAACAATATATCCCTACTCTAATAAATAATTTATATGCGCTTTAAGAGTCTTTGGACTTTTTATATCTAATGCTTCCATAATAACCTTCTATGAAGGTAAATCTTTTTTCATTACATAAGTTCTAAATTTATTTTTATCCTTATCCAACACTTCATATTTACTATATCTCTACATCAAAGCATATAATTCTCCGTTTATCTTCTTATCATTTAAAAAAGTCTAATAACTTAATACAGTATCCGCAGGAAAACGTTTCTATTCCATTATACTTCCCTCCTTCTACTATATATAAAAATTACTTTTAATACTTTATCTAAAAAATACCAAAAATTTTAATATTTTTTTCCTAAATTACCATTTTAATAAGTCTCTATCAAAAATTACCACTTTAATAGTAACTATCCAATTTTACCATTTTTATCGGTAACTATCAAAAATTGCCTAAAATTTTTACCACTTTTATCAGTGACTATCACAAATTACCATTTTAATTAAAAATCTTAAAATTGATTTTTAATAAAAAATATGCTATAATATTTATAGAAAAAATAAAAAAAGGAGAAAACCAACAATGCGGTTAATAGCTAACGCAATCGGTAATATCTATTACAAATATCATCTAGATATTTACGCACCACAAATTTTATATCTTATTTATCTTATTACTCTAATGTTCTAAATCATAAACATAATCTAGCTAATAAAGCCCCTGCGCTATTACCAATAGTAATAGGAATTAAAATCCAAAAATGCGGCCAAACCCCATTCGCAAAAACGATGTAGCCCATAGTCGCTATACAGTGCGGAAATCCGCATAACACGAATATCATTACACACAAAATAATCTTAAATATATTCTTTTCGCCTGAGACAGCGAAAAATACTGCCATGCCGCAAAAGATACTTAAACCAACCAATCGCAAAAACCCCAGCGCCGCGTATTTCTCAACAACTAAAATAGCAGCAGAAGAAACAATCACAGAATCAACTGCGGCCGCAAAGAAACAAATCCCCAAGAAATTTCCAATCCAAAAAATTACCAATTCCCATACTTTTGGTCCATTATCATCGAATACTTTTCCAATAGCTCCAGTATATAGATAAAATCTAAAATAAACAATTACAATAAGACCAAAAGAGAAAAGAAAAGCACCTAAAACGCCGCCATATAGCAAATTCGCATAACAGGCTATACCAATTAATATTCCCGCCATAATACTTAAACAAAAATCTTCTAGCATCTACATAATATAGTACCATCCTTTATATTATTTCTATAAATATTATATCATAAAATTTTAACAAAATCAATTGGAGGAAGCTTATGTCTCGCTACCGTTTCTACACAGATTGGAAGGATTATTATAAAACCTCTTTTGCCGCCAGAAATAAAATTACAGTCAATCAAGAAGTAATTGATTTTATTCACAAATTTACTTCCGCTTCTGACGTATCATATTTTGATATTGAAGACCATTTTCTCAATGGCGCTTGCTATTGGTTTGCGGTCATCCTTTCCAATCGCTTTAAAGATCACCGACCAGTCATTTGGTATGATAATGTAAATAATCATTTTATTACTGAAATAGATAAAGTTCTCTACGATGTGGCTGGTCCTTATATCCCCACAGATTTTGACCATTTGGATTATGATAATTTTTATGTCTGGCATGACTATATTAACTTTGATCCAAAACACGCAGAACGCATCACAAAACAGTGTATTAATTATAAGGAGTAAATAAAAATGGAAAAATGGATTAGACTTGAACAAGATGATTACATTTATTTTATTCCGCATTTTAATATTGCGGGAGTTAGTATTAGTAAAGAAAGACCAACAGAACTAAATATTATAATGTGCGGAGATGCGGAAGCAACCACTTTTACATTCGCAGATACCCATGCCCGCAACGCTAAATTGGATGAAATTCTTGAAAGAAAAGAAGTAAATGATAGTTTAGAGGGACAATTACATTTTAACATATAAACAAAAAGACGGAAGAACAATATCTTCCGTCTTTTTTATTTTGATTTTTTTAAAAAAATATATTATAATATATATAGAAAATAAAGGAAAGGAATTAATAAATATGGTTGCCAAATCTTATCAGACTCTTGAACAAATCGGAGAACCCTTTGCCGCCAATAATAAATATTATGTAAAGGTAAAAACTGCTACTGGCACCATTAAAACCGTGCGTTGGTATAGCGAACGTGAATATTGTAAAATGTATGGAGAAAAGCCCGTAGAAAACGAAAAACATCATCCTTTGAAGGAAGTTCTTGGTTTTAGCAAGGGTTATATTACAATCTTTAAAGGTGACACTTATCCGCATAAAGATTGGTTTAAAATGTCTTCCGCAAGATATGCTCGCCACTGGGGCTGGTATTTTGTATCAGAAGAAGAATTGCCTTCTAATATTCCCGAAGGGATTGAACCTGTTAAGCTCTATTGGGAAAAAATCAGCAAAGATGATGAAACTATTCTTCCCGAAGACCAGATTAGAAAAATTGTCGATGAAATCATTTTTGATCCCTCTCCTTCTCAATACTTCGGCACCCTTGGCACTCGTTATCAGTTAGACCTTACCGTAAAAAAGGTTGTCCAAGTTGAAAGCGCTTATGGTATTTCTAATATTCACACGATGGAAGATGCGGACAAAAATGTTTTTGTATGGGCAACTACTTCTCGGACTCTTACTCCTAACGTGACTTATCACATGACTGCGGGTATTAAAGACCATAAGGAATATCAGAATACTAAGCAAACTTGGCTTACTCGTTGTCTTGGAATTTCCGTCGTGAAGTAAAAAGAATATTTAACGAATCGTAATTACGAAATAAAATCGTAAACTGGAAAGATAAATAAAAAATCTCATTTTACTCTTATAAAATGAGATTTTTTATTTGCTTTTTAATAAAATATATATTATAATATATATAGAAAAAATAAAGGAAGTATATTAATGATTTCTTTAACTGACAAAGAATATAGTATGATTGATAAGTGGCGTAATCTTCATGTAAGCAATTATGATAGTGAATGTTTTATGCCTTCTCAAGAATTGCTTAAAACTTGGTCAAATGCCAAAGAACAATATTTATATAAACTGTTGGGCAATAATACTTGTCTTATTAAGAAAAGAGTGCTTTATAATAAGACTATTTCCACTATGACGAAAGAATTTGAAAAAAATTCTAGGGCTTTGTTTTTTATTAAACATCTTCAAAATAAAATTGTTAAAGCTTTAAATCATGTTTTTTATTGGGATCTTCCTATTTATGTCCGCTCTCTTTTTAGTTATACTACCATTTTAAATAATGTAAACAAAGAACCAACTTATACTTTAACAACAAATAATAAAAATATTAAAATTTCTTATAATGAAAAAATTATCAAAATTTATCGTAAATTGCTTAATGCTTTAAATATTGATAAAAATGACCCAATTTGGGAAGAATTTGAGTATTTTAGAATTTTTGTTTCGCAAATTACAAATAATAGACAAACTAGTGGTGATTTTTGTTTATCTATTCATCCATTAGATTTCATGACAATGAGTGATAATTCTTATAATTGGAGTAGTTGTATGTCATGGAGCAATGACGGTGAATATCGTTTGGGAACCACCGAAATGCTGAACTCTCCGTGTGTCATTATGGGCTATATTAAAGGCGCAAAAGATGACTTTTACATTGATAATAATACAACATGGTCTAATAAAAAATGGCGCTGTTTGTTTGTGGTAACAAAAGAAGCCATTATATCTATTAAGGATTATCCAGAACATTATTCCGAAGTTAAAGAATTATTTGTAAACTGGATTGCGGATTTGGCTAAACAAAATCTTGGTTGGGAATATGATCCTACTATTTTTACTAGGAACAAACGCGCACCTATCGAAGACAATGAAGGAAAAAGTGCCAATATTATCGTAAATCTTATTACAAATATTATGTATAATGATTATATATTAGATGAGCATCATGTTCATCGTTTTAATCCGCAATTGTTAAAAGCTTATTATAACGAAGATGAAGAAGAGAAATATCTTGAAATTATTTATAGCGGTCCTTCACAATGTATGACTTGCGGAAAAGTTGATTTTGACTTTTATGAAGTAAATAATACTTTGGAATGTATGGAATGTAATTTAAACTTTTCTCCTATCTATTGTGAAAATTGCGGAAGAATGCTAAATTCCGAAGATGAAGATACCTTTTATATTGAAGATGAAAATTGTTATGTTTGTTCAAATTGTTATGAAACTTCTTTTTCAACCTGTTCAATTTGTTATAGCTTTTTGCGCAACACTAGCGATAATTTCTCTCAAGTATATTGTATTAGTCCAGATGAAATTATCTTGGATGAAAATGATGAATATTCTTTAAATAAAAAAGTTCATTATTTTTGTTCAACTCATGTTTGTAAATATTGTTATTCAAAAGAAAATGATATAAAAAATTTTCTTCATAAAGGTGATTGTTATCCATGGTATCCTCATAAAATAAAAGAAATTTATAAAGATAAAAATTCTTCAACTATATTTATCACTAGTGATAAAGCTGATTCTTCTTATGATACCACCTTGGCTACTTTTGAAAAGCCTGTTAAATTAATTCCTATTGAAGAATAAAGATTTGATTTTTAAAAAAATTTTTGATAAAATATATATGTAAGATAAAGAAAGAAAACATAATAAAAAATAATTAATTAAAAAAGGAGAAAAACCCATGAAGAACCCTACTAAGAAGTCTCGTTTTGAGTCTCTGCTGAAGCTGATTGTTAACGCAATTGATAACGATGTTGAAGGTTTCGATTTTGATGATCTGACCGAATTTTGTGAAGGTGAAATCCAGCAGCTGGAAAATAAGGCTGCCAAGGCTAAGGAGCGTGCTGCGGAAAAGCGTGCTGCTACTGACGAAATTAAAGAATGGGTGCGAGATGCGCTCACTGCGACTCCTCAGACCCGTGATGAGCTGCTGACTGCAATCCAGGAAGCTCATGCAGATAATGATTTCGCGCAGAATGAGCTTACTCCTAATAAGCTGACTAGTCGTCTGTCTGCGCTGATTGCGGATGGTGTTGCCGCCAAGGAGACCACCACTGTTGGCGAAACTGGCGCTAAGCACAAGGTAACTGTCTATTCTTTGGTCACTGAGGAGTAATCTAAACTTATTTGGAATAAAACCTCCCCTTTCATGGGGAGGTTTTTTGATTTTTCTAAAAAAATATGTTATAATTTTTATAAAGGAGGATGATAAAATGCGATTTAGTGTATTTTGCGGCTAGGACAGTTCTACGCTCGCGCAAGCAGATGAAATTTATTTGCGCCAAAAAGATATTGATATGCTTTTAGATTTGGTAGAGAAATTTCCAGATAAAGACTATGTAGTTGATATAGAAAATGAAATTTCTGAAACCACTTGGCAAATGTTAAAAGCTTGTAATCAAAAGATAGAAGGAACAGTATATTGTTGCTTATACGATATTTATTTATATCAAAAATGTAAACAATATGATTTGCCATTTTTTTATGCCTTTCCCGCAAATAGTTTCTTTGAATTAAAATGTTTAAAAGAATTGGATGTTTCATATGTGCGGCTAGGAATGCCAATTTTCTTCCAAATGTCTGATGTAGCTACTTTTGGTATTCCAATTCGGATTACTCCAAATAAAGCTTTTGAAGAATATATTCCTAGAAAGAACGGTGGTGTTTACGGCCAATGGGTGCGGCCAGAAGACCTCTATCTTTATGAGCCATATGGCGCCACTATATGCGAGTTCCGCACTCAAGATGTTTCAGTAGAAAATCCTTTAATCTTTGAGCGCACACTATTACATATTTATAAAGATAAAAAAGAATGGCCGGGGCGTTTAAATAACATAGTAAAAGATTTAGGCAATAATTGTTATAATTCTTTATTAGAGGAAGATATTGGAGAACATAGACTTAATTGTAAACAAATTTGTCAATTAGATAAATGCCACTATTGTCCGCAAGCGATGTCATTTGCTAATACTTTAGAAAATAAATATAAAAATAAATAAAAAGTTGATTTTATATAAAAAATATGGTATAATATTTATATAAAAGAAAGTGAGAAAGAATAATGGACTTTGATTTTAGTCTTTATAAACAAATAGTCCAAAAAACTGAAAAAGAATTAAAAGAATATTTATATGAGTATATAAAAAACAAATATGTTAAAATAGATAATAATGAATTATTTTTATATGCTAAAGGTAATATTCCTATTCTATTGATCGCTCATTTAGATACGGTATTTTCTGCACCACCTTCTCGAATCTTTTATAATAAAGAAGCAAAAATTATTTTTAGCACAGAAGGTGGAATTGGGGATGATAGAGCTGGAGTTTATGCTATCTTAAAAATTATTTCAGATAATTATAAACCGCATATTCTTTTTACATGCGGTGAAGAGATTGGCGGCCAAGGGGCAAGAGCTTTTATTAAGAAATATTCTTCGCCAATGGAAAATTTAAAATATATTATTGAACTTGACCGCCAAGGTGAAAAAGATTGTATATTCTATGATTGTGATAACAAAGATTTTACAAAATACATAGAAAATTTTGATTTTTTAACTAATTGGGGCACTTTTACTGATATAAGTATCATTTGCCCCAAGTGGAAAATAGCGGGCGTTAACTTATCTATTGGCTATTTTAATGAACATACTACACAGGAAATTTTATTATTAGATTTTTTAAATAGCACAATAACAAAAGTCAAAAATTTATTAGAAGATAATTGTAATATTTCTCGTTTTGATTATATAGAGACTGAAATGTTATTGTGTGATTGTTGCGCTCATTATACTCCTTTTTTAGAACCCGTTTATTATAAAGGTGCGAAAGTAAATTTATGTTGGGATTGTTTAAAAATAGCTAGATGGTGCCCAAGATGCGGAAAAGCCTTTTTCCCTGAACAATTAAATGATATTTTATGTGGAGAATGTAAAAATGACTATTTGGAACAAAACAGAATTAACTCAACAGGTAAAACATATTTTGGATTATAATACAAAAACTTCTTGTGAACACGTTTCAGAATTAATTGATACATGGGAAAAGAATAAAGAAGATTTTATTGAAATGTTTCATGGTAATTTAATTTATGAAACAGGAATACTTTTAACCTTTTATCTCCAAGAGAAAGACAAAGAGACAATGTATCAAAATTTTTTGGATTGGCTTGATGAGAATTATACATGGTCTAATATGAAAGACGCAGATTTAGGCGCCTTATATGATTTTATTTCATCAGCTGGCGTAAATGATTTTTTTGATAATAAAACCTCTAAAGATATTAAGGTTGTTAAATGGGCCAATAGAGATGAAAATAAAGTGGCTGAAGAAGTAATTCCTTCTCATAGTAAGTTGGTAAAAAGTTTTAAGCGTTTTATCCAAGATAAACAACTTTTACGAAAAATTCAAGATAGAGCTAGTGAGTTTATTCAGAAAGAAAAAATTGAAGGATACTTGTGTTTCTCTGTCCATCCCCTGGATTATCTTTCTCTTAGTGAAAATACCTTAAATTGGCGCTCTTGTCATGCTCTTGATGGTGATTATTGTGCGGGTAATCTACAATATATGATAGACCATAGCACAGTAATTTGTTATTTAAAAAGCGGCAAAGAAACCTATATTCCACGTTTTAATGGTATTCCTTGGAATAATAAAAAATGGCGCATGTTGCTATTTTTTAATGAAACACAAGATATGATTTTTGCCGGACGCCAATATCCTTTTGACATTACCACTAGTTTATCTGTTATTCATGATAACTTGTCATCTGATATTTTAAAATATCCAGAATGGCTTTTCCACTGGAGCGAATGGACAAATAAAAATTTGTCAAGCATAAAAGATCCTACTGCTAGTTCATTTTCAAAAGAAACAGATATTTTGTTAAACAAAAAATATTATTATGTAGGTGGCTCAGAGCCTTTGATGACTTTGGATAAATTAATTGTTGAGCCTAAAAATTCGTTATTTTATAATGATCTTTTGAATTCTCATTTTTATACTGATCCTTATTATATGATAAAAAGACCTATACATCCTAGTGATAGAGAAAGAGCGAAATTCTTTATTGGGGGCCAAGTAAGATGTCCTTGTTGCGGAAAAAATATCTTAAAGAATCCGGGAGAACTTATTTGCGCGGAATGTATTAATAAAATTGCGAATACTAGTTTAACAGATATTTTCTGTTCTGTGTGTGATCGCCGAATTGAAGATAATGAATGGTATGCCGAAGATGGATACGGTGAGCCTTTGTGCTCAGAATGCGTTAGTGATTTTACTACTGTTTGTAATAGATGCGGAAAAATTTACTTAACATCTAAAATGACTTATTTAAATAAAAATTTCTATTGCTATGATTGTATAAACGAAATCCAGGAGAAAGGAGAATAAAAATGGCTCGTGGCGCAAATGCTAAAGTAGAAGTAGCAAATATCTTAAAGCAAGCTTTTGGTGCTTCATATATTGGCGAATTTGATAAAAAGTATTACGTTTGGGCAAATGATGGAGGAGAGCAAGTTCAAATTAGTATTGCTCTCACTTGTCCCAAGAATCCTGTAGGAGAATCTATGCCGACTACTGTAGTAGCTAAAGAAGCTACTACGGTTAATCCTTGGGATAAGGTTGAAACCACTATTGTTTCTCAAACTGCTATTACGCAAGAAGAAAAAGATAATATTGAAAGATTGAAAAAATTTTTTGATCTTTAAGTGGACCGCTTAGGATAAAAGTTCCTTTTAATTTTTTACATTAAATAAGAAATTTGATTTGATTTTATTTAAAAAATTTAGTATAATATATATAGAAAATAAAGAGTTGAGGAAAAAGAAAATGAAGATTAAAAATGATGTAGTTTTACATGACTTTTTAGCAGCGATAGATCGTTGTGAGGGAGATGTTTATTTGATTTCTCCTTTTGGTGATAGGTATAATCTAAAATCAGAATTGAGCAAATATGTAGCTATTGGCGCACTTCTCGCTAAAGATGGCGATAATTTGGAGCTGTTTTGCGAACACAAGGAAGATGAAGGTTATCTTCTAGATTTCTTTAATCGTAATCCCGAAGTATTTTAATTCCTGATTTTAAATTTGATTTTTTCAAAAATTTTTGATATAATATATATGTAAGATAAAGATAAGAATTTATTATTTTTAATTTCATTTATGTTTTATTAAATGACGAGGCGTGTGGTCAAGCTCGTAAAACTACCACTATATACCGGATAGGATGTTGGTTTCCTGTTTTGTCTCATAAGCAAAACTACGCGAGTTCGATTCTCGCATCCGGCACCAATTGCGGCAATTCGTATCGCGGATATCAGCTCTTTTGCCGCAAGTTTTTCTTTTTTGGTTATGAGAAAACGGGTTTCTTCACTAATAAAAGAAAACGCCGATTAGTACCTCCTAGGAGCATAGTTCTGACGGGTGAATGAGCAATGCGGTTTGAGCTTCCTTACAGCTTCTTACAAAGACGCGTCAATTTTGTAAGTTTAAGACCTTCTAAACAGAGAACCAAGATTTAGGGAGTCGCTGTCTTGGCTAGAAGGGTGGCATCTTTTCTCATATATTTTAAAGTGTATGGGAACAAAAGAATTTACTCTAGAGGTTTCTTTTACACCCAGTTGTATTTTTACAATGTGTTTTTCTTGCCTCTAGTTTTTATATATTTTGCGTAAACCACCGTATGCGGGTTCCAAGTCCCGAGGAAGAAGGCGAGGACGCAAAATTTAATTTGAAAGGTAGGAATTTCAAATGAAGTATTTTAGTGAAAAACTGAATAAGTTTTATGACACTGAAAAGGCCTGCGCAGAAGCAGAGGAAGCGCAGGAAAAGGCTAGAGCAGAGGCAGAAGAAAAAAAGAAGGCTCTCGCAGAACAGCGTGCCGCGCGCGCAAAAGAGGTTGAAAAGGCATATGAGGCTATGGCAGAGGCTCGTCAGAATTATAATAAAGTTCTAAATGAGTTTCTTAAAGATTATGGTAGCTTTCATGCTACTTTTACAAAGACTAGTCCCTTCTTTTCTTTTTTTGACTGGTTCTAATTTTGGGGATTTCAAAATCCCTTTTATATAGAAAGGTGACCGAGGGGTTTAAGGTGCCTGCCTGCTAAGCAGGTGAAGGGAAAATCTCTTCCGCGGGTTCGAATCCCGCCCTTTCTGCCATAAATGCGGATGTAGTTCAATTGGTAGAATTCCTGCCTTCCAAGCAGGCTGTTGCGAGTCCGAGTCTCGTCATCCGCTCCATTAAAAAATCTGAAAATTGATTTTTTAAAAAAAATATGATATAATATATATGTAAGATAAAGAGATAAGAAATCAAGATAGAAAAGAGGACTTGACATTTTACAATGACCTTCAATCTTTTATCTTACATTTAGATAAAAAGGTCAGTACCCAGTTAAGCATCGCTAGGTCTTGGGTGACCCCTTAAAAGCGCTAAACAAGGGCATGAAACTTCGGCGATGGACCTTTTTATTAAAATATCCCTCGGTATACCGTATGTGGAAGCGGTGCGGGCTGTAAACCCGTTGTCTAACGACTCATGTGGTTCGACTCCACAACGAGGGACCATAGAGCTGGGAGCTAAGCTCTATAATCAACAGGCTATTGGGCGCCAATCCCAATCAACTTTGGCAAGTAGCGCAGTGCTTCTAACAGAATGGGGGCTGGTGAGGTCTAGGCTGTCCCCTGCGCAAAAGTGTGAACGACCTGGCTTGGTTTGATAGAGCCAAGTAACTGCAAGTAGGATACCGAAGGCCAAGATATACTACTAAATTCTATTATTTGAACTACACTGGATCTGTAATTGACCCTCGTAAGGCAATTAGACGGTTCGAATCCGTCAAGTTCATTAAAGGTATAATTGCTCGTACCTGTCACACGAAACTGAGCCGTGCCGTGGACACGATAAGAAACGAGTTGTAGGCAGTCGCTTTACTGTAAAAGCAATGCTGGAGTTGAAAGTCTCATAAAGAAGTCGTACTTCTAACTTTTTCCTATAATTTCAAAAAGTTTTCCAATAGGAGACGTTATGGAAAGCCTTACGCCACGGTTAATGGTTCAAATTCTGCCGGCAAATAAACAATAGAAGTCCCGCAGGGTGTAAGCGTTCCAATAGGATGTTCGGCGTACAGAGGTAGGAGTTGCAAACGCTTTCCTCTATAAATTAAAGCGTATAGTTTATGGCTGAGTAGCTCAAAGGCAGAGCATACGCCTGTTAAGCGTAGGGTTGAGATATCGTAATTCTCCTTGGCCGCCAAAGGAATAATTGTTTGCCTTGGGGGAGCCTAAAAAGAAACCGTCCGTACTGCGAGAAAGAGTACCGAGTTTGACCGGAGGAACAACGTTAGAATGACGTCCGGTGGCTGAGATAGGGCCAATAACTATCTGCGAGCGGTGACTACTTACGTTTGCTAAAATGAAGGCTTACTCACCTTACAAGTAGTAAAATATAGGGGGATGGTGTAATTGATAGCATAGCGCTCTCCAAAAGCGTTGGTCTAGGTTTGAGTCCTAGTCGTCCTGCCATATTTGGCGTAATTGGTGTAAAGGTAGCACGACAGATTGTGGTTCTGTTTGTATCGGTTCAAATCCGGTATTTCGCCCCATATGCCCTGGTGGCGTAATTGAATAGCGCAACAGATTTCTAATCTGTGGGTTCGGGGTTCGAATCCCTGCCGGGGTGCCATATATCTCCTTAGCTCAATGGAGAGAGTAGCGGCCTACGAAGCCGTTGATGAAGGTTCGAGTCCTTTGGGAGATGCCATAATAGGCCTATACAGCAATCATACTTAACAAAGTATATGTCGTTGGTTCGATTCCAACTTTTCAAGCCATTAATTTTGAAAATAGATCAGCTGGTAGATCAATACTCTAAAAAGATGGGCCTAGAAATATACCGAGGTCATATAGCGGTCTAGTATGCGGCACTGATAATGCCGTCACGGCAGTCCGAATCTGCCCCTTGGTACCATAATAAAGACATTTACAGCAATTTAATGTATAGAGAAAATGGTTAACTCATCCGTCTGATTAATGGATTATTGGGGGTTCGAGTCCCTCTGCAATGAAAAATGTCTTGTATGTATATCCGGGTGTAGCGAAGGTTGGTATCGCGCTTGCTTTGGGCGCAAGAGATCGGGGGTTCAAGTCCCTCCACTCGGACCATATATTTTTTTATTAGAGGATAATAAATATGAATATTTATTTGGTTGAAAGAACAGATAAAATTGGTTATGATCAATATATTGGTTTTGTTTGTGTAGCAGAATCTGAAAATCAAGCCAGAGTTATGAATCCAACATATGATGGCAAATTTGACGATAATTTATATTATAATTTTGATTATCCTTATATCAGTGATTGGGTACAAGATCCTAATTCTCTAAAGGTAACTAAAATTGGTAAAGCAGATTTTAATCAAGTAAAAATCATTTTATATTCTTATAATGCGGGATAATTAATGATATATTTAAGATATATAAACTGTAGCAGGTCAGTTCTAGGAATTAATGTATACATTGGTTCTGTTTTATAACTGCTATTATATGCTCCCCTAGCACAACGGTAGTGCAACCGGTTTATGCCCGGCATAAGGCGCCAGATTAGCGTACGATCTCGGTTCGAATCCGAGGGGGAGTACCATTTTAGGCACTTGCAGCAAACTTCTTTAAAAAGAGAATTTAGCTCATATGGTAGAGCGCCTGACTTTGTAATCTGGATGTAGTTGGTTCAAATCCAACATTTTTCTTTTAAAGTGTCTAGTTTTAATTTATTTTATGGAGGATATATGAAACAATCTTATTGGTTTATTACTGTAATGGAAAGAATTGGACCTAGCGAACAATTTTATACTGATTTTGGCGATCAGCGTTGTTGGGGATTTTATTCTAACAAACAAGACGCTCTTAATACCCTTCATGAAAATCGTACTGATCTTTGGGAGACTATTTATAATTACGCGGTTTTGGAAGAATACTATGAAGGTATTTCTAATGATACAATGAACCGCCAATTTTTTAAATACGACCAAAAGAAGAATGGATATTTTGAAATTGATGAACCTGAATGTGTAAAACATCTTTGTTCATTTGCTATTGGATAATATAAGGAGAAATATTATATGCATACTTTTTCTAGTTCAAATGGATATTGTTTTCATCATAATGGAGATTTTTCTGGTAATGTTATAATTACACATAAAAACGATGATGAGATTGAAATTGACGGAAAAGCTTTGATTGAATATGCCTATTTTATTATTCAATCTTTATTTGAAGATAAAATTGATGATTTGTCTTAATATGCGGGTATAGTTTAACTGGTTAAAACATATGCCTTACAAGCATGAGACGTCGCGGTTCGAGTCCGTGTATCCGCACCAACGGCGCCATGAATAGCGCTTTTAACCAATGCAAATATCTTTTCGTCCAACGGGCACTTTTACATTAAACTAATGGTCCTCTTTTTTTAAGATGGCATCGTCCCCATAGCGGCGTTTTAAAAAGATTGGGAAGTTTTTTTATAGTTTTCTTTATACAAAAAAATTATATCTATAATCTGGTGCTGCATTCGCCCGAAGGTTTCTCATGAGTGAGTCATGGCGTTGTGAAACAGTTAAACGGAGTTTGAGGAACAGCCAGATTTACTATGTAATCCTTTACTTATAGTTTGGGACATATAAAGGCTTTATATCATTGAGCCGGATAATCAATGATATATATGGGTCTTTAGCTCAGTTGGTAGAGCGGCAGGTTGAAGCCCTGCGCGTCCCTGGTTCAACTCCAGGATGGCCCACCAATATGGGGAAGTTCCCGAGCGGTCAAAGGGGCTGAAATCATAACTGAGTCTCGTAGTCAGGCTTGATAACAGCAATTAATGAGCGTAAATTCAGTGCTATAAAAAGCTTCGCAGGTTCAAATCCTGTCCTTCCCCACCAATATGGTTCCGTTGCCGAGTCTGGTTCAAGGCCGCTGCCTGCAAAGCAGTAGTTACGTTGGTTCGAATCCAACCGGAACCTCCAATTTTAATGATATGGGCCCGTTGTGTAATGGTTAGCATAACAGACTTTGACTCTGTTGGTAGTGGTTCAAATCCACTCGGGCCTGCCATAAAATTAGGGCCAAGATAAATAATCAACTTTATTTTTTTTTGAAAAATAATAGAAGGAGTTGATTTTAAATGATTGAAGTTTCTGTATTTAATGGCAACATTAAAGTAGTAAGACCTGAAATTTTAACTTCAGGTCGAATAGGACATAAAATTCATTTTAGTTTTGACAATAAATGGGCAAATTTAGATAAAAAAGCCAGTTTTTAGGCCGGTAATATAAAGAAAGTTGTTAGTTTAGCAGAGGGGCTTGAATGTGACGCAGTAATACCTAGTAAAGTTTTAGAAACTCCTAATTTAGATTTACATGTTGCGGTTAAGGGCATTTCAAAAGATTTAACTGAGGTTTTACCGACAAAATATGTAAGATTAGGATATATTCATCCCGGCGCTCGTATCTTAAAAGAAGAAAGTGCTTTAATCATTGGTGGAGGAGATTCTTTTGATCTTCGTATCGCTACAGAGGAAGAAATTGATGAAATGTTAGATGAGATTTATGATTTTTAATTCTGGCCCAAATGATATAAAATTGTTTTAATAATTTTATATTATAATAGAGAAAAATCTCACTCTGATTAAGAGTTTTATTTAGTTCTTTTATTTTATATAAAGCGGTTATAAATTTTATATTTTTATAACCGCTTTTTTGATTTTTATAAAAATTTTTGATATAATATATATAGAAAATGAAGAAAGGAAAAAAGTAAATGAAATCTATCGTCTTTTCTTGTGTATGTAAAATTTGTGGAACAGAAGTTGCTGTAGAAAGTTTTGATGATCCAGATATTATTCTTATGCCTTATCCGCATATTGAGTGTCCGTGTTGCGGCAATTGGCTTCCTGTGTTTTAAGAAAGGATGTTTTTATGTTTTTTATAAATTGTAAAGAAACTATGGATGGTTTTACTTTTCCTCGTCCCGCACAAGTTATTTATACTTTGGTAGATATGCCAACAATTTATTATGGCGGAATTGTAGTAGGTAGTTGTATTATTTCTGGAGAAACTGGAGAATACATTGATTTTGAGTCTTGTAATTTTGTAGAGATTCGTGATGAATGGGAAAGTTTTTCTGATGTAATTTTGGAGGATTTATAATGGTTGATACTATTTTACAAACTTTAAATGATTTTGAAACTAGATTAAAGAAGTTAGAAGAACAACAGAATAATAATAATTTTTCAAATCAAGTTATTGATTTTGATCCTATTTATTCTTCAGAAGAACTTCAACCATTGGCAGTAACAACTCCAAAAGAAAGAAGTAGAAGAGACGAATTTATTGCGCGCCATCATGATTGCAAGGGCGGCAAAATTTATTACGAGGTATATCCTACTTCTGTTGGTTCGGTAATTTATATAATTTGTGATAAGTGTAATACAAAGCAAGATATTACTGATTACGCTTCTTGGTAAATTCAATCTTAAAATTGATTTTTTAAAAAAAATTTGATATAATATATATGTAAGGTAAAGAAAGATGGGGGATAGGACTGCATGGGGTAGTCGTCTCGCTTGCACCGAGAAAAACAGATGGGTTCAATTCCCATATCTTTCACCATATATGGTCTTGTGGTATAATGGCTATTATGACGGACTGTCTCTCCGTAGATCGGGGTTCAATTCCCCGCAAGATCGCCAAATATGTGGCCATAGTATAATAGGGAGTACGCTTTTTGTTGATTAGAAGAAGTATGGGTTCAAATCCCATTGGGCGCAGTTTCGTTTTGGTAATTTTTACGTTGTAACTAATAGAGGATTAGTTATCAAAAAATTACTTGGTTTGGTATTGGAGTTGTACCTTCACCCATAAAAATGAAAAGAAAAACCGGTTTGTGTCTTAGCCGCGTAAGACATCGGCTGTGATTGCCGCAAATATCAACGGAGTCAGAATTTTGTTTGTTATCCGAGACTTGCGTAACAAAAATTGGAAAATAAACTGGTAGTGATGCTGCTATCATTAATGGAGTTGGGCTGCAGACCACTCAAATGCTTTTATGCGCAAATGGCGGAATTGGTATACGCGATAGGCTCAAACCCTATTGCTCGCTAGAGCGTGTGAGTTCAAGTCTCACTTTGCGCACCATTTTAAAGACATTTACAGCAAATTTAATTTTTTGGGTAGACAAAGGGTTAAGTCGCCAATCTAAAAAATTGGAAATTGTCGGTTCAAATCCGACCCTCTAAAATTATAAGTGTCTTGCTTAATATGCGGAATTGATGGAATTGGTAGTCATGGCAGCTTTAGAAGCTGTTGTCCTTTGGGCGTATGGGTTCGAGTCCCTTATTCCGCACCATTTAGAAAATTATTTGACTTTTTAAAAAAAATTTGGTATAATATATATACAAAATAAAGAAAGAAATAAATTCTTTCTATGGGGACGATGACTATTTACCTCCACGTGGTGTTCCTGGGCGCATTTAAAACTATCTCTTTGATGCGAGCTGAAAATAGTTTTAATAAATAACTTGCCTCAAGGCCGAGGCTCCTCAACAGGGCGAGATAGGTTGGGGAATACAACAGTAACTAAGAGCGCGCTAGAATTTCGGACATAATTAAAAGCGATCCGTGGAAAAGTTATTTATTTAGTCCAAGGTTTTAAGGTACATTCTACGTGGGACTTAAAATAAAGCGAAGCAAGTACCTATCTTATATGGCGCGTTAGTCAAGTAGGCTAAGACGCCGGCCCTTCAAGCCGGAGGCGCAGGGTTCGAATCCCTCACGCGCTACCATCTATATGGCTCGTTCGTCTAATTGGCCTAGGACAGTAGCCTCTCAAGCTACAGATAGAGAATCGTACTCTCTACGAGTCACCACTTGCGCTGATAGTAGCGCAAAACTGTCAAAGAAAGCACGGATTCCCACTAAACTACTCCTGGCACTCAACCTCGACGTCTTTAAGATATGCAGGTCAGTGATATGGAGCAATACAAGCGGTTTAGATAGACAGTATAATAAAATACAAGCGAAGTAAGTGGAAAAAGGTAATGGTATGAATGATATAATATGTTATGTCTATAATGCGAGACGATTAAATAGAATGTAAGTTTAATAAAATTTATAGCTATCTTCCATTACGGATAGTACGCATTATTTATTATAAATTTTTATTAAACGGAATATTCTATCTGAATTATTTCTTTTTGATTTTGAGGTTGGGGTGGCTATAATCTCTGGGTTATTGGCAACTGCGGTTAGCGCAATATAAGTAAAAATCAAAACAAATATTCAGATAGAATATTTTTATATGCCGAAGTCGCATAGTGGTCGATTGCACTGGATTTGTAACCCAGAGGCGCAAGCCCGCGTGAGTTCGAATCTCACCTTCGGCTCCATAACTCAGCCCGTTAGAGTTTAAATGGCGGGACACCTAAGCAGGTATGGTGTCAGTGGTTAGCACGAGTGCTTGCCAAGCATTAGGGGCGGGTTCGAATCCCGCTATTTGCTCCATTGTTATAGCAGCTAGCGACTTTAGGGGTCAGTCACGATCCCGATCATTATAACATTCAAAAAGAAAGGATATAATTGTGACAAAACAAGATATAATTGATGATTTAAGAATCGTTGTGGCGGGATATCAACCATTATATAAAAATGGTGATTGCTATAAATTAATACCAAGTAAAACTATAAATTATAATTTTGATAAAAGTGAAGAAAAAATAGAAGTTAATATTAATTACCCTTTAGAAGAAGGATGTTATTTTTATCTTTATTTAAAAAACGCTTATAATGAAATGAAAATAATAGACCATGAATATGAAGAAATAGAAAATTTTCTAATAATTCCTATTTATCAATCTTGTACTTTAAAAATAAAAAGAAACAAAATTTGATTTTATTTAAAAAATTTAGTATAATATATATAGAAAATGAAAAATAATTAAGGAGAAAAAATATGTATAATTATAAGTATATTACCGCTGGTAATAAGGTAATTGCTCTTTCAACTTACGCTGGTAAGGCTGTTCGTGGTATTGCTAAGTGCGCTCCTAATGACCGGTTTGATCTTGAAAAAGGTAAAGACCTTGCAACCGCAAGATGTGCTCATAAGATTGCTCGTAAGCGCATGAAGAGAGCTTTGAAGAAGTTGAATATTGCTAGTAATGAGCTGAAGCAGGCACAAGATTTTTATGAGCAAATGCGCAAATATTATAAAAATGCCTGCCTTGAAGTAACGGAAACTGAAAGCGCGGTAGCTACTTTTGAAAATATGTAAAGGAGACAGAAATGGATAATGTTCGTTTAAAGATTTCCCCTCCTTGGGTTACTTATATCCATGAAATTGAAGCTTTGTTTGATGGAGACCCTCAGATTGCTTGTAATGTGAATTGGAGCGGTCCAGAGCCTTTTATTATTCTTGCTTGTAATAACTCGGATAAGGTAACGGCTCTTACGCAAATTTTGCCTAGTGAAATTTATTGCGGCAATGTTATCTTGAAGGTTATGGTAGATGGTGTTCCTAGTAATCGAGCTTTTGTAAGTAAGAAGGAACTCTTTGAAACTGCTTTTGAAAAGAATCCCGCTTTTGCTTATGCTGTTTCTCCAGTAGAAGATGGATATAATTGGTTTGCTATGACTTATGTTGTATTTAAGAACTGTGTTGTACAGTTCTTTAATGATAATCTTAATGATTGTCATGGTGTGGTTAGCACTTTGTATCAGGACATTGCTAAGGACATTCTTACAGGTGAAGCTGTTCAGGGTGTGTATTTTAATACTGATATTGAAGTTGGTAAGTTGGGTAAGCCGTTGGGTGAATGGCCTTAATTAATTAATTTTTGTTAACAAACAAAGACTCTTACAGCAAAATTAATAGCCTCCATTTTTATTAAAACTATATGTCGGCAAAGTATAGTAGGAGTCTTGTAATATGGGAGTGTGGCCGAGTCTGGTTTATGGCGCTTGTCTTGAAAACAAGAGGCGGTTTTCCGTCCGTGGGTTCAAATCCTACCGCTCCCGCCAATAGATAATAGAAAGGATGTATTTTTATGTAATTACTTTTATTAAGGAGGAATTACAATATGTCCAGAAGCTATAAGAAAACGCCCATATGCACCGATCATAAAAAAGGGCGTAAATACTTTAAACGTAAAGCTAATAAGCGTGTGCGGAAAGAGGAAAATATTCCCCATGGCCGCAAATATAAAAGATATTATAATACTTGGGATATTCACGATTATAGATTTCGCTGGTCTAAAGAAGAAACTGAAAAAGATTATTATAAAGATTTAACTGATATATCTCATCCGCATACTATAGAATATACACAGCGTTATAAAAATAAAGAAGAATATCTGAATGCCGAATGGCGCAAATGGTTTAAAGACAAATAATTTGATTTTTTTAAAAAAATATATTATAATATATATAGAAAATAAAGGAGGGAAATTATGAAAGATACTCTTGGCGATAGAATGAAAGACTTCTATGAAAACCGATATAGATTTTATCTAACTCGGCGTATGCCTGTAATCATCCGAGTAGATGGTAATGCTTTTCACACTTTTACTCGCGGTCTTGATAGACCCTTTGATGCCGACTTTATGCGTATGATGCAAGAAACTTGTAAATCTCTTTGCGCAGGTATTCAAGGTTGTGTTGGTGGATATGTCCAGAGTGATGAAATTTCTCTTCTTTTAATTGATTATCAAAATATTGATACTGATGCTTGGTTTGACTATAATCTTCAAAAGATTACTACCCTTGCGGCCGCACGTGCTACCGCAGTTTTCAATTACCAAGTTGCTGAAACAGTGAAATCTTATGATGCTATGACACAACATTCTTTTGAAGGTGATAATGAACGCTATTGGGATAAATATAATCTTTGGTGTCCTAAACAATTTAGAGCAACTTTTGATGCGCGAGCATTTAATATTCCTAAAGAAGAGGTTTGTAATTATTTTATTTGGCGCCAAAAGGATGCTACAAGAAATAGTATCCAAGCTGCTGGCCAGGCACAATTCAGTCATAAGGAATTAAATGGTAAATCTCAAGCAGATATTCAAGAAATGCTTTTCCAAAAGGGAATTAATTGGGATGATTATTCAATTCCCGAAAAGAGAGGCTCTTTTGTGCGGCGATATTTAGCATCTACTGAGACAGAAAATGGTATTGTAATTACACGTCATCCTTGGTATATTGATGATGAAATGCCTATTCTTACCGAAGATAGAGCATATATTGAAGGACTTATTTAATGAAACATTAGTATTATTAGAAAAAAAATAAACAATTTTATACTGAGCATACAAAACAAGAGTTAATAAATATTATTGATCCTTATAATATAAATACATTTTTGCCAGTATTAAAAGCTTTAGATTATCCATATATTAAAAAATATTGGGAAAAAATAACCATAATGTATAAAGGTAAAAATATTTTAGGACGATATTTAGCAAGAATGAATTTACTTACCTTTAGAAATTATACTTGGAAAGATTCTGATTGGCTAAATAAATGTTATTAATTATAATATTTAGGTATTATATTTTCACTTTTGGTTTTATAAATTAAAAATATTAATTTGATTTTTTAAAAAAAATATGATATAATATATATGTAAGATAAAGACAGTTACAGCAAATACATTATTTAATGTATCATCGGTTCGATTCCGATACCTTCCGCCATGAATAGGAAAGTTAGCTTAGAGGATAAAGCAATTAATATACTGTCTTGTTTTTATATTGGGGAATAGCGCAATCGGCTAGAGCGACGGTCTCTAAAACCGTAGGTTGTGAGTTCGAGCCTCACTTCCCCTGCCATGTAATTAGACTCACACAGCAATTTATTAAAAAAATAATCATAGAATTTGGGATTTTAGAAGATGTTTTTTAATGAGTCTAGATAATAAAAAAAGGAGTAAAATTATGCGTTATTTTCATTTATCCGGTGGAAATGGTTACTGTGGTTGTGACTGGGATGAATATATCATGGTCACAGAAGAAGATATTAATTCTGATCCTTTTTATATTGAATCTTGTGCAGATAATTTCGCCTATGAGTACGCAGAATCCTATGAGTATGTAGTAACTGGTTGGGATGAAGATTGGGAATCTGAAGAAGACCGAGAAGATTATTATGACTCTATTTCTGACTATACCACTTGGGAAGAAATTACTGAAGAAGAATATCTAAATAACATTAGATAATAATAAATGCCGGGGTGGCAGAATTTAGGTATATGCATCGGACTTAAAATCCGACGCCCGTGAGGGATTGGGGGTTCAAATCCCCTCCCCGGCACCATATAAGACTGCGATGCCAGTTCGAATCTGGTATCCCGGTCCATTTTTTTAAATAATAATAAAGAATAAAGGAATAATTAAAATGAATAGTTTAGTTAGTCAATTACAAGAATTAACCAAAACCACAATAGAACAGCAAGAAAAAACATATCAATTAGAACAACAAATAAAAAGAGAAAGAGCGATTCAGGATTCTAATAATTTTTTTAATGAATATTTTTCAAAATGGTTAATTGAATTGGCTAATCAAGGATTATCTTATATATTGTGTCGCTTAGATTTTGATACAAATAGTTTTTGGCGCATTTATTTTAGTCAAAAAACCATTCCAAATTCAAGAAAAGAAGGACATGGGGTAGTTTATTTTAACGTTCCTCCTTATCATAAATTTCAAATAAAAGATTTTCTTAATATTGTTGACAATCAAAATTTTTCTAAAGTTTTATGTCAAGAAGATATGAATCATCCTTTAGCGTATTATTGCCTTATAAGTTGGGGAACTGATGAATATTTAGAAGCAATAAAACAAAAAAATTTTTTCTTTTTAGATAAATTCTTGGAAAATAACACAAAAAATTTAAATAATTCAATTGATAATAGAAAGCAAGAACGAGAAAAATTAACCGCAGGATTGCGTTATGATATTTTGAAACGAGACAATTATAAATGTCAAATTTGTGGCCGTACACAAGCGGATGGAGTTAAACTTCATGTTGACCATATTATTCCAATTGCAAAAGGTGGAAAAACTGTCCCAGAAAATCTACAAACATTGTGCCAAGATTGTAATCTTGGTAAAGGAACAAAAGATTTTTAATTTGATTTTTATAAAAAATTTTAATATAATATATATAGAAAAAAGGAGGAAAATAATGCCTAAAACATTAGATTTAGCAAATTGTTAGTTTGGTAAATTAAAAGTTTTATATAAAACAAAATCCTCCAAACATGGTTATTATTGGTTATGTTAGTGTGATTGTGGTAATAAAGTTGAAGTTTTAGGTTCTAATTTAAAAAATAATAATACTAAGAGTTGTGGTTGTATTAAAAAAAATACTACAATAAAAAATTAGTTTTAGCCAAAAGATATTACAAATTAGAAATTTGGAGAATGGATTGCTTTATATAGAACAGATAAAAAAACCTCTACTGGTTCTTATTATTGGCATTGTAAATGTTCTTGCGGAACAGAGCGAGATGTTGAAATTGGTTCTTTGTTATCTGGAAAAAGTAAAAGTTGTGGATGTATTAAATCTTTTGGTGAAAAAAAGATAAGTTCTATTTTACAAAAAAATAATATTCTTTTTAAACAAGAATACAGTTTTTAGAATTGTAAAACAGAAAAAGGTTATTTATGTCGTTTTGATTTTGCTATTTTTGATGAAAATAACAATTTAAAATATTTAATAGAATATGATGGTAAATAGCACTTTGAAGAAGGATTTTTTAATTTATCAAAGAACCAAATGAGAGATAAAATAAAAAATGATTATTGTTTATCTCATAACATTCCTTTATACAGAATTCCCTATACTGATTTATCTAAAATAAATTGTTTTTCAGATATTTTGAATAAAAAATATCTGGTTATCTAGTAATAGAAAACTCATTTGAGAAAAAGGAGAAAAAATATGAGTAAGCTTATTGATGCTATGACTAAAGACACTAATTATAAGTTGACTGAGAACGGCGGCCTGGCGCATAAGTCTACCTTGAGCGCAGTTTATGATATGTTTGCTTTTGGTGGCGCATATCGGACCAGAAGTGATGCAGATGTTATCCTTCTTTTTAAGAACGCTTATGAAGAGGATCGTCTTTACGCGCTTAAGTGTCTGTTTTATTTGCGCGATGTGCGTGGCGGCCAGGGTGAAAGACGTTTTTGGCGCGTATGCGCAAAGTGGCTCGCAAATGCATATCCCGATGATGTACGCGTAAATCTTGATTGTGTGCCTCTGTATGGTAGATGGGATGACCTCTATACCTTTGTTGGCACTCCTGTAGAGAAGGACGCTTTTAAGTTGATGAAACATCAGCTTGCTTTGGATGTTCAGTGTAAGACTCCTTCTTTGCTGGCTAAGTGGCTGAAAAGTGAAAATACTTCTAGCCCTGAGAGTCGTTTGCTTGGTAATAAAACTCGGAATTATTTTAATATGACGCATCAGCAATATCGTAAGACTTTGTCTGTGCTGCGGAAACGTATTAATGTGCTTGAACGTCTTATGAGCGCAAATGAGTGGGATAAGATTGAATTTGATAAAATTCCTTCTAAGGCTGGCTTTATTTATCGTAATGCTTTTGCGCGCCACGATGTTGAGCGCATGAAGAACAAAAACGTAAAGTCTTATGCGGATTTCGCTAAAGATACTACCACTAAAGTAAATGCTAAGGATCTTTATCCTTATGAGGTTGTAGCAAAGGCTTATAATCTTACTTATCATAGTCATTATAGTTGGTATGGGCGAGAAGAAATTCCTCTTGATAATACCGAACGTCTTATGATTAATAAGTATTGGGATAATCTTACAGATTATTTTAATGGAGCAAATCTTAACGCGCTTGCTATGGTAGATACTTCTGGCTCTATGTGGGGCACAGATGCTGCGGCCCCTATCAATGTCGCAATTTCACTTGGTTTGTATTGCGCAGAAAAGGCTAAAGGTCCTTTCCATGGAAATTATATTTCCTTTAGTCGTTCTCCCCAGCTAATTAAGACTGAAGGCGTTGATTTTGTAGATAAGGTAGAAAGAATTTATTCCACCAACCTTTGTGAGAATACCAATCTTGAAGCTGCTTTTGACCTCGTGCTAAATACTGCTATTAAAAACCATTTGGCGCAAGAAGATCTTCCTGGTTCTATCATTGTAATTAGTGATATGGAAATTGATGCTGCCAGAGGTGGTTATTATAGTTATTATCATCGTTCAGATAATACCAAGACCATGATGGAAAATATGCGATATAAGTGGAATCATGCTGGATATCAAATGCCCAAGCTTATTTATTGGAATGTACAGGCTCGTCAAAATACAATTTTGGATGATGGCCCTAGTGTTTCTTATGTAAGTGGTATGAGTGCTTCCATCTTTGAGCAGATTATGAAGAATAAGACTGGTATTGAGCTTATGCTTGATAAGCTTAACGATGAAAGATACAGTTGTATTAAGTAAATAATAAAAAGATAACTAATAAAAAAATCCTCTTTTTAATCTTTAAAAAGAGGATTTTTTTGCTTTTTATAAAAAAATATGTTATAATATATATAGAAAAAATAATAAAGGAGAAAATCAATAATATGAACGAACAGCGTGAAATGATTATTCAAACTCTTCTAACTTATGGATGTTCATCTGCCAATGATATTAGCAGACTCACAAAAAAGAATTATGGTATTATTGTAACTCCTGCTAAAATTGCTGGAGCTTTGCGGCCTTTGATTTCAAGAGGCATGGCGGCAAGTTCTGACAATGGAAATAATAAAAAGGTATATTGGATTACTGATTATGGTAAAGAATTTTACAAGTAAAGGAGGAATGAATTGTGATTAGTTATTGGCTAGTCACAGGTTAGTGACTTACATGGTAAGCTTGACCGCTTTATTGATTTACATCTTGTATATAATCCAACAGAAACAGCTATCATTTGTTTAGGAGATTGTGGTTTTAATTTTTATCTTAATAAAAAGGATCAAAAACTAAAACAGCAAGCCGAAGATTTAGGATTTACTTTTTACTGTCTAAGAGGCAATCATGAAGCACGACCTGAAGACATTCCTACGATGTCTTACTTGTATGACCCAGAAGTAAATGAATATGTCTACATGGAAACACAATTTCCGCATATTCGTTATTTAATGGATGGCGGACTTTATAATTTTAATGGTATTATTACTTTTACTATTGGGGGAGCATATTCTGTTGATAAATGGTATCGTATTTTTAGAGCTGGATATACTGAAGAAAATAATAACCCAAAAGCAACAGGTTGGTTTGCTAATGAAATGTTAAATGAACATGAACGAAGTAAAATTCTTATTTTCTCTCAAAATTTAACTGTAGATTTAGTATTAACTCATACTTGCCCTTTGCCGTGGGAGCCTACTGATTTATTTTTATCTGCTATAGACCAAAAGAAAATAGATAAAACTATGGAAAAATTTTTAAATAGTGTCCAAAAAACTGCTAATTGGAAAATTTGGCTTTTTGGCCATTATCATGATGACCGTTTAGTGCGGCCAGGGGTTGAAATGTATTATACTGATATTGAGCCACTTCAAACTATTGTAGACCGTTGGAATAACTACGCGGAAACAGGCGAAATTGATTGGTGGCTTAAAAAAGACCCTAATTTTTATTACGAAGGAGATACTCATTAAATGTCAATTGTTTTTGATTTAATTAAGCAAGAAGAAGAAAGACAAGCTAATACTGTTTAGTTAATTGCTTCTGAAAACTTTGTAAGTGAAGATATTAAACGCGCGATGGGGTCTTGTTTAACCAACAAGTACTCGGAAGGATACCCTGGGGCGCGTTATTATGGCGGTTGTGAAATTGTTGATAAAATTGAAAATTATTGTCAACAAAAATGGCAAGAAGTTTTTAAGACTGATTATCATGTAAATGTCCAACCACACAGCGGCTCGCAAGCAAATTTTGCCGCATATATGGCAGTACTAAAACCTAGAGATAGAATTTTGGCTATGGATCTAAAAAATGGCGGCCATTTAACGCACGGCTCCCATGTTAATTTTTCTGGTAAATTATATAATACTTATTTTTATAACCTTGACAAAGATGGTTTTATTGATTATGATGACTTGGCAAAAAAGATTGAAGATTTGAAGCCTCAATTGATAGTAGCAGGAGCTAGTGCTTATTCTCGTTTTATTGATTATAAAAAGATTTATAATATTATCCAAGAGAAGAAAGCGTTGTTATCGTATTCAGAATCTTTACCAAATGGAGATGATTATGAAGTTCATTATGAACCATACTTTATGGTTGATATGGCTCATGTCGCTGGTTTAATTGCCGGTGGTGTACATCCCTCTCCTTTTGGATATGCGGATATTATCACCACTACCACTCATAAGACTCTGCGTGGCCCACGAGGTGGTCTTATCTTCTGCCGACCAGAACTAGCAAAACAAATTGATAGCGCAGTATTTCCTGGTTCACAAGGTGGTCCTTTACAGCATATTATTGCCGCCAAGGCTATATGCGCTGAAGAAGCATTGAAACCAGAATTTGCCACTTATGCCCAAAAGGTTGTTAATTGCGCAAATGCTATGGCTTCTCGTTTTAAAGAATTGGGTTATGATATTGTAACTGATGGGACAGATAATCATATGTTCCTTTTGGATTTAAGTAAAACTAATTTATCGGGTAGTCATGTAGAGAAAGCTCTTGAAGCAGAAGGAATTATAGTTAATAAAAATTGTATTCCCAATGAAAAACGTTCTCCTAAACAAGCTTCTGGAATTAGGATCGGCACCGCGGCCATGGTGACTAAAGGATGGGATATTCCACAGTTTATAAAATGCGCAGATAAAATTGATAAAATTATCCGAAAAGAAATAATTAAAAATGATATATATATCCGCCAAAAGGCTGAAGAATTAGAAACTGCTATGGAAAGAATAAAAAACTCCGGTAAATAAAAACACCGGAGTTTTTATTGATTTTATTTAAAAAATATGATATAATATAAGTGTAAGATAAAGAGAAAGGGGAAAATAAAAATGCCTGGTAGGAATAGAGGAAGTTCAAAAGCTGAAAATCGGATGCTTGAGTTTGAGACTTTGAATGTTTTGTCAGAATCTCCTGTTGCTTTGACTATTGAAGAAATTTGTAGTAAAAGTATGACTCTACATGGCCGCTCTTCTCAGAAGATGGCTCGCATCCTTTCTGAACTAAATAAAATGGGTCTTATTCGAAAAACGCAAAGTAGAAGTCGCAAAAAGATGATTTATATGGCAGTCAGTCAGCTTGAAGAGCAAGGAATTACATTATCTGCCGAGTAAGAGGTGATACTTATGAAATTTGTTTCATATAAAACTCATGAAAAATGTAATTGTTTAAGTACTTATCAAAATGATTTTCTGCCATCCACTAGCTATTTTTGGCGCGATGATTGTGATTTAAAAGAAGAAAATACTACTTATTTAAAATTTACACAATGGCTTGCTCTTTATCAAGCAGACCCAGATGGTTGGAAAACGGCCCAAATTAAGGATAATGGCTATAAATATTTTGTAATGCCGGTTTATTTCAAAGTTAATGAAGAAAATCTTAGAGTTGGAGATGAACCGCAATTTATTAAGTTTCTTACATGGCGAGATTATCGTAAATGGAAGAAATTTTTAAGAAAAGAAAAGGTGCGCGGCGAGGATAATGAAAATCTTAAAGAATATCAAATGCTCTTGACCTCGGCACAACAAGTGGCGGACAAGCGAGTTAGTGAAGCACAAGAGCAAGTGCGATGGCAGTATGATGAAATGAAAAGACTTATTATGTCCGCTAGTGAAGTTTCAAATCCTATTTCTTCTACCGAAGAAATTAAAAAGTTAGACATTTTATAAATAATATGAATACTGTAAATTTAATTATTGCTCCTGGTGACTCACTTTTTTACCCTGTTGGTAATAATGTTATTAAATATGTGGTAAAATATATTACTATATTTAATAAGGAGTTACATTATTTAATTTATTTGGAAGCTCAGAATTATTGGGGAGCAAAACTGTCCTCTGAGTATCCAGCAGAATTTACTATTATTCCTGAAGCTATCGGGAAAATGGTGTATTACACACCGGAAGAAGCAGCAAAATATATTTATCGAAAGGAATAATAAAAATGGCTAAAGAAATTATTACTATGTGGCATAAAGATTATAAATGCGATGTTGATGTCTTTAAAATTTACACAGAAGGTAGTTCAGTTTTTGCGGTTTGTTTTGTTCCCGTTTTAGCAGGACAGCAGAATGGTCAGGGTTGGATGCGAGTAAAAATGTCTAAACTTATTCCCTATCCTCATGCGGAAACTTATAAAACCGGTATGTCTAAGACCGAAAAAAATAAAATTAAATCTATGCTTACCCTTTCTTATGCTGAATGGACTTGCACTGATGGTAGAACCTATACTACCGTTGAAGAAGCAATTCAGCATCAAAGAGAACTAGTAGAAAAAAATGAAAATTAAGGAGTGATAAAAATGAGCGAACATGTTGCTTATATTGTGAAAATTAATGAACTTCATCCTCATTCTAATGCGGATAGACTTCAAATTGCTACTATTTTTAGCAACAATGTGATTGTAGATCTTAGCACTCAGCTTGGTGATATTGGTGTTTATTTCCCTATTGATCTTCAGTTGAGTGAAGAGTACTGTAAGGTAAATGACCTTGTGCGGCGCAAGGATGAGAATGGTAATCCTGCTGGTGGCTACCTTGATCCGGAAAAGCGCAATATTCGCGCCATGAAGTTGCGTGGTGAAAAATCTGAAGGACTTTTTATGCCACTTATTAGTCTTGCTTACACTGGCGAAACTAGGTTTGAAGTAGGCGATAAAATTGATATTGTAAATGGTCATGAGATTTGCCGCAAGTATATTCCTCGTGGTAATCACTCCTCTTCTACTTATACTCGGCAGGGAAATAGAACTCGTAAGCGCTCTGTCCCTATTGCGCCTTTATTCGCAGAGCACGCAGATACTGAACAGCTTGTCTATAATATGAACGCTTTTAAACCCGGCGACCAGATTGAAATTACCTTGAAGATGCACGGCACTTCTGGCCGAACTGGCTATCTTCCGAAACTCCAAGGCTATAAGCGCACTCTTTTGGATAAGATTCTCCGTCGGCAAGGAACTCCTATTTATGATTGGGGTTATGTAACTGGTACTCGTCGAGTTGTTCTTGATGATTTTGAAGATGGTGGTTTCTACGGAAGCAATGCTTTCCGCGAGCCTCATGCTAAATTCTTTGAAGGCAAGCTTTGGAAGGGCGAAACCGTATATTACGAGATTGTAGGTTTTACTACTGATGGTAATCCTATTATGGCTTCTGTTCCGAATAGTAAAATTTCTGATAAGAAATTTACTAAGCAGTATGGTCCTACTACTGTATTTTCTTATGGCTGTAATCCTAAACCTCTTTCCGCTATGATTGATGCCAATACTGATAAAGTTATTCAAGAAGCTGTGCCGCAGTCTGATTTCTATGTTTATCGCATGACTTTTACTAATGAAGATGGAGATGTTGTTGAATATACTCCCGATTTTATGCGTTATCGTTGCGAACAAATGGGCGCAAAATGTGTTCCTGTATTGTGGCGTGGTTATCTTGATGAACCAGATGATTGGACTAAAAAAGACTTTGTTCCTGGCGAGTATGTAAAAGATATTGCTGAACAATTTTATGATGGCCCTGACCCTATTGGTAAGACTCATGTGCGCGAAGGTGTTGTAATTCGCATTGTAAATCGTCCTAAGTTTACTGCTTACAAGCATAAGAATTTTTCCTTTAAGGTTCTCTCTGGAATTGCGGCCGACCTTGCGGCAGAGAGTGGCGCAACTGATACCATGGACGAAGATAGACTTGCTGAACTTTAAAAGCCAAAAAGGAGACAATAAAAATGATGTATGGTAATTGCCCTTATTGGGAATGCCCAAACAGAAATGAATTTGGGTATTGTAAGACAACAGTTTGTATTAATCCGAAATATCAAAGCAATACATATAGAACGACGACAACAACATCAACAAAAGACAATGAAACATATTGGACAAATTATACGGGAGGAGGCAGCAAAGATGGCTGATGTCCTTTTTAGGGGTATGGAGATGCCAAAAGGTTGTGGAGTTTGTCCGTTTAAGGACGATGAATGCTTTGGGGCGTGGAAATGTTGGCGTGTCAAAGATTGGGGCGATGATGACAACAGGGCGAAAGGTTGTCCTCTCGTTCCTCTCCCGGAAGGACATGGGAAGCTGGGCGATCTGGATAAACTCAAGAAGCTAACTTATGAAATCAAAACAAACAGAGGAACCTATGAAAGAGTTATCAACATTGTTGATTTGCTTAATGCTCCCACAATCGTGCCTGCGGAAGGAGGAAATGCTGATGGCGTATAAACTTGTATGTGATAAATGTGGGGCTCCAATTATTCCCGCATCAAGCAGGATTGTAGTGGGCTATAACATGGATTGTTGGAATGAACCGAAAGAAAAGTATGAACTCTGCGCCTCGTGCGCAAGGAGATTTAAGCGCTGGATGAATGACTCATTCCCGATTGTAATTGGCGAGAAAGGAGGCAACGAGGGTGACTGAGACAACAATTACGTTTCCAAATGCTGCTGAATCGTGCGGTTCCAGACTCCCGTGTGGTCTATGCCTAATTACAAACAATCCTTGCCCGTATGTCATGCAGTCGTGGACGTGGAATGGGCCAGAAATCACCTGCAGTTCAAGCAGTCAACAGAGCAATACGGTAGAAGCATGGAACAGGAAAGCTGACAATGAATGAGTATATTAGTCGAGAAGCAGCATTAGATTTCATGATACCAACCCAGGATTTAAGCACTTCTGCGCAGGATAATAGAGTTATCGCAGAGAGATTTAAAGAATTTCTTCTAAGTATCCCAGCTGCTAATGTGCGGCCCGTGGTGCGAGCGCATTGGGAATGGGATGAAAACGGTATGGATTGGGGTCTTGGTGCGTGGAAATGTAGTCATTGCCATTGTAAGGCTGAAACATGGTGGGCTACCGATAAGCACAACCCATTGTATTGTGCGGGTTCGCATTTTTGCGGCAACTGTGGCGCAGACATGAAAGGAATTGTTTATAATGAGAATTGAAATTTGTATTGAAAATGAAAATGAAGAGTTTGAGCATGAAGGATATTATGACTCTGTAGATTCCGCAATTCAAGCTCTTCAAAATCTAAAAGAAACAAAATTATGATGACGAGGATAAATAAATGTTATACGAAGATAGACAATATAAAATTTCACGAGACCGTCTAATATAGCTTCTTAAAATTGAGCATGAATATTATGAAAATGATTCTCATAATGTTGGACCAAAAATCCCCTTTAATGCTGAAGTTGCTTTAAAAAAATATGAAGAATTACCATCCAATGATAAAAAGATAGTAAAAGTGACATATTGTAAAAACAACTCAGATTATGATGATGAGGATAAGTAAATGGCTAAAGAATTAAATGTAACGATTAATGGAAAAAGTTATCCACCTCCACCTCCAACGACAGGTTCAAATGTAATAAATCCAGTAGTAGGAACTAAATGTCCTTATAGAAAAATTTATCATACTTATAACGGTGATTGGACTACAACTTTAAAAAATGCAACTGAAATTGAATCAGAATTTCAAGATTGCCTAGGTAAAGAATGTGCCTGCTGGACACCTATTGGATGTAAAGGATAATTTTAATTGATTTTTTATAAAAAAAATGATATAATATATATAGAAAATAGAAAAGGAGCAAAAAGATATGTTTGATTTTGGCAATGCTTTTAATGGAATGTTTAAGCCTGTTGCTCGTGGACTCTGTAAGATGGGCGCAAACGGACAGGTCGCAATTAGGACTAGTAGCGGTTATAAGACTTATAACACTGAGAGCGGAAAACTTGTTAGCTGTGATAATTTCTGCTTTGATATGGATGGCGCCTATTGGGTTGTTCCTACTTTTAAGGTTAAACGCGGTGATATTATCCTTGTAAATGGTAAGCCGTGTTGTGTTATTGAAGTAGCCCCCAATTCTATTAAGGCTTTCTCTTATGAAAATTCTACCATTAACGAAGTCGTCCCCGAGCATCATGTTTTTATGGGCAAGACTTATTGCTATGGTAAGATTTTCAGCCCATTTATGAATATGACTAAGGACAATGATACCATGTCTTCTATGATGATTATGATGATGATGGGCCAGATGTTCAATAGTGGTAATGGCAATAACTACAATAGTTTCAACCCCATGATGCTGATGATGATGAATGGTAGTGGAGACAATCTTTTCAGTAATATGTTTGAAGGAGCGTTTAATTTCGGCGGCGATGATGAAGACGCCGAGGGAAATAAGGAGGCGTAATTATGGGTAGCGGTTCTTGGGATGTTAGTTCCTATGCTTCGTATACTACGACAACTAAAGGTGTAAGCCTTGATCATTTCACCACGGCTACTAATTATACTGCGCAGTCTATATTTAAGTGTCATAGTGTTGCTCCTGTCCTCAATCCGAAAAACGTCATGAGAGAATGCTGCGATAGTGAAGAACATCCTAATTCTCTTCCTATTATTCTCGCTCTTGATGTTACGGGTAGTATGGGCGGCGCAGCAGTTAAAGTAGCACAGAAGCTCAATGAAATTATGACTGATCTTTATGCCGATGAGCAGGTTCAGGATCCTGAATTCTGTATTATGGCTATTGGTGATGTTATTTATGATGATGCGCCTATTCAGATCTCGCAGTTTGAATCTGATATTCGTATCGCAGAACAGCTCGACCAGATTTACTTTGAAGGCGGCGGTGGCGGTAATAACAGTGAATCTTATTCCGCTGCTTGGTATATGGGTCTTAATCACTGTAAGTTAGACTGCTGGAATCGCGGCCAGAAGGGTATCATCATTACCCTTGGTGATGAATTCCCCAATCCCTACCTACCGAGAGGCATGGGCAGCATTGTAGGAGAGCATGATCTTCAGGCCAATATTGAAACTTCTGATTTGCTAAAAGAGGCACAGGAAAAATTTGAAATTTATCATATCGCGGTTGATGACCCCGAAACCTCTTTTAAGTGGTTTAAATCTCGCGGTGCTGAAAAAGAATGGAAGAAGCTACTTGGGGAAGACCACTTTTATGTGGCTAATCTTGACCAGTTGGCTCCTGTTATTGTAGATATTATTCTCAAACATGGTAACAATATTACTGCTATTCCCTATACCCCTGCGATTGGCGTTAACGAAAATGGCGAAGTAACCTGGTAAAGAAAGTGAGGATGAACCCATGAAGGATGTAAAAGTAATTATTGGTGCTAATTATGGTGATGAGGGCAAAGGCTTGCTAACTCGCTATTTCGCAAAGCAGAATCCTAACTCCATTGTGGTTTTTCACAATGGGACAGCACAGCGAGGTCATACTGTAGATTACAACCCCCATTACCGTCATGTTTTCCATCACTTTGGAAGTGGTAGTGGAGATAAAGTGCCTACCTTTTTTACTGATACCTTCTGGGTTCATCCTATGGAATTTGCGCGTGAATATAAACAACTCGCCGTAGAAGGTATTGTTCCTATGACCATTTGCGATCCCAATGCTCTAGTGGTTACTCCTTTTGATATGTTGATTGATCACGCAACAGAGGCTTGGATTCATCTTATTAATGGGGAGCCAGAATATGGCTCGTGCGGTTATGGCACCTGGTGCGCCACAGACCGCTACCCTCGGGCGACTTTTAGAGTTACTGATTTTATGGCTAAAGATCCTCTCTTCTTTAATTATATGATGGAAGAAGTGTGGAAGGAATGTCTCGCAATCTTAATTTCTCGTGGCGTAGATGTGGACCGTTTGCCGCAGTTCAAGAATTACTTTATCCTTAATTCCTCGCAGAAAGCCAATTTGATTTCTCATTTTAAAGATGATTTGGCTTTCTTCTTTAATAAAACTAATATCTTATCTTTCGACAAAGTATATGATACATATGACAGTTTAATCTTTGAAAATGGTCAAGGGCTTGGACTGGACCGGAATGTTGATAACGATTGGCATACAACTTCTAATACTGGACTTATTAATCCTTATAATATGTTAAAGGATAAAACTGATTTTAATGCTGAGGTTTGTTATGTTTCTCGTTCTTATTTGACGCGTCATGGCGTCGGGCCCCTAGAAGAAGCGGTAAAGAAGAGTGAGATTAATGAAAGTATGGTAGATAGAACGAATGTTCATAATAATTTCCAGGGGTCTCTTAGATATGGTTATCTCGCTGATAAAGATCAAAGAGAGCGAATTACAAAAGATTGGGCGATCGCAGAAGCCGATAACCGCTTTAAAAAGAGTATGGCAATCACTCACTGTAATGAATTTGCCGACTTGTATCAGCAAGCAGAATATTTTAGTAATAATCCATATAATGTAATTAAAAGATAAAAAAGTTAATATTAAAAAAGGAGTAAGAAAATGTTTTTGTTTATTTTGGGCATTGTGATTCTTTTAGCTGGCTTATATGTAGGTTTTAGCTTCACAAAATCAAAAGATTTTAAGCGATATTCTGGTTTTGTGTTTACGGTAGGAATTGCCATTGCCGCAGCTCTAATTCTCATCTCTTGTATTTCCTCGGTACCGACAGGCCACACGGGTGTTGTAACTACTTTCGGTCGCGTTGAAAATTACACTCTTGATGCGGGTATTCATTTCACAGCCCCATGGCGTTCAGTCATTAAGATGGATAATCGCGTACAAAAAGCAACCATTGAACTTTCCTCTTTCTCCAAAGACATTCAGGAAGTTCAGGTAATTTATACTCTTAATTATCAGATTGATAAGCAGAATGCCCAGCGTCTTTATCGTGAAGTCGGCAAAGATTATTATGATACTGTTGTGATGCCCAGTGTGGCGGAATGCGTCAAGGTTGCGATCGCAAAGTATAATGCAGAGGGTCTGGTTGGCGGTCGCAGCATCTTGGCCGCAGATATTGAAAGCCTCCTAAGGGAAGCACTTACACAGTATAATATTGAAGTTGTAAGCACATCAATTGAAGACCTTGACTTTACAGATGCTTTTACCGATGCGGTTGAGGCAAAGCAGGTAGCACAGCAGAATAAGCTTCGCGCCACTACTGAGCAGGAACAGAAAGTTATTGAGGAACAAGCTGCTGCTGACCGCTCGGTCATTGCCGCAAACGCAGAAGCTGAAGTTGCTAAGATTCAAGCTCAGGCTGATTTGGAAGTTACGAAGATTCAGGCTGACGCAGCTGAATATGCTGGTTTGAAGGAAGCTGCGAAAAATAAGGCAATCGCAGAATGGCTGTCTGAAGACCTTATTCAGTATTATTACATTCAGCAGTGGGATGGTAAACTTCCTACTACATATGTAGGTTCTGAAAATGCAAGCACTATTGTTGGTATGAAGTAATATAAAATAAGAGAGGAAAGTTTCTACTTTCCTCTCTTTTTATTGATTTTTATTAAAAAATATAGTATAATATATATAGAAAATAAAGAAAGAAGTTAATAAAAATGACACAAAGAACTTGTAATATTATTATGTGTTGTAAAGGTAACGATAGGTATAGTTATAGATGTGACCCTATTTATAGTATTAAGCATTATTTAGCGCATGAATGTAATTGCTCTAAAGGTTCTTATACTACAGGTATTTTAGAAAATATTCTTTTTGAAGCATTGTGTGATTATATTAATGGTGTGAAAAATCCATCATTTGTTCTTTGGTCTCTTAGAGAAGATGGAAAGTTTAAGAATAATTTAATTGATAAAATTATTGTCATGTTTTCTCTTGTGCAAGTAAGAGAAGGAAAAGGAAAAAACCTTCATTGCATTAATGGATTTACTGATGAGCTAATTAAACAATCTGAGAAAGATTTAAATTGGTGATAAAGAAAGGAACAAAATTAAATGATTAGTCTTGAAGAAGCTAGACAAATTGCTGATATGAAAAATGAAAAGTATAGGTCCGAAGTAAAAGCTAATCTTATGGAAACTATTGATAAGCGTGTCAGAGAAAATGCTCAAATGGGTTATTATAAATATAAAATTTATTTAGAAACTCCGGCAAGATTAACTAATTGTGATTATGAAAAAATTATTAAAGAAGTTCTAAAGGAAGTTGCTGATTTTGGATATAAGACTCAGTTAGAAATGGGCGCACGTTATTGTCTTATAATTAACTGGAAAGAAGATTAAAATAAAGGAGTGATATTAATGAATTATCATACAAATCATTGGATTACTAATAGATTAGCGGAACATGTTCTTGAAGCAGAAACTCTTGTTCCCAAGAAACATATTGTCGGTGTTTTCCTTCAGGGTTCGCAGAACTATGGTCTTGATTATGAAGACTCTGACGTAGATACTAAATGTATTGTTACTCCCACTTTTAAAGACATTGCTCTTGCACGTAAGCCGGTAAGTACTACTCATATTCGTGAAAATGACGAACATATTGATTTAAAAGATATTCGTCTTTATATTCAGACTTTCCGCAAACAAAACCTTAATTTCCTTGAAATTCTTTATACTCCTTATTTTTACTTGCCAAACCAGCATTTTGAAGAACAGTGGAAAAGACTTGTGGCGCATAGAGAAGAAATTACTCATTATGACCCTGTTCGTAGCGTAAAATCTATGATGGGTATTGCTAGTGAAAAATACTTCGCTATGGAGCACCATTACCCCTCTCGCATGGCTTGGATTGAAAAATATGGTTATGACCCAAAGCAGTTGCATCATCTTTTGCGGGTTTCAGAATATCTTGATAGGTACCTTGCAGGAGAACCGTATGGTGATTGTTTGGTGAGCAATCAAGCTGAATACCTTCTTGCTGCTAAAAAAGGTTGTTTTGAACTTGACGAAGCAAGAGATATTGCAAATACAACTTATGCAAATATTCACGAAAAGTGTGATAAATTTGTTAAAGCCCACAAAAATGAAAAAGTAAATTCCGCAGTAGACGAGCTTTTTGATGACGTTGCTTATCAAATTATGAAAATTTCTGTAAAAGAGGATTTTGATAATGAGTAAAAATGGTATTTTTCCAATTCAAATTTATATCGCCAAAGATGTTCACTTTTTCGCTAATATACAATGGCTATTGTATAAATATTTCCATAAAGAAAGAACAATTCCTTGTGGCCGCACTAAAAAAGATAAATATTTATGTTGCTGTCAACCAATGATTAAAGAAAGGGTTTATTTGACCGAAGATAGACATAAATGTCTTTGTAAAGTATGTCATAGTACACGAGTGTTAACTAATCAAATTTTAACAGATGATAATCCATTTGGATGGTGATATGATAATGAATAAAATTTATATTGCCGCGGCTTTTAATGGCCGCAATGATGTAGATACCAAAAGAAAAAGAGAAAACTGCGAAAAACTTAGAGAAATTCTTATCCGCAAATTTGACGAAAGTTCCGTATACGCGCCTTGGACACTCAAGTTCCCTAATGATTGGGATTATCTCAATAAAGAATGGGGACTCATGGTTTTTGCGGCTGATATTGCCGCACTTGAAACAGCCGATATTGTAATTTCATTGAATTATGGTCGTCTTGACCCAACAGCAGGAACTTGTTGGGAATGTGGCTATGCCTTTGCCAAGGGAAAGAAAATTATTATGGTTGAAATGACCAATGAACCGATGAGTCTTATGTGTTCTAATGGCTGCTATGCTAGAGTAAAGGGTCTTGACGGACTTGAAAATTATGATTTTGATATGATGCTTCCTACTCGCACTAATACTGAACAAAAGTAAAAGGATGTGATAAATATGAGTGTTTATGCTTGCGCGGATCTACATGGCCGCCTAGACCTCTTTAAACAAATTAAAGCTTTCTTAAATAAAGATGATACACTTTATATTCTTGGTGATGTCATTGACAGAGGCCCCGATGGTTGGAAGCTTTTTAAAGAAGTAATGAAAGATCCTCGTTGTAAACTTCTTAAAGGAAACCATGAAGATATGTGCTTTAAAGCCATGAACGACGTAAAGTATGGTAATTATCAAGATAATATTCCTATCTGGTTTGCTAATGGCGGAGTTATTACATTCGATCAAATTGTTGCTGATGAAAATGGTTTTGATATTTATCCTCTTATGAAAGATTTAATTCTTGAGACAGAATATCTAAATAAAGATGGAATAAGAATTATTCTTAATCATTCTGGCTTCTATGATGAAAATAAAACTTTCCCTTGGGAAAATGAACTTCTCTGGGACAGAACTCGTTATAAAAGAGATTTCGCAAAAGGTTGGCTTGGACCAGAAAATGTGATTGTAGTTCATGGACATACTCCTATTCCGCTTTTGGTAAAAGAATTGCAAGATGTTGCTGAGTTTTATCAGAAAGAACCTCCTGTGTATGAAGATGGTGCTTTTTGGTATGCGGATAATCATAAAGTATGCCTTGATATGGGAAGTGTGTGGTCAAATAAAACAGTGGTTCTTGATTTAGACACTTTTGATGAACATATTTTTGAAGTTACAACAGGAGAAGAAAATGAGTAGAGGAACAGCTAAATATGAGTCGCATGATTTTTATTGTATGAATTGCGGCAATAAGACTTTTCCTATTATGCGGAAAAAAGGTCATAAACATAGCAGATGCCATAAGAAGGCTCTCTATTGCCCATACTGCCGAGTAGAAGTTAATTGTATTGAAGTTACTTGCCTTGAAGATAAAGAATGGTTTCTTGAAGAATTTGCTGCTGGACATTTTAAAGAAGAGGCAGCAAATTCTATTGAATACATAAAGGAGAATGGTAAAGCATGGGTAAAATAATTATTCTTTCTGGCGCTCCCGGTAGTGGAAAATCTACCTGGGCAAGAAATTACGCGGCTAAACATCTTGGCACGATTGTAATTAGCCGAGATGAAATTCGTTTTTCTCTTTTGAAAGAAGAAGATGATTATTTCGCAAAAGAAAAGTTGGTTTTTAACACATTCTGTAATCATATCGTAGGTGAATTGCGGTTCGGGCATGACGTAATCGCAGATGCGTCTCATTTGAATTGGTTAAGCCGCAGAAAGCTTCTTGCTAATATTGATAGATTTTGTAAGCGTTCTGGCGATAAATGTTATGATGAAGTTTGGGTTGTTGTTTTCAAGCCTTCCCTTGAAACGTGCTTTAAGCGCAATGATACCCGCACTGGTCGCGCAAATGTTCCTCATCATGCTATTGAAACCATGTATAATGGAATGACAGACCCAAAAGATGATAATTTTACCTATGATAAAATTATCTACATGGAGGAATAATATGAGTAAAATTTATGTTACTAGTGACTGGCATTTTTGCCATAATAGAGAATTTATTTATGTCCCTCGTGGCTTTACTTTAGTAGAAGACATGAACCAAGCCCTTTTGATGCGACATAATTCTATTGTTACACCAGAAGATGATGTTTATGTGCTTGGAGACCTTATGCTTGGTGGCGCTGATAAAATGAATGAAGGTCTTGAGCTTATTAAACAAATGAATGGAAAACTCCATATTGTAAGAGGCAACCATGATACAGAACAGCGATGGCTTGCGTATCCTACACTTCCAAATGTAGTTGAATGTAAAAATGCTATTTATCTTAAATATGGCAAGTATCATTTTTATCTTTCTCATTTTCCTACTCTTACTGGTAATCTTGAAAAAGAAAGCTTAAAGCAAATGACACTTAATCTTTATGGTCATACACATCAAAAAAATAATTTCTTTGAAGACCAACCTTATATGTATCATGTAGGCGTAGATAGCCATGATTGTTTCCCTGTAAATATTGAAAATGTAATCGCGGAAATGTATCAAAAGGTTGAAGAATGTAAAGAACAATTATAATAATTAAAGGAGAGAAAAATGATTTATTTTATTTGTATTATCTTATGTATTGCTTGTTGGGTAGTTTATGTCAAATTTAAAGATAGCTATGATTATGATGGTTGGGAGATAACTAGTCTTCTTGGAGGTATGACAACTACTGTTGCTATTATCGTTATGACCATTATAATTCTTATTCAATCTTTGGGTGCTCCTGGTTTTGTTGCTTCTAGTCATCAGAGATATGATTCCTTGATGCATCAAGTAGAAAGCGGCATGTATAACAATGATAATGAATATGGTAAAAAGGAACTAGCAAATCAGGTCCAAGAATGGAATGAAGATTTGGCAGAAGGAAAGGCACTTCAAAAAAATTTTTGGGTTGGAATTTTCTATCCTAATGTCTATGATGAATTTGAATTTATTCCGCTTGATAATTTGAAATAATGCTACCATGTAAAAGATGCGGATATGTAATTATAAAATTAGTAAACCATTAATATACTGGTTGAAGAGTGTAAAGAGGAATTGTAAATGTTGAATATAGAAGAATTACTAAAAAAGCTTGAGGAAATGCCGATTGAAGAACTTGCGGCAATTGCCGAAGCGGTCGCGAAAGCCAGTGTCCGCCTACCCGATTATACGCCTGCTTGTATTGTAGGCTATGAAGGATGTGTAAATGATCCTGCTTATATTAAGTGTTATTATCCAGATTGGTATGAGGAGCTATACGGAGATATGCCAGTAGAAGAAGCGGCAGAGGAGTGTAGAGCACTTTTATCTAGCGATGGAGAATGTCGTCATTGGGATGATGAAGATAAATGAGGCAAAATTATGGCAGGAATTTTTATTGGCTTGATAGTTATTATTGGTATTATGGCTATTGTTTGTATATTTAATATATAAGAATACTAGTGAGCTATAAGATGATCTTATAGCTCACTTTCTTTTACAATCGGTTCCTCGGACCGGCCGCAAAAGTAAGCCCCGAAAACCCAAATTTGAAAGCCCTTTAAGTTTTTTTAAAGTAAAAACTAATTTGGCCCAAAAAGCTTTATTTTCCTTTATCGTTTTTTATAAATAATAGATATAATGATAAAAAGGAGGTAAACGCATAATGGCAGATATAGTTTACGATAAAAATAATCCGCAATTATATCAAGGCAACAGTCAATATGAACTTGAAAAAAATGCTATTATTACAGAAGAATAGATAAACTATGTAGCTAAAGACGTAAGAGATTTCTTAGAACAAGAAAATTATGTTTCTTATAATTCACAAAATCCAACTCTTGTAGAACAAGAAACTGCTATTACTAATATCTTTGGCGATGGAATACTAGAAGCAAAAATAGCTAATGTGCTGAATAATTTGGCGACTAGCGCAAAAGGACTTACTATCTTAGACCAAGAAGATAATTGGGTTAAACAAGCTTTTACAGATATAGCTAATGGCAAACGTAAATTATTTATTTTAACCCCATAGGCCAAAGTAGAAGAATATGGTATTCCAATTCTTTCAGAATATTTTGAAGATATTAATTATAAAGATGTTATTTATAAGAAAACCACTTATGAAGAGTTATTTAAAAATGAACCAGAATGGATTAAAAAATATAAAAATGCTCTTAAAAATACCACTAATGCTTGGGTAAAAAATAAATGGCATTTTGCTGATTTTGCGAAAGTTTGTGAAGAAAAAGTTGATGCCAGTGACGCAGCTGCTTATAATTTAATATTCGGCGGAGAAGCAGATGTAAAAAAAGAAAGATTATTAACTGGTCTTTATAATACTCAAGTAGGAGGCTCTATTTCTGCTTTTGTAGAATATGTTGCTCTTCCTTGGGAAACTTTTGTTCCAGAAAAAATTGGTTCTTAGACCAGTTCTTTGTCTGGAGCAATTTTATTTTAGCCTTCTACTGGTAATATTTATGAAGTTACCGCAAATAGTGAAGGAATTACCGCCAATACAGCCTTATCTTTATAGGTAGATAAAAATAATACTAATCAATATCGTCCAGAAACAATTTATAATTGGGAGTATTAGGACAGAATAAAGAAAACTTTTGGTGATCCAGATCCAAATGAACCAGAAGCAACTCATACATATTTTATAGATGAAGCTAATGCGTTATATTTAATTCTAAAATCAATGACCCCAGGAGTAGATGAAAGTGTTGCTTCTGGTGCTGATAGCGAATTGGTAAATGGAAGTGGACATACTACCATTCGTAATCATTACGAATTAATGATGCAAGAAAATAAAGATATTGTAATCGGAAAAATTGGAAACACAGATTATAAACTATCTGATTTTATAAAAAGAGAAAATATGGTAACTGGCAATTTAAATGAAGAAAATAATAAAATTTATTATACTACTCATCCTAAATACAATGTCAGTTATGACTCTGATAAAACGGAAGATATTGTTAATTAGAACGAAATTCCAAGAATTACTAGTGATTTAAATACTTATCTGGGGCAAGGTGGAGAAATTTCCGCGGTTTTTAATAATAATGTTTGGCAAGGAAGTTCTCTTTTTAGACCTGTAATTAATATTGCCTCTCCTAGAATTTATTACCATATTCCAATTTTAAATGAAGAAATTTATGGTGAAAATATTGTAAAAGAATATCCTCATGGAGCGATGGCTTTACATTGCGTTAAACGTGGAACTATTAATACCGGGAATATCTGGTAGTTCTGCGGAGATTTATTATACTCTGGCGGCATAGAATATCCAGGTGGAAAGGTATATCAAAAACTTTTAGGATATAATAATGACAATACCCCAAGAGTAAATGATTATATATATAATCCTTATTCTTCAGAATTAAGACGCGTTTACCGCCCTTAGACTATCGCAGAAAATGGCTCTGGCCGCGAATCTTTCTTAACCGAAGATGTTTTAACTTATATTAACAACGAGGTTGATGGTGCTACTAGAGCTGGCGGAACTTACATCCGCGGAAATAATATTACTTATTTATCTCCTAATTAGCAAGATCAAAATATTAATAAGATTGCGGCTTTACCTGGTTTTATAGAATATTTATAGTCTCAATAGGGCCTAAATGACTCTTATTTCCATGGATTAAGTGATTATATTGAACAGCTCAAAAAATATCAAAATAATATTTTAAACAATGAGCAAGATAAAACTAAATTAGTATTTAATACTTTGTATTTATTACCAAAAGTAATACAAGAAAAAATTTCCAGTAGTGAAGTGAATAATAGTTTAAGAACTGAAATTCGTTTTAAACAATTAAATCATATGATACCAGGTGATTTTGTTTTAAGTACGGAGAATAATTTCTTTAATTTATATCAAACTACTTCAGCTCCTTATCTTTATGATATTTTTAAAGACTATCCAGAAGGTAGAGAAATTTTTATTAATTTTGCTTGTTATTTAGCGCGCAATGCCACATCTAATAGAACTTTATTAATGCATGATGTTGTTCTAAGAGATATTTTAATCACAGAATTAAAGAACGCGGGCTTACATGATGGGGATGATTTCAAATTATATCATTTTAAGAAAGATGAAAGTTCTGATGAAATTCAATATCCTTACATTTGGAATGGTAGTAGTTACGCGGAAAATAACCATGCGGAATTATTGGAAACTTGTTCTTCTTTAATCGAATGGTTGAAATTACTTAAAGAAGAATATCCTAATTTAGATATTGACACCATTTACAATTATCGCAAAAACGAAAATGATGTAGAATATTTAAAAGATTTAAGATATAGATTATTGACTAATTTACAATGTCCTATTGGAATAGATGCAATTCCTATTACTTCATTACCATTTACTATCAATATAGAAGATGGTTCTTCAATAGAGTTTGATCCTACACGCATTATTATTCCAGAAGGTTCAATTAGCGAAGTTCAATTAGCTAGTAATGTAGTTGACAAACTTAATTCCTTTAAAATATTATTGTCAAGTCGCAATCCTTCTTCTGGTGGACGTTATGGTGATGATACTTATGTTTTTGATTTAACTTCATTGCCATATCCTTTTGCGGGTAATGCTATTCCTGCGGTAAATGATGTTATTATTTGTAATTAGTCTTTCTATCAAGTAGGAGAAATTCAATCTGATTATGTTGTTACCACAAAAATTGGAGACTTGAGTAATAAAATAATTTCTTATAATGATTTAGATAATAGTTTATAGACAAAAATAGATAATGCTTATGTTAAGCCTTCTGGCGGAATTCCTTTATCTGATTTAAATACTTCCGTCAAAAATAAAATAAACGCACCAAATATGCGTTATTTAATGGATTATGAAACTATTACTTATGATAGTGATGTGGGTGAATATATTTTTAACTCTACCAATAAAACTGAAAGTAGAAAAAATTATAAAGATGGTTCTTTGATATTATCACCTTCTAATGATGTTTTTCAGCTGAACTCCCCGGACGGAGCAGGTTTTAGATCTGATTCATCAACACCCACTTTCGTTTATAAAATATCAAATGATAATAATAATATTTTTGAATTTTATTGGAGACCTTTATATAATAGTTATGAATATGAGAAAAAGATAGGAGAAGATTTATATGATTCTATTACAGAAAATGATCTTCTTTTAGCAAAAGAAATTCTCCAAAAAAGAGGTTCTATAACTTTAAAATTTATTGATGGAGATTTTGGAGGCAAAACCATAATTGGTGGATCTTTAACTTAGAGCATAATTGATTCTATTAATAATATAGGAATAGTATTTAATTATTATGATTTTGATGATAGTTATAATCCTTAGGTTAAACAACTTATATGGTATTATTTTAATAATTAGAATCATATTGAATAGATTAATACGTAAGAATTTTTTTGGTCAAAATTAATTTACTCCATTAAAGCACCTTTCATGTTTTAATGGAGTAAATTTATTATTAAAATTCTAAAAAAAGGAGGGAGAGAATAATGGCTTATGACCTAACAAAATTAGTAAAAGTTTCTGCTTTAAAGCAATTGGCTGAAAGAATAAAATTACATTATTATAATAAATATGAAATAGATACTAAATTATAGGAATTCATAAAACAAATAGAACTAAATAATGAAATTCTAGAAGCTATTGATTAGGTCGTTTCAATATCTATTACCCCCGGCACAGAACCAGGGACCCTTCTGATTAATGGTGAAGAAATAACTATTCCAGGCATTACGGGAGAAGATTTAGATTTAATTACAGTAATTAACTCATTGTCAACAGATGATCAAATTCCTAGTGCCAGGGCTGTATATAATGCTTTACCGACTTGGGAGCATTTCGAACCAGAAAATTCTACTCCTTAATTAAAAAATTAGAAGGGAGAAGTGGCATGAACCAAAATTTAGTAAAATTTAAATACGGCCCCTCGGTTACTGCGACGTCTCCATTTTTTCCGCCATTAGAACCAGGTGCTTTTGTTTTTGATTCAGAAACATTAGCTCTTTATATAGATTTAACTGATCGTAGAGTTCAAGTTAAAGACCCTTTAAAAATGTCTTTAACAGGCGGAACGATTACAGGCGATGTTCAAATAGTAGATCAAAATGGAACTACTTCAAGTTCTTTTAATGCTTCTACTGGGGCAATCCAAGGCCAATACTTAGAAACTACAGGCAATATAAGTATTGGTGAAGGGGAAAGTATCCCCGATAATTTTGCGGTTATAGATAACAATGGCCGCATTAGGTCTCTTACAAAATAGCAAGTAATTTCAGAATTAGGTATCGCGACTACTTAGTCATTGGGCGCCTTAGCTTATAAAGATAGTATTGCAATAGGCATTAATCAAAGTCTTCCTGCTTCTGTAGTAGAAGGCTCTGAAATACTTACTTTTGATACTGAATTTATTTCTGGAATTTCTATAACGCCAATTTAATTTTAAAAAGAAAGGTGGAAAAAATATGCCTACAACACCATATATTTCTAAAGTAAATATAGGTACAATTACTTATAATATTAAAGACGCATGGGCTCGTGAACAAATTGGTAGTATTGGTAGTCCAATGCATTTTAAAAATAGAGCTTTGTAGACTTTAACAGATGGCGGAACTGAAAATGCGGCTGCTGCTTCTGGCAGTCCATATACAGGTGCTGCTGGTGATGTATATTTACAAAAATCTCCTGGCACTAGCGAATTTGTATGGACTGGGTCAGCTTGGGAACTTTTAGGCGATGAAGGTTCTTACGCAACTCATGGCACATATTCAGTAGATCTTACTCCCACAAAATCTACAGTAAGTTCAACCGCAACTTATACTCCTGCTGGTACCATTAGCACCCCTTCTTTCAGTTGGGCTACTACAAACTCCACAAAAACTGTGGCAGTTAATATTAATTTTGATACTCCAACGCTAAAAAAGGTTACTAGCAGCGGAACATATACTCCTGCCGGCACAGTTTCAGAACCCACTTTTACTGGCACTTCAACGACTATTACAGTTACTAGCTCAGAGTAGTTTGTTAAAGATGTAACATCTGGAACTGGTCAAGCTACTTTGCTTAGTAATACAATAAGTCAACCTACCTTTACTGGCACTAAAGCTACAATTACTAGTACTGGAACATATACTCCCGCTGGTTCCGTTAGTGTAAATAAAACAACTACTTCTGTTGTTTATGGTTTTGATACTCCTACTTTAGCGAATGTTCTTTATACAGCTACAGTAAGTAATGAAATATTATCTTGGTCTACTGAGAATGTAGTAACTGCTATTAATCCTTTAACAACACCAGTAGTAAAAGATGTTACAGGAGCTACCTTCTCTGGCACTACTGCGACTATTACAGTTACGGCCTCTTATACTCCTGCTGGCACAGTTTCTGCTCCTACTCTTACTTGGGGTTCTACTACGGTCAATGTTACACTTCCTGTTAGTGTCGAAATCACCCCAACAAAGGCCGCTATTACTAGTACTGGAACATATACTCCCGCTGGTTCAGTTTCTCAGCCTACATTTACCGGTACTTCAGCAACTATTACAGTTACAGCTACCGAAGATGTTGTTACCGAAATTGACACATCTACCAGCACTTCTATTACACTGCCAAATGGCACAGTTTCTCGTCCTACATTTACGGGCACCTCAGCAACCATTACTGTTACTAGCACAAAACAATATATGGAAGGCGTTACTGGCTCTGTCACTCTGTAATAAACAATTTAATAAAAATTATAACTATCAAGAGGTGGCCTAATGGTCACCTCTTGATGTAAATGAGATAAAGGAGATTATATATGGAAAATAAAGTTTGTATTTACGCTATATGTAAAAATGAGATGAAATTTGCTGCCAAATGGCTTGATTCAATGTCAGAGGCCGATTATATAGTAATTTTAGATACCGGCTCAACCGATGGAACATATGAATTTTTTAAAAATGATTCACGAGTAACAAGAATAGAACAAAAAATAATTAAACCTTGGCGTTTTGATGTTGCCCGCAATGAATCATTAAAACTTGTGCCAGAAGATGCTAATATCTTATTTTGCACTGATTTAGACGAATTACTTGAACCCGGTTGGGGTGATTTAATTCGCAATAATTGGACAGAAAATACTTGGCGTGGCCATTATCGGTATATTTGGTCACATACCCCAACAGGAGAACCCGCTGAAACATTTTGGTATGATAAAATGCATATCCATGGGTATCAATGGCATTTCGCGGTTCATGAAGTTCTTTTACCTCCTGGAGGATACAAAGAATTAGCCGCAGAAATACAAGGAGGTCATTTAATTGATTTCGGTAATTCTATTACCTTACATCACTATCCCGACTAGGAAAAATCACGATCTAATTATTTAGATTTGTTAAAACTGCGGGTTGAAGAAGATCCTACTGATACTTATGGTTATTATCTCTTAGGTAGAGAATATGGTAATTTTAGAGAATTTGATAAAGCAATAGAATAGTTTAAATTATGTCTTGCCAGAGATGATATTAAAACATTCCCGCTTGTCGAATATTGTGTAACGGGTTATTTGGGAGATATTTATCGTTGTAAAAATGATATTGCTACCTCAATAAAATACTATAATCAACAATTAATATTAGATTATACATATAGAGAACCATATTATAATCTTGCCACTATATATAATGATCTAGGGCTGTATAATATTGCTCTTGCTTTCATGGAAGAGGGATTGGCGAAAAGTCATTAGCATTTTGACTGGACTGAACGCGCTGTCGTCTGGCGCGAAGGTCCGTATGATACAATTGCTATTTCTTGTTTTTATCTTAATGATATAGAGAAAGGTTTAAAAAATGCTTTAAAAGCCTTATAGCTAGCTCCTTTAGATGAAAGAATTTAGAAAAATTATTTAGCTTTATTAGAAAAATCCTAGTCATCAAAATAAAAATGATGAAAGGAGAAAATATAAATTATGGCTTTTATAAGTAATATAGAAGTTAATGAACAAGAATATGGTGTGCGGGCAGTGGCTATTCCGTCCGGCACTGTTGACAGCACTTCAACTTCAACAGCCTTTACCGCCACTGTTCCTGGCATTAAAGAGTTGCGAGATGGTGTTTGCTGCTTTATCAAAAATGGTAAAGTAACTTCTGCTTCTGGTTGTACTTTAAATGTCAATGGTTTGGGCGCTAAACCCATTTATAATAGTATGGCCAACGCCAGCGCAGTAACTACTACATTTAATACAGCTTATACAATGTTATTTGTATATGATAGCACTAGAATCTCTGGCGGCTGTTGGATGATGTATTATGGCTATAATTCCTCTGGTTATACAAATAATGTAGCACAAGGTCAATGCTATGGAACTTGTAGTACCGCAGTAGGCACAGCCGCAAAAACTGTTTCAATGTCATCATATGCTTTAGTTGCTCATGGTATTTGCGCAATTAAATTTACCAATGGTAATACGGCCGCAAATCCAACCTTAAATATAAATAGTAAAGGCGCTAAAGCGATTTATTGGAATGGTGCTGCTTGCCCCACTAATTTAATCAAACCTAATGATGTTGTTATTATGATGTATAGCACGCAATATCATATTGTTGGTATCTATAATGGAAATCGTGGTTTTGCTACAACTACTCCCGTTATGGATGGTACAGGCGCTATTGGTACTTCAACCGAATATGCTAGAGCAGACCATGTTCACCCAACTGACACAAGTAGAGCGCCAGTAGCAAGCCCTGCGTTTACTGGAGCCCCAACGGCTCCCACTCCTACTGATGATTCTAGCGGAGATATAATACCTAATATTAGTTGGGTCAATAGTCAAATAAGTAATGCTTTTACCAATTATGATGCAAAACTTGTAGAGTTTATAAGAGTAGTTTCTTATCCTTTTTCACTTTCTATAAATAACACTTTTGCCGTAGTGAATTTTACATCTCGTAGTGAAATATCTTATAGTCAATTAATTGGTTTTTGTTTGGAGGGAGCTTAGACTTATATAGTAGGAGTATTAGTTGATGATTCATAGGCAAATGAAATAGTTGATTCTTTTCCTATTCTTCCTATTGGAATAAATGGAACCAGTATTTCATTTCAAGGGATTTATAAAAATAAATTAATTACTTTTTTAGTAACGCAATCTGAAAATTCAGAATACTGTATCGCTACCATAACAGACATCTATGAAATTGGTGCTACCACAGGAGCAATGCACTTTAAAGGTTCTGCCCAATAGACCATTACTGATGGCGGAACTGAGAATGCGGCAAGTAGTGTTATAGGTAGTGAGTATTTAGGTGATGCTGGTGATGTATATTTACAATATAATAGCGCTGATAATAGCTAGACTGAATTTGTATGGAATGGTAATACTTGGGAAGAACTTGGAAATGAGACACTAATACATCATATAAATTTAAATGATTATGGACCTCCCACAATAATTACTAAAAATGGTGTAACTACTCTGACCTATAATAATGTACCTTAGAGTTTTATTAACCAAGAAATATTAAGTTATTATATAGCAGTATATGATTTTACTGATTCAGAAATTTTATTTTATCCTTCAGAAATTTTATTTTATCCTAAAAGTACCGTAACTATGGGATCTTTTATGCTTATTCCTGGTACTATTGGTTTTGCTCAACAAATAGCTTCAAGTTTCTTTTAGGGACAAGCAGCTATATATAATGGTGAAGATCATATATTAACTATTTATATTAAAAATTTTAATTTTATCGAAAGTGTTAGTGAATAGTTTACACTAATAGATGGTCATCTATCATTAAATTACACACCACCAACAGCTACTACTGATTCTCCTGGTATTATGACTCTTGGTTCTTCAGGAGGAGCTGCTACTTACGAGCATACTCATGGTAATATCACTAATGCTGGCGCTGTAACAACTACTGTAACAGTTGCTTCTAGTGACCGTATTTTAATTACTGACAATAGCGATAGTAATATGGTAAAAGCTGGCCCAGCTTTTGGTTCTTCTTCTACTTACTTCTTAAATAATTCTGGATCATGGACTATACCAACTGGTGATCATCAAGTTACGCAAGCCGCGGCAATTACAACTAGTGGTAATTATCCAATATTATTGGGTGGTACAACTGCTACAACAGCTGTAACTGCTACTGTGAACAAAGCTTCATCATTAACCTATAATCCATCATCTAATGAATTGTTTATAGACAATAAAGCAGTAACTACTTAGTTAGAATTGACAATAACGTCTAATCCTTTCACAACAGCTACTCTTTCATATACTCCCGCTGTAACATGGAGCACACTTGAGAATGCTGCTGACAATTGTGATAATATTTCATTAATTATTAATGATGGCGGATACAACAGAGGTAGATTAAATTCTTATTTTGTAGATACTGACATAGAAAAAATATATTTTAATTTTAATTATTAGGATGAAGACACAGGCTTATCTTATGGGTAGTTTGAAATTAGTCAAAATGGTTCTACCAATAATTTAAAAATTAATTGGGTTCCCATGGCTAATGCTAATACTACAAGTTATTAAGAAAGTGAGGTAAGATAAAAAATGAGTCAAGCTTTAATAACAGAATCTAACCTCACCGCGATTGCCAACGCGATTCGAGCGAAGAACGGGTTAAGCGCATCCTATACCCCGGCGCAGATGCCGGCGGCGATCGGGGAGATCAGCAGCTATCCGGACAGTTATGTGGTACAGGAGGCGCTCCGGGTGGCCAATCAGGTCAGTAGCCACGGGATCGTGAATGGTTTCCGCATTCTTGCGCTATCAGATAGTCACATCGACCGCACTAACGCGCAGCTTGTTACCTCAGCAAAGCACGCTGGACAAGCGGCCAGCCTGTTGCGCCGGGCACTGGAGATCGACTGCTGCATGTGGTTAGGAGATGCCACCGCCGGCGGCAGCAACACAACCTATGATAACGGCGTTGCGGAGATTAGGCAGATGCATGCCAACCTCGCGGACGCCTTCGGAAGTCTGCCGCAGTTCCATAGTGTTGGCAACCATGATAATCTACACTTTTCCTCAGACCTCGGTGGTCACACGCCGATCTATCGGGACGAGATGTATAACCTGGTCGGCGTCTATAGCACCGGCACGGTCGATCCGCAAAATCTCAAGGGCGGATACTGCTATCAGGACTTTGTATCCAAGCAAATCCGGGTGATCTGCCTTAACAGCGCCGAGACGACAGCGGACACGCAATCGAAGGACCTGTGGATCAGCGGCAGGCAGCTACAGTGGTTTGCCGACCGGCTCGGCGAGGTTGGTAGCAAGAGCGACGCAGCTAATTGGGGAGTGATTATCTGCTGTCACCACCCAATCGACTGGCAGACCTTCCGCGTGTCTCAGATAATCAAGGCATACTTAAACGGCAGCGCTGTCTCACTGGCTTATGACGGAATAACAATAAGCTACAATTTTTCCGGGAAAAACAGTGCTAAGCTCATCGCGCAGATTCATGGGCACACTCACAATTACCTCATGGGCAAGCTCCACGCCATCGGATACTCTGGTGGCGCCATCGACGAGGGTGAGATGGATGTGGTCCGACTGGCGGTACCAAATGTCTGCTTCGGACGCAATAACGAATATGGCCGCAATAGCGGAACAGAATCTAATGGCGTCGAGTTCGGCGAAACAACTACTTACAACAAGACCGCTGACTCCGGACAGGACACGGCCTTTGTCGTGGTGAGCATCGACCTGGATCGCGGTGTCATATACGCAGACCATTACGGCGCCGGCTATGACCGGACCTATAACTACGTGACGGCACAATACACGATTACGATCAACAGCCTTGGCAAGGCGGAGATCTCTAACATGGCGACATCTATCGAAGAGGGCCAGACCTACAGCGCAACACTGACCGTTCCGAGTGGCTACACCATCGGCAGCGTGACCGTCTTAATGGGAGGCGTGGACATCTCTGCGACGGCATACAATAATGGAACAATCTCCATCGCAAATGTGACCGGGAACATCACGATTTCCTGTGTGACGAGTGGTTATACCAACCTTATCAACACAATCGGCTACACAGACGGCTATCGCCTGTCCACAAGCAAAGGCACACTTTCTGCTGCCACTGGCTACACGACCTCCGGCTTCATCGATCTGACGCCGTGGGTGGACAAGGGCGAGACTGTTGTCATCCGCACGAGCGGTGTGGATATGCGAAAGTCTACACACAGCAACGCAACGTGGTGCTGTTACCATACGGATGAGACCTTTGTTGGCGGCGGTTATCTCACGGAGGGTACATCCACCAACTATGGAACAATCGCTTTTGATGCGAGCGGCAATATGACATGGACGCTGACGCCTGATAATATGCCACTGAAATCAGTAAATAACCGACCGCTACTGCGCATCGCGGGCTATGGGTCCGGCGCAAATTGGACCATCACGATCAATGAAGTAATCACATAAGGGAGGGAATCAACATAAGCGAAGCAATTATCGTTGTGTTGGTCATGCTACTAAGGTCGCGCAGACTTCCTTTTATAAATTGTTTGTTGACGTGAATGTTTACACGCCTAAATAATATTTATCTAATTGCTAATTAATTTTAAGGAGGAAAAAATACTATGACTATTTATATCCCTACTATTACTATTACTGATAATCCTTATTAGGAAAATAAAAACCTTATTTTTGAAAGTAAAAATATTGAAGAAGCTAAATTTAATTGGGATTATATTTTCAATTTAGCAAAAAATAATGAAGATTTAGCTATTGAAATTAAAGGACCTAATTGTACGGGTAAATTAACTAGTTATATTTGTGATACTTATTACAAATTTATTGATTTTATTATTTTTGGTTATGATACCGTTGGCACATTGCGGTTAACCAAAGATGGAACCAATTACTTTAAAATTGATTATGTTCAAATGAAATAATTAAAACAAGTATATCTCTTAATATAAATATTTGTTTTGACTTTTATAAAAATATATGATATAATAAAAGAAAAAAGGAGTTCTATATATGGAAACTTTTTTCAATGCGGAAAATGGTTTAACAACTGCGGTTATGGATTACAAAGGATTTTCCTTTACTGGAGAAGCTCATTGTCATCCAGAAGATAGGTTTAGTGAATATATTGGCGGTTCTCTCGCAGAACGAAGAGCATTTCGTAAATATTTATGTTTCGTCCGAGAAAATGAAATTAAACCGCAATTACAAGCCTTAAAGCAATTATATTATTCAATGAATAAAAGCAAAAAATATAATCCAAAGAGTTATGAAGCAATAATGCTTCAGCGACAAATCCGCCAACGAGAAGATGATTTGGAAGTAATTAAAGATTATATTTATCAAAGTAAAAAATTTGAAAAAGATATTGTAAATGTTTATTCTGAATATGCGACACGCATTAAAAACAAATACGAAGATAAGAAGCCAGAGTGAAATAAATCACTCTGGCTTTTTCTTTTTGGGCCATTTTGCTTCATTTTACCGATATCTTTTTTATAAAAAGTAGAGATTAAAAAAGGAGGGAAATAAAATGTCTATAGGCATTATTGCTTCTAATGGAATTAAAGCATATGGTATTTAGACTTATATAGTAGATACAGATGAAGATATAAAGCAATTACGCACTACTGATAAAATGGGAAGTACTGCTTATGTAATAAATAGCGGAAAAGAATATATTTTAAATGGAAATAAAACATGGGTAGATAAAAATAACCCAACTAAAGAAGAAGAAGAATAAAAGGAGGATTTTTTATGAAATATAATACAAATAATAAACCTCTAGTTTGTATGATGACATAGAGTACTTGCTATAAAGGTACCACAAAAGGCACACCCGTAGGCATTCTTTGGCATGATACCGCTGGTGGAAACCCAGAACTTCGCAGATATGTTCAACCAGATGATAATGCGGCAAATAAAGCTCAATTACTTCAATTATTAGGTAAAAATGCTTATAAGAATGATTGGAATCATATTCATCACTCTGCTGGTCTTAACTGCTGGGTTGGTAAACTGGCGGATGGAACTATAACCACTGTTCAAACAATGCCTTGGAATTATCGTCCTTGGGGCTGCGGCTCAGGACCTAAAGGTAGTTGTAATGGTTCTACTGGTGGACCATTTTGGATCTAGTTTGAAATCTGTGATGACGGCTACACAAGCTAGGACTATTTTAATAAGGCTTATAAAGAAGCTTGTGAAATAACTGCCTATTTATGTAATATGTTTAATATTGATCCAAATGGCACAGTATAGTATAAGGGCGTTCAAGTTCCTACCATTCTTTGCCACTGGGATAGCTATAAGTTAGGTCTTGGAGGCGCGCACACTGATATTTATAGTTGGTTTAATAAATACAATAAAGATATGAACAATGTGCGGGCAGACGTTTCTGCGATTTTAAAAGCAACTACTCCTCCAGCCGCAAAAGAGCCTGAACCGCCGACTCCCCCAACTACCGAAGAATTTAAGGCTGGCGATTTAGTTGATATCAAATCTGGCGCAACTTATTACAACGGAAAAGCAATTCCTTCATGGGTATTAGCTAAAAAATGGTATATTAAATCTATTAAAGGTGATAGAGCTGTTATTGATAAATCAGAAGACCAAAAGAGTTCAATTAGTAGCCCTATTAATACAAAATATCTCACTAAAGCTGCGGCCAGCACGCAACCACCTGCCCCTGCTTTTGACCCCTATGTAATCCGTGTAACCGCGAACGCACTTAATGTCCGCAGCGGCCCAGGCGCCAATTATAGCGTTAAAACTGTTATTTATAAAAATGGTGTATATACTATTGTTGATAAAAAGGATAATTGGGGCAAATTAAAATCTGGCGCTGGTTGGATTTGCCTTGATTATACTGAAAAAAAATAATTTTTAAAAGGAGATAATAACAATGAAACTAAATTTATTAAAACCATTAAAGAGAATTTTTACCGCACTTAGTGGTGAGGAAGCAGAGGATAAAAATTTAATATCTGTAATGGATAAAATTGCTGATGTTGTTGAAGAGAATGCTGAATCTGGTGATGACTCCAGCGATTCTTCAGCCTTAATAGTAAATATAGAACGTATTGAAGGTACTAATAATTTAAGACTTGATAAAACATATGAAGAAATTATTAATGCTATGCCAAACGTTTGCGTCTATTCTGAAAATGACTATCCTGGTAATATATATAATGGAAAATATACTATACAATATGCTAATCGAATGGATGCGGATGTGTTTGCTATTGGATTCAATAGTAATAATTTTGGAGAATCACCAAATCATATTATTTTCGGTTGCGAACATAAATACGAATATCCGATAAAAGAAAACCCTTAAGCACCTAAAGCATACCTACCAAAAGGAGATAATTTTAAATGAAGAAAGAACAAAAAAAAAAAGAATTTTCTAAAAAATTACTAATTCAAGAATCAGCTCTTATTTGGATCATGACAATTTCACTTATTGCTCTTTCTTTTATTTGTGTTTTCTTAGGAGCATACGCGGAATTGCCTTGGCTAACCGCAATGGTGGCTTTACCTTGGACTGCCTATGGGGTAAGTCAAGCATATTATTATAAAAAGGCTGAGAAAGAAAATTTATTAAAAATTTCATAGAACTCTGATAAAAATGAAAACAAGGAAAAAGAAAATTTTCCTCTTGGATAATTAAAATCAATTATTTAAATAAAAACTCTACTGCTAAATAATACATATAGGGGTAATAAATTATTACCCCTATATATTAATAAGAGAGGATGATGTCTTATTTCTAAAATAACAATATTTTTCTTAGGCTTCTCTTTTGGCGCTTGGGGAGTATCAGTATTAGATAATATATTTAATACGTGCGCAAGTTGGTTCCAATAGAAACAAAGTGAAGTAGCGTTAAAGATTGCGGAAAATCAAACAAAAATAGCAACAAATACAAATATTGAAAATAATGTATCCGCAATTGGTTTTACTATACCGCAAGAAGGAGAAGAATATGAAAATGACTAAAATATATGACACAAGTAGCTTATTAATTAAAGCAGAAGAAATTTTTGATACCAATGACAAAATAGTTATTACAAATATTTCATTAAAAGAATTAGAAAATATAAAAACTTCCGCAAACAAAGATTCAAGTATTAAAAGTAAAGCATAGTAGCTACTACATCAATTAGATGAAAATCCTGATAAATATACTTGTATTATTTATAAAACTAATTTTGAAAATTGGCTTCATGATTTAAATATTGAAATAAATAATGATAGTAAAATACTTGCCGCAGCTTATAATTATTTACAAACTCATTGGGATGAAAAATGTGTTTTTTATACTAATGATTTGGCTTTAAAAATAATCGCTCAACAATTCTTTGGTAAAGAAAATGTAAAAAGCGAAAAAATCAAAGATGATTATAAAGGATATATTGATGCTTACCTTAATGAGGAAGAAATGGCTGACTTTTATTCTTATCCAGAAAAACTTGGGCAAGATTTAAAATTAAAAGTAAATCAATATTTAAATATTTATGAAACTCAAACTAAAAATAGAGTAGATACTTTATGCTGGTTAGGAAATTCTTTTCGTCCATTAAAATACAAAAGTTTTTGCTCTAAACAATTAGGAGAAATTAAACCTTATAAAGATGATATTTATCAAGCTATGGTAGCAGATAGCTTATTAAATAACCAAATAACAATGATAAAAGGGCCTGCGGGCACAGGTAAATCTTATTTGGCTATTGGTTATTTATTCTATTTATTAGAAAAAAATAAAATAGATAAAATAATTATCTTTTGTAATCCAGTAGCGACTAAAAATGCGGCCAAGCTTGGCTTTTACCCAGGCAGTAAAGATGCTAAACTTTTAGATTCTCAAATAGGCAACTTTTTAGCAAGCAAATTAGGTAGTAAATTAATTGTAGAATAGTTAATAAACAATGAAAAATTAATATTATTGCCTATAAGTGATATTAGAGGATATGATACTTCTGGAATGAATGCCGGTATTTATATTACCGAAGCGCAAAATTTAGATGTTGAATTATTAAAATTAGCATTATAGCGCGCAGGAGAAGATGTTATTTTTATTCTAGATGGTGATATAAAAAGCTAGGTTGATTTAACTAATTATGAAGGTATAAAGAATGGTATGTATCGAGCTTCTAAAATTTTTAGAGGCGAAGATATTTATGGTGAAATTGAACTAAATCAAATTCATAGAAGTAAAATCGCGGAAATAGCAAATAAAATGTAATAAATTTTAATAAAAGGACTATATTATTTTATATTAATATAGTCCTTTTTTATTTTTTGCTTGATTTTTATGAAAAAATATGATATAATATATTATATAAAGAAAAAAGATAATAAAATTAATTGATTTTTCAATCTCTATAAATAGTATAAATAATTTTTTTTGAAAAGTCAATGTATGGAGGCAAATAAATGAAAATATTTACTGACGGTTCTTCGCACGGAAACCCAGGGCCAGGCGGCTTTGGGGTCGTAGTAGTTGCCGATGAAGGATATTTAATTAGCGAATATGCTAAGCAAAAAGAAAATGTAACCAATAACCGCATGGAATTAGAAGCTATTTTATATTCTATGCTTATGTATGGAGTAAAAGAAGCTCCTTATCCAGAAGTATATACTGATTCCGCATATTGCTTCAATACACTTACCAATTGGATGTTTAGTTGGGCTAATAATGGGTGGATAAAAAGTGATAAAAAAATTCCAGAAAATCTTGATATTATAAAAGCATATTATGAGCATTATCAAAAAGGTTATAGAATTAATCTCCAAAAAATTAAAGGTCACGCGGGCCATATCTGGAACGAGAGAGCAGATAAGCTCGCGACCGGAAAAGAAAAACCAATAGGAGGTAAATAATGACAGATAAAACATTATATAATGAAAAATCAATTGAATCACTTTCTCCACTAGAATTTACTCGTTTGCGGCCAGGCGTTTATGCGGGCGACACAACCTATTCCACTCAACTTTTGGTAGAAATTTTCTCTAATGCCGTAGATGAATTTAGATTAGGGCATGGAAATAAAATTGAAGTTGAAATTGAAGGAACAAAATGCCGTTTAAGGGATTACGGTCAAGGTTTTATTCCTAATTCTTTTAGAGAAGATGGAAAAACTATTCTTGAAGCCGCTTTTAGTGTATTAAATACTTCGGGTAAATATAGAGAAGATGGAACATATGAAGGTACATCTCTTGGTTCTTTTGGCATTGGTTCAAAGATTACAACATTCCTTTCTCATTGGTTAGTTGTTAAAACTTATCGTAATGGTGATAGCGAACAAATCCGTTTTAAAGAGGGAGAATTTGAAAAACGCTGGTCTGAAAAAACTACTCTACCAGATGGAACAGAAGTATGTTGGCAGCCAAGTGAAGAATTTTTTACACATCCAGAAGTAAATGTAAGTGAACTGAAAGCCCTGTTCAAGACAGTTTCATGTCTTTGCCCTGGTCTTACTATTGAATTAAATAACAATGGAGAAAAGACAACATACTTTTCTAAAAACGGATTAAATGATTTGGTAGATGAAGCGGTTAAAGGTAAAGAATTAATTGACCATCGCTTTGATTTAAAGTTTGCTAATGGCAAAAATAAAATTGATATGGTAATGACATATACCTCAAACTATGCGATGACTATGGTTCCATATGTCAATACCGGTCTCACAAGCGTTGGTCCGCATATTACTCAAATTAAATCTCTTTTGACAAGAGAATTTAATAAATTCTTTAAAGATAAAAAGTGGCTTAAAGAGGGAGAAGATAATCTTTCTGGCGAAGATATTCAAGAAGGATTATATATTGTATTTAATATTACTGCTCCTAATGTTGGCTATGATGCGCAGGTAAAAACGCGCGTAACGAAGCTTGAAATGACGCCATATACAGCGGCAATTGCTGAAGAGCTGCGCATATGGTTGGCCGCGAATGAAAAAGAAATTAAAATTATTGCAGATAAAGCTAAAATGGCGAAAAAGGCTCGTGAAGCTGCTGCAAAAGCTAGAAACGCGGTTAGAGATAAAGAACTTAAAGGAAATAAAAACAAATTACTTAATCTTCCTACCAAATTAGTAGACTGTTGGGGTAAGGATAGAAGTAAATGTGAGCTATTAATTGCGGAGGGTGACTCTGCCGCATCCGGACTAGTAGAAGCACGTACAGCAGAAATTCATGCTGTATTTCCTATTAGAGGAAAATTAATTTCAACATATAAAAATAGTAGTGAAAAGATTTTCGCAAATCAAGAAGTAATAAATATTATTAAGGCATTAGGACTTGAATTAAATCCTAAAACTAATAAACTTATTTATGACACCAAAAAATTACGTTACGGAAAAATTCTTTTATGCGCTGATGCTGATGCTGATGGTTCTGCTATTCGTAACTTACTTATTGAGTTCTTTTGGTGGATTTGCCCAGAGTTAATTTTAAATGGTCATGTTTATACAACTATGCCACCTCTTTTCCGTATTACCACTAAGAAAAATCAATATATCTTTTTAAAAGATAATAAAGCACTAGAAGAATACAAAGAAGCTCATAAAAATGAAAAATATCTTATAAACAGAAACAAGGGCCTTGGCGAGAGTGACGCAGAAGAGCTTGCTGATGCGCTCCTAAATCCTGAGACTCGTAATATTGCCCAACTTGTTGTTAATGATATAAAAGAAACTGAGAATTTGATTGAATGTCTATTGGGTCCTTCTGTTCCACCTAGACGAGCTTATCTTTTAGCGCACAGTGAGGAGGCTAATGAAAATGATTGATATTAATAAAGAATTAGGTCAAAACTTTTTGGATTTTTCTTATGAAGCAAACTGCCAAAGAGCTTTTGCTGATGCGAGAGACGGACTTAAGCCTGGACAACGGGCTTGTCTTTGGGAAATGTATTCAAAAGGTTATACTAGCAATAAGCCTCATGTAAAAAGTGCTAAGATTAGCGGCGGAACTATCGCAACTTGGTGGCCGCATGGTAACGTAGCTGTTTATGAAACATTTGCGAGAATGTCTCAGCCTTGGATTAATAATCTTCCAGAAGTAGATTGGCATGGAGCAAATGGTTCTATCCAAATTAGCGGAGAACCAGCCGCTGATAGATATACAGAAGCTAGATTGGCCAAATCAACAGAAGAAGGTATGTTTGTTGGTATTAATAAAAATAATGTCCCAATGAAACAGAATTTCTCTGAAGATGCTGAATGGCCGGTAGTTTTACCAGCTATCTTTCCGCGACTTATGATTAATGGTTGCCAAGGAATCGGTAGTACAATCGCAAATGTATGGTTGCCCAGTAACTTAAATGAGTTAATCGCGGTTATTAAAGAATACGTAGAAACAAAAAAACTAAATTATTCTAATTTGGCCCCAGACTTTCCTACTGGTGGAATTATTATAAATAAAGATAATTTAAAGTCTATTTATGAAACTGGCAAGGGTAAAGTCGTTTTGCGCGCAAAGGCAGAAATACAAAAAGATAAAATTCTAATTACCGAAGTACCTTATCAAGTTTATATAGAACCATTGATAGAGGAAATTAAAAAACTGGCTATTGAAGATACTATTCCTGGTATTATCAATGTAACTAATAAAAGTGATAAAAAACAGCTTTTAATTGAAATTGAATGTGAAGGAAACATTCATAAAATCTTAAATGCTCTGTATAAAAATACTGATTTGCAGAAAAGTTTTAATGCAAATCAGTATGCTTTGGTGGGTAAAACTCCTAAACTTCTTAATTTAAAAGAATATTTAGACATATATATTGAACATAACATTAATTGCATCTTGAAAGAATATTCTTTTGATTATAATAAAATGCTTAATCGCAAAGAAATTGTTGATGGTCTTCTTAAAGCCCTAGAAGATATAGATAATATCATTGCGCTCATTAAGAAATCTAATAGTTCTAGTGATGCAGTTATTAAATTAAAACAACAATATAACTTCACTGAAAAACAAGCTAAAGCAATTGTTGATATGAAGTTAGGTAGATTGGCGCACCTAGAGAGTATTGAACTAAATGAGGAAAAAGCTGAATTAGAGCAAAAAATAACTAATGCTTTAAAAGTTATAAATAGCGTTCAAGAACGAGAAAGTATTTTCTTAACACGTTTAATTACCTTTGGTAAGAAATATGGCCGTCCTCGCAGAACTGAATTAACTCAAATTGCCGAACCAAAAGATGAAGATAAAGAAATCGCAAATATTGAACCTGAAAAATGCGTCGTAATTTTGAGTGAAAGCGGTCTTATTAAGCGTATTCCCATTTCCGCCTTCCGGACCCAACGCCGCAATACTAAAGGTGTAAAAACAAAAGATGATATTACAAATATGGTGTTGCGCACTAATACCGTAGACAAACTTATGGTATTTACCAATAAGGGTAATATGTATCGTCTTATCGTAAATGAAATTCCAGAAGGCAATAATACTTCTAAGGGTATGCCGGTAAATGCTTTAATTGAAATGGAAACAGGTGAATATCCTGTTACTATTTATTCTATTTACCGAGATACTAACGCTAAGTATGTTATGTTTGTTACTAGAAATGGAATTACTAAAAAGACTAGTCTTGAAGAATATACTAAGACGCGGAAAAAGACCGGTTTGGCCGCTATTAACCTTAAAGAAGGAGATAATATTGCTTCAGCTTTCTTAGTGAATGATGAGGATGTAGTTATTTTAACTAAAAAGGGTATGGCGCTTAGACTTAACAGCTTAACTATTCCTGCTAGTGGTAGAACAACTATTGGTTTAAAAGGAATTACTTTGAAAGATGATGACCAAGTTGTAAAAGCTCTTCCTATTAGAGATAAAAATGATGATTTGGCGGTTTTTACCTATGAAGGCATGGGCAAAAGGACTAATACAAATGAACTAATGGTACAAAGCCGAGGCGGTAAAGGTTTAATAATCTGTAAATTAAATGATAATGATTATGTAAAAGATGCGGCCATAGTAAATAATAGCGATACTTTACTAGCTATTGGTAATAATAATAGTCTATGTATAAAAGCTGAAGAAATTCCTCAAGTAGGACGCATGGCACAAGGTAATATTATTATAAAGGATAATCGTATTTTATCAGTAAGTAAGATATAAAAAAAGACGAGTCTTTAAAGACTCGTCTTTTCATTTAATTAATTTTTCGCATTTTAGATTTTATTATAGTTATGTCTTTTTTAGCTACCATAAATAGCAAGATCTGCCACATTTGCCGCCGAGATTGCTTCAGTCGAGATACCGAAGTAGAGCGCAATGTGCGTAGCGGTAGGATACTCTGCTTTGTAAGATGCGACATCAAAAACATATGTAGCACTCGTAGATGATCTGTATCCAAGGTATCCTTGACCAAACGTGCCTGTTGAATAGTATGCTTCCAAAGCATAAAGGGATTCAAACAATGCCAGCTCGGTGATTCCTTCAACAGTAAGCGTGTTAATGTTAGTAATATCAATCATATTTGTGACCAAACCGCCAGTCTTGTCTCTTTCTGTGCCGCTACTATAACTGATTCTCTTATTATATTGTGCGTTAGTAGGATCAAATAGATTCTCCCGAACAGATTCAACCGCTGAAATGCTGATAACAACATCACCAGTCACAGCAGGAATATTGATTGTACCATTTGAATAATATTGACTCATGCTAGTTCCTCCCATTGTAATAGTTATTATTGCTCCATCAAGCGTGTACCCTTCGTCAGCGGTGATCGTAGCCGCATATGCCGTTCCAGTCTCAACCACTTTTGCGCTGTTGGACGTGGAGCAGTTTACCAGATTGTTTGTTACACGGACGCGGCGCGTGGTTGGAGTTCCGCTGAACACCTGACTCGTGATGTCCACGCCACCCATCGTTATGGAGACATCAGAAATCACATAGCCGCTTGCCGGAGTCACACCTACGCTATACGAGTCATTTTCATTTACAGACGAAATTTGATTATCAAAATTGATATTAATTCCACTCTTGCTGATTGTGTAAGCTGGTACTGTAATGGTGATCGTCTCAGGGTTTCCATCAATCATTGCCGCACGAAAAGCGTTGATTTTATCAATTTTAATACCGCAAGACAAAACATGAGAGATACAGCGATTACGAAAACTATCTGTTAATCCCCCAACTAGAGGATTAGAACTGTCACTCATCCAAGCCGTCATCATACTTTGATATGTAGGGTATGCTCTAGAACGATATACATTACCATTAATTATTTTCCATCCAAGCGCAAAATTCGTAAGTTCAAAATCCATATCTACATTAGCTCTGCTTACCCCAAGCAGTCCTTCTAGCATCATAGCTATAACACCAGTGCGATCTGCGCCAACACCACAATGAAAGTAAACTGGTTTGCTGTGAATAACAGAATCCATGATAGGTTCGAGGAGCTTCTTCCAAAGCACTTTGCTGTCGGTAATGCTGTAAACAGAACTAGCCTCTGTGTCATTTCCTGCCCAATCAATGCCCCATGGAGATTTCATTTTGTAATTCGTGCCTTGTTCCGAGACCGGTAGGAGCTGAACTTCAGTCTTGATGCCAATTTTGTTGACCATTAAATCTTTATCGGCAGGATTTGGCTCAGAGCCGCGCACGAGCATCCCATATTTAATTGTACCACCATCACAAGCCCAACCACCAAGATCTCTACAATTCTTTCCACGCGGATACTAGCTTCCTTCCGCCTTAGGTGCCAATGTCGTATTATACCATCTGAGCCAATCTAAAGCCATTAATGTCCCAGCTTTGTTTGTTGTAGCAAAAGGCGTTGCTACACCAGGTTCATTGTTATAAAACGTAATGCCATCAATAGTATATCCAATTGGTTTTGAGTTTGCATTGCTTACAGCGTCGGGGATGTTTTGATACATTACTTCACCATAATCATTTTCATTGATAACAGTAAAATCTGCTGCCGCAGTTGGATATGCCGCGGCTGCTGCCACCAGATAATTCCGCACCAGCTCTGGACACTAATGCCACGACAGATGTTCTACGCTTCCACTACTAATCGCCGCAATAGCATCTGCCATTTCGCCAGGCGTATAAGTATCAGAACTACCATTTTTGCTACGTATCGCATTTGCTATACTTGTTAAAGTTTCTTCTTTAATACTATATAATTCACTCATAATTAGAAACTTACCTCCTCGGCACTTTCTAATAATATATTATTATTTGTTTTTATTTTTAAATCCTCATCACTCACGCTAACATCAACTCCACCCACATTTGGTTTATCTTTAACATTTTCCCAATTTACGCCAATATCATAAGGTGTAGTTATATTAGGAAGTTTCACTTTTGAAATAATGGGCATGAGAATATTCTCCTTTCCTCTTTTTAATATATGAAAGTTTATACACTATTTTTCTTTCTTTTGGACCAAATTTGACTTTTTAAAAAAAATATTGTATAATATATATAAGAAAAGAAAAAGAGGATAAAATATGTTTGATTTTGATATTTCAGATGCAAATTACATTCCGCAACTAATTAAATATCTGAATGATAGGACTAAAGAGTATGATGAAGGACATCCTACCATTAGCGACAAAGAATGGGATGATTTATATTTTAAATTAGAACAACTTGAACAAAAAACAGGTATTTATTATCCCAATTCCCCCACCCATAATATTGTTTATACAACAGTCAATAACCTAAAGAAGTCAAAACATAATCATAAAATGTTATCTTTAGATAAAACCAAGAGTATAGATGAAATTGAAAGTTTTTTAGGTAATAAAGATTTTGTCGCCATGGCAAAAATGGATGGTTTAACTTGTTCATTGATTTATCTTAATGGTGAATTAATCAAAGCCGAAACACGCGGTAATGGGTTAATTGGAGAAGATATTACACATAATGCTATGGTAATTCCTTCTATTCCTAAGAAAATTTCAAATTTGAATGAAACAATCGTAGATGGAGAAGTTATTTGTACTTACAAAAATTTTGAACCTTTTTCTGGACAATATAAAAATCCTCGTAATTTTGCTTCTGGAAGTATCAGATTGTTAAATAGTAAAGAATGTGCTGCTCGGAATTTAACTTTTATCGCTTGGGACTTAATTAAAGGCGATATAGAAAATAATAATTCTTTTAAACGAAGACTTATTACTCTAGCGCAATTGGGTTTTGAAGTTGTCCCTTGGATTCAAGAAAATCTTGCTTATGCGGTTAAAGATATTCAAGATCTTTGTAAACAAGAAGGTTATCCTATTGACGGTCTAGTATTTAAGTTTGATAATATCTCTTATGGTAATTCTCTAGGTGAAACTGACCACCATTTTAAAAATGCTATTGCTTACAAATTCTATGATGAAGAATTTGAAACTAGATTATTTAATATTGAATGGTCTATGGGAAGAACCGGTATTCTGACTCCTGTGGCTGTTTTTGAACCAGTAGATGACGGTGATAGTATTATTGAGAGGGCAAGTCTTCATAATCTTAATATTATGAGAGAACTTTTAGGTGAAAAACCTTATCGGGGTCAAAAAATTTGGGTATGTAAACAAAATGCTATCATTCCTCAAGTTGTTAAAGCTGAAAAAGAATAAACATTTTTGGGACAATTCTATGTAATATGATTATTCCAAAAATTATATTACATAGAAGGAGTGATAAATATGTATTGTTTTATTTATATGCATAAAAACAAAATAAATAATAAGGTGTATATTGGGTATACAACTCAAAAAAAACCAAATGATAGATGGGCAAATGGACATGGTTATAAAGAAAATTAGCATTTTACTCAAGCTATTAAAAAATATGGTTGGAATAATTTTGAACATATTATTTTAGAAGAAGGAGATTGGGAACCCAATTTAATTTCTGAAAAAGAAGATTATTATATAGAATTGTATGAAGCTAGAGATCCTCAAAAAGGATATAATATAAATCGAGGCGGTTTTCATTCAATCTCTCCAAATGCTTTACCAGCAGCTTTAGAATGGCAAAAATAGCATCCAGAATTTGGTCTTGCTCGAGCAGCAGATATGCTTAAATGGCAAAAAGAACATCCAGAAGAGATGGCTAAGATGCGAAAAATAAATGCTCAAAAAGCAACTGAAGCAAGAAAAAGAAAAGTTTAGTGTATTGAAACTGGTATAATCTATGAAAGTGCTTCAGAAGCTGCCCGATAGAATCCAAACACTACTTAGTCTAAAATTTGTATGGTATGTAGAGGTTAGCGAAAAACCTGCGGAAAATTACATTGGAGATATGTAGATGATGAATAAAATTTATTTTGAAATTCCAAAAACTTGTCCGATTTGTGGCCAGCCTACCGCAATTAATGAGTCAGAACAACTTTACTGTACTAATCCCGATTGCGAAGGGAAATGGTTAAATAAAATTGAACACTTCTGCGGCAAAAAAGGCTTAGATATTAAAGGTATCTCTAAGGCGACTCTTGAAAAACTAATTGATAAAGGTTGGATTAATAGTTTTGCGGATATTTTTCATCTAAAAGAACATGAAGAAGAATGGAAACAACTTCCTGGCTTTGGCATAAAGTCAGTTGACCGCATTCTCAATTCAATTGAAGCAGCAAAATCTACTAATTTTGAGTCTTTTATCGCGGCAATTGGTATTCCGCTTGTTGGAAAGACTGTCGCTAAAGAACTCGTAAAGAATGGTATTACAACATACGAAGACCTTAAAGAAAAGGCCGCCGACAATTTTGATTTTTCTAAGTTTAATGGTTTTGGTCCAGAAAAAACTGCGGCAATTTGCGGCTTTGATTTTTCAATGGCCGATGAAGTTTTCACAGAATTAACTTTTACTTCTGTAGAATTGCCCAAAACAAACAATAATGATAGTTTTTCAGTAGTCATTACGGGACGTTTGGAAAAATTCAAAAATAGGGATGAATTAAAATCCTTAATTGAGCAAAATGGCGGCAAAGTTGTTACTGCCATTAGCTCAAAAGTAGATTGTCTGATTAACAATAATATTAATAGCACTTCAAGTAAAAATGTTTCCGCAAAACGTCTCAACATTCCCATTTACTCAGAAGAAGAATTTTTAAGAAAATATATAAAAATTTCTTGACTTTCTTAAAAATTTTTCATATAATATATGTGTAAGGATTGAATAATATTTCTTATGAAGAGAAAAGAAAAAAAGTAGTTAGCAGAAAAGATTGCTAAATATGAACGCATTGTTCAAAATTCAACAAATAAAAAAGAAATTAAGCAAGCTCAAAATAAAATAGTAGAATTATCCAGTCATGTGGAAACAATAGAAGACATTGTTGATATTGACGAAATGGTTCAAGACTTGTTGAAGCAGAGCACTTGATTTTTTTAAAAAATTTTTATATAATATACACACAAAATAAAAAAAGAAAAAAGTTTTAAAGGAGATTATTTATTATGGCTATGAGTGAAAATAGTAGAAAGGTATTTGAATACCTTAAGAAGATTAATGGAACTGACGTTACTTCCGCAGATGTTGCTGAAGCTTTGGGTCTAAATAAGCGGTAGATTGATGGTATCTTTACTTCCGCCATTCAGCGCAAGGGCTATGGCGTTCGTGTTGAGGCTGAGGTTGAGACCGAGAATGGTCTTCATAAGCCCATTAAGCTGCTTCGTTTGACCAAGGAAGGCATGGATTTGGATCTTGATGCTGCCGAGGCCGCTGAGTAAGATATAAAATAAAATAAATATATAAGGGGTAGGTTAAACTTACCCCTTATTCTTCTACTTAATGTTTTTATACCTTATTATAGGAATAATTATTGGCGCAATTGCTATGATACCGTTCGTTATCCAAAAGCAGCATAAGGAAAACGAATATATTAAATAGCAAGAAGAAAAAAATAAATAGTTAAAAATTTTATATAATTAGTATCAAGTAAAATTAGAAGATTTACAAGATGAATATAGTAGATATAATCAAACTTTTGACGAATTAACCGCAAAAATAAATCATTTAAATTTCGATTATGCGGCAAAAACTACCGCAATATCTAATTTAAAAAAAGAATATTATAATATTGAAAAAGACGTTGAAAATCTCAAAGGTAAAAAAGAAGAATTATAGGATGCAATAGAAAGTGGACAAGAGCTAGCTAAAAAATCTGTAAAAGTTGTTTATGATATAGCATATCAAAATATGGCAGAAGCGGTTGAAAGAGAAGCTGAAAAAGCCTCTGTCGCGCTTGAAAAAAATCGCAAAGAATATGAAGAAGAATATTTAAATGTTTTAAATGACTTTACTAAAGATTTTAATGAAATTACCTTATAGGAATAGGAAAAACTCCAATAGGTAAAAGAGGAATTAAATAAAACTCGTTCTGCCGCAGAAGCAGCTCGTTTAGCTTTTGAACGAGAAGATGAAAAAAGAAATGCTGAAAATAAATACAGATTATCTATTACTAAAAAAGACTTGATTGAAATAAAACGATTAAAAGAAGTTATACCTTTTATTAGTAATCCTAGACCCATTAGCAAAATCATATGGGAGGGGTATTTCCGCCAAGCCGCAAATGATTTAATTAATAGATTAATTACTGTAAAACCTGCTTCTGGTATTTACCGCATTACCAATCTGTTGGATGGACGTTCTTATATAGGTCAATCCGTTGATATTGCCGAACGCTGGAAATAGCATATTAAGTGCGGTTTAGGCATAGACGCACCTAATAATATTTTGTATAAAGCTATGCAAAAAGACGGTGTAGAGAATTTTACTTTTGAAGTTTTACAATTATGCGGAAAAGACGAATTAAATAATCAAGAAGTCTTTTGGATAGATTACTATAAAACTCAAAAATATGGATATAATATGAGCAAAGGAGGCTCGTAATTTTATGTATAGAGAAATTGGTGAAAGAGGCAACGGAAAAACTAAGCGACTATTGGAATATGCAAAAAAGCATAAGGCCATTGTAGTTTGTAGTATGCCAAGAGCGATGGAAGAAAAAGCTCGTGAATATGGTTTAGGCAAAATTGAATGTATTTCATACACAGTCTTTTTAAATAATGCAAAAAAACTTGGCACTGAACCAGTTGTTATAGATGAAATTGAAAATCTTTTAACCCATATTAATCCGCACATTGATGGTTATACATTAGGAGTAGAAAAAAATGAAATTTGAAAAAACAAGAGTTTATAATTTTGATAACGCACTTCGCGGAATGAGAAATCCCAAAAATAGTTGGGAAAAGAGTGATAGTTAGTTTTATACTTTGCCAGATGATTATGTAGATATTGAGCTAGAAGATATTGCCTATCGAGAAATGGTTGATGCTGGAATAGACCCAGATGATGACTGGGCAAAAGAAAATTATGCGGATAACTTTTACACAAGGACACAATGGTATTGGCCTGATTTAGCAGATTGTCATGAAGTTATTTACATTGGTCCAAATGACATGAAATTAGCAAGACAATTAATTGAAGGTGGTTCAGAGCATCGTAAATTTTTGCGGCAAATTTTTGTTACAGTTGATATTACCGCTCCGCAATACTGGTGGTCCGAATTTGACACCTACAAAATCGGCACTACCGCTAATTCGACATCTAAGATGCATAAACTGGCTTCAAATCCTATTACTTTGGAATGTTTTGAACCAGACTTAATTCATTTCATTCCCTATGACGAACAAGCGCAACGTAAAGATTTGAAGCATCCAATTGATGAAGATTTTCTTTAGATGTGTCTAATTCCTTATCTTGAATTTTTGCGCAATCGTTATAACAAAACCAAAGATATTAGATATTGGGAGGAATTATTGAGCGTTTTGCCGCAAAGTTGGTTACAGACCAGAACAGTAACTATGAATTATGAGAATTTGCGCAATATGGTTCATCAAAGAGAACACCACAAGCAGTCTGGTTGGAGAGTGAAATTTATTGATTGGGTAAAAACTTTACCTTACGCAAATGAATTTATTTTTAATTAATAGCCATTACTTGTTTTTTATAAAAAAATATGATATAATATATATAGAAAGAATAAAGAAAGTGAGTTATTAATTTTTAAAATGATTAGTAAAATTGATTTTATTAATGAAGTTGAAGAAAAGATTGATATTTCTTCTTTGAGCGAAGGCGCTCAAGAATTTTGGCAAGCTTTTAGAACTGAAAGTAAAAAGGAAAAGCCCTTGTTTACGGATAATGGAAAGTTGGTTTTGACTTATCTGCAAAATAATTCAGAAACATTAACTTGGAAGGCAAAAGATATTGCTGAAGGATTGGGAGTAGCTTCTAGAACAGTTTCTGGAGCAATCCGCAAATTAGTCAATGACGGTTATGTTGTTAAGGTAAGCACAGACCCTGTTATTTATGGTTTAAGCGATAAGGGAAGAAATATTATTATTGAAAATTAAAGGAGAAAATAAAAATGAGAAAAATGTTTAATGCTACTACTATTGCAGGTTTGATTTATGAAAGTAAGCTTGAGGAAAAGGTAACTGGGCCTAATTCTAAGAACCCTAATACAAAATATATCACTGGTACTCTTGATATTGCTACCAATGATGATTGTACGAATATTCTTTCAGTTCATTATACTTATGTAACTCCTGTTACAAGTAAGGGTAAGAATAATCCTAATTACACTATTCTTTCTAATATTTGTAATGGTTTTTATAAGACTATTATGAAGGACGGCAAGGATGTTGCCACTAAGGTTTCCATTGACTCTGCTATTGCTCTTAATGAGTTTTATTCCGATAGAAATGGTAAGGAAGAGCTTGTATCTTTAAAGCGTAATGAGGGCGGTTTCATCACTATTGTAGATACTCTGCCCGCCAAGGAAGGAAATAGAGATACCTTTAAGACTGATATGGTAATTACTAGCTTCCGGCGTGTTGAGGCCGACCCAGACCGCGAACTCCCCGAAAAGGGTATTATTAGAGGCGCTATTTTTAATTATAATAATGCTCTGTTGCCTGTAGAATATACTGTTTTGAACCCCGATGCCATTGATTATTTTGAAAATCAGAATATTAGCGGTAGTAATCCTTTCTGTACTCAGGTTTGGGGCCATCAGATTTCTCAGACTATAGTTCGTTCTCAGACCTCCGCTTCTGCCTTTGGTGAAACTTTTACTAGAGAAGTTCCTACCACAAAGCGTGATTTTGTTGTAACTGGTGCGAAGGAAGAACCTTATGAATGGGATAGCGATGAATTCATCACCGCTGATGAACTGTCTAAGGCAATGGCTGACCGTGAAGTTTATCTTGCTACTATTAAGGAACGTCAAGATGCGTATAAGGCTTCTCGGGCTGCGACAGCTACTGCCCCCGTTTCTACCTCTAATGATAAGGTTTTTGGTTTTTAATCAAAAACCTTAATAGGAGGAATTAAATATGGCTATTAATCTAAAGGCTCTTTAGCCGCATAAAGTTAGCCGTGATTTAAGCGGTTATATTACTTATATTTATGGGCCTGGTGGCGCAGGTAAGACTACTTTTGGTTCAAAAATGCCTAGTCCACTTCTTTTGGCTTTTGAAAAAGGTTATAATGCTCTTCCTGGTGTTTTCGCTTAGGATGTTACTACTTGGGGTGAAATGAAGCAAGTTTTACGTCAGCTTGATGACCCCGATATTAAAAATACCTTTAAAACAATTGTAGTGGATACTGTTGATATTGCTTCGCAACTTTGTGAAAAATATCTTTGTAGTCAATTGGGTATTGAAAATATTGGCGATGGTGGTTGGAGTACTAATGGTTGGGCAAAAGTAAAGCGCGAATGGGAAACTACTTTCCGTTCTATTACTATGAAAGGTTATGCCGTTGTTTTTATTTCACACAGCAAGGACAAAACCTTTAAGCGCAAAGATGGCACTGAATACAATCAAATTGTTCCTTCTTGCTCAACAGCTTATAATGAAATTATTAAAAATATGAGCGACATTATGGGCTATATTGATGTAAATAATGGAGAAAGAACTTTAATTCTTCGTTCACCAGATGAAAGTGTTGATTGTAAAAGTCGTTTCAGTCAAATTGCTTCTTCTATTCCTTTTGGATATGATAACTTGGTAAAAGCCCTTTACGATGCTATTGATAAAGAGGCGGCAAGTAGTCAAAACGCCTATGTAACTGAACAAAGAGAAGTCGCTGTTGATGCGCCTAATTATGACTTTGATGCTCTTATGTCAGAGTTTGAAACAATTGTTGGTCAACTTATGACAAAAAATCAATTGTATTATGCTCCTAGAATTACATCAATTATTGATAAATATCTCGGGAAGGGTAAAAAAGTTTCTGACGCAACCAGAGACCAAGTAGAGCTTATTTATCTAATTGTTGATGAAATTAAAACAGATTTATTAAAGTAAAAAATTTACATTTTCAAAAAATCAACCTATGGGAGACTATAGGTTGATTTTTTGTAAAAATTATGATATAATATATATGAAAATATAAAAAATATGGGGGATGTTGTATGCCTCACTATGTTAAATGTGCATATTGTCAATAGCAATTTGACCGTGACGCAAAACCATATGCGAAAATTAATTCAAGGCGTTATGCGCACGCAGAATGTTTTTTAAGAGAAAAACTTACTAATCCAGCTTTAAAAGATATACAAATAGTAGACCCAACAGAAAACGTTAAATGTATATATTGTAAAAAAATATTTAATCGCGTAAAAGAGCCTTGTGTTTTGGTATCAGATAATAAGTATGCGCACAAAGATTGCTATGATAAAGAACAAAACCGAGAATTTACTGATGAAGAAAAATTAGATGAATATATAAAAAAGATATTTAATGTTGAGTGGGTGCCTCCTAATATCCGCAAACAGAAAAAAACTTTAATAGAACAATATAATTATACTTATTCTGGAATGTTAAAAACTTTAATTTATGGTCTTGAAATTAAAAAAACTATAAAAATAGATTGTAAACATCCCACAATAAATATAATTCCTTATCTTTATCAAGAAGCTTATAATTATTATTATAGTTTATGGTTAGCTCAACAATCTAATGAAGGAAAAAATATTCAAGATTATGTACCAAAAGAAGAACAGATTACAATTAAATCTCCGCGGGCAAAATTTACCACGCGCCACAATTCATTCCAATTTATTTTGGAGGATGATATAAATGGCATCTAAATATGTTGATTTAACTAGTATTATTCAAGTAATAGGTTGTGTTTATAATAATCCTCAACTTTTGGATTTTACAGATAAATACAATATTACTGAAGAAGATTTTCCGGATAATTTTCATAAAATTATTTTTGGCACAATTTATAATTTACATGAATTGGGAGCCTCTCAAATCAATCTTTTAAATATTTTAGATTTCTTAAAAACTCGTCCAAAAAGTAAAGCCATTTTTGATAAGCAAAAAGGTGAAGAATGGTTAATTCAAATTTCTGAAAATGCTTCTCCTTCATCGTTTGATTATTATTATCACCGCATGAAAAAAATGTCTTTGTTGCGCGCATATGATACTTTTGGAATAGATGTAACAGATATTTATGACCCAGATAATATCTTGGATGTAAAAAAGCGCCAGCTCCAAGAGGACAGATTAGATAATTCTTCTTTAGAGCAAATCGCTGAACAAATAGATAATAAAATTACCGAAATAAAAGCAAAATATGTTGATAATTTTGAAAATGAGTCTATACAAGCATCAAAAAATATTAGAGATTTAATTGAAGGATTAAAAGAAAGTCCAGAAGTAGGTATACCACTCTATGGTTCAATGATTAATACTATTACTCGTGGCGCAAGATTAGGTAAGTTATATTTGCGGTCAGCCCCTACTGGAACCGGAAAATCAAGAACAATGATAGCGGATGCTTGTAACTTTGCTTGCGATAAGATATATAATGAACAATTTGGCTCTTGGATTAAAAATGGAGTAAAAGAACCCACTTTATTCATTACAACAGAACAAACTCTTGATGAAGTTCAAACTATGATATTAGCTTTTCTCGCGGACGTAGACGAAGATCATATTCTTAATGGTCGCTATGAGGGCGATGAAGAAAAGAGAGTTTATGAAGCAATTGAAATCCTTGAAAATAGCCCACTATATATTGAAACAATTCCAGATTTTTCTTTACAGGATATAGAAAATTCTATTGTTAAAAACATTCGTGATAAAGAAATTAGATATATTTGTTTAGACTATATTCATACTTCAATGAAAATCTTAGAAGAAATTACTCGTCGTAGTGGTGGAGTTAAATTGCGCGAAGATAATATTCTTTTTATGATGTCTATTAAACTTAAAGATTTATGTACCAAATATGGTATTTTTATTTTGTCCGCCACTCAGTTAAATGGCTCTTATGTTGACTCGGAAACTCCAGACCAAAATCTTTTGCGAGGAGCGAAATCAATTGCGGACAAAATTGACGTCGGCCTTGTGATGTTGCCGGTAAATGAAAAAGATATACAATCTCTTGATAAAATCCTTTCTGCAGGGGTATTTGAAAAACCTTTTTTAAAGATTTCTATTTATAAAAATCGTAGAGGTAGATACAAGGGAATTTATCTTTGGTGTAAGGGAAATTTAGGACGTTGTAAGGTAGAACCTATGTTTGCTACTACTTATAATTATGAATTAGTTGAAATTAAAGATTTAAAAATAGACGTGGAACCTCGTTCCGCTTTTTAATAAAGGAGAAAAAAATGATTAAAAATAATAATGATGTTAATGCCGGATATTTTGAATATAAGATGACTAATGAGATGGCTCAGAACTATTTAAAGATGCGCAAAGGCAAGGAGCGCACTAGTGATATTCAAAATTATTTATGTAATATCGTTAATGAAGAATATGGAATTAAAGGAATTTGCATTAAGGTGTTGACCTTTTAATGTTCAATTTTGACAAAGATAAGATAAAGGAGCAACTTACAGAAGAGCAAATTTATCAATTCTTGGCTGAATGGGGCGGAGAACCAGAATACACTAATTTTGGTATTATCTCCGCCACTATTTGCCATAACCAACCTGGAATAGGCAGTAGAAAATTATATTGGTATTCAAACAGTAATTTATTTCATTGTTATACTGGTTGCGCGGAACCTAGTTTTGATATTTTTGAATTAACTAGAAAAGTTTTTCATATTCAAAAACAACAAGAATTAAATTTAAATGAAACAATTCAATATATAGCCGCAAAGTTTGGTATTTCTTCTCAAATAATTTTAAATGAAGAATACTTTGGTCTAGAGGATTGGAATTGTTTAAATGATTATATTCGTTTAAAAGAATTAGATTTTAAAAAATTAGAATTTTTTGAATTAAAAGAATATGATGAAGATATTTTAACTAAATTAAATTATTCAATTAAATTAACTCCTTGGCTAAAAGAAAATATTTCTCAAGAAGTTATTGAATATAACCGAATTGGATATTATTTAGGAAATGACCAAATAACAATACCTCATTTTGATATTAAAGGACGATTTATAGGTTTGCGCGGTCGTTTTATGTGCCAACAAGATTGTGATTTATATGGAAAATACAGACCTGTAACCATCAATAAAGTTATGTATAATCATCCTCTTGGATTAAACTTATATAATATTAATCATTCTAAAGATAATATTAGAAAAGCTAAAACAGCAATTGTTTTTGAAAGTGAAAAATCTGCTCTTTTATATCAATCATACTTTGGTTTTGAAAATGATATAAGCGTAGCTTGTTGTGGAAGTAATTTATCACAATATCAAGTATATCTTTTAAAACAATGCGGCGCTGAAGAAATCGCAATAGCGTTTGACCGCCAATTCCAAGAAATTGGTGATACCGAATTTAAACATTTAAAAAACAATTTATTAAAAATTTATGATAGAAATTCAAAAGATATAAAAGTTTCTTTTCTTTTTGACAAAGACATGATAACTTCATACAAAGCAAGTCCAATAGATGAAGGAAAAGATAAGTTTATTCAGTTATTTAAAGAAAGGATTTTTTTATGAAAGGTATAGTGTGGTATAAAGATAAAACTGAAGGTTTTGAAAAATTAAAAGAAATTTAGCAACAATATGAAAAAATGCTTTATAAAACAACACAAATTAAATCTATTAATAATTCGTTTGAAATGTAGTGCGAAAATGGCGATTTCTGGATAGCTTGTCCCGCGAGAGATTGCTTTCGCGGCCATAAATGTAATATTTCTTATATTCAAAGAGGAATTCCAGAAAATGTAATCTCAACTATAATTCGTCCTTCTACTGTGGCTTATCCTTATCAAGCATTTAAATATTGGGGAGACAAAGAAGATGAATTATAAGTTAATACAAGAAAGAAACCCTAATTATTCTCCCTTGGAACAAGTTCTTTATAACCGAGGTATTCCAATTGATAGCATAGATAATTATTGTAATACAAGTTATTTAGATATACTAAGTCCTAAACTAATTAGTAATATAGAATAGGGCGCAAGGATGTTGATTAAACACATATCTTAGAAAGATAAAACATATGTACAAGTAGACGCCGATTGCGATGGCTATACAAGCGCAGCATTTTTAATTAATTATTTACATTCCCTTTTCCCTAATTATGTAGAAAATTGCGTCACTTGGGGTTTACATGAAAAGAAAGAACATGGAATAGATTTAGATTTTTTGCCTAATGATGCCAAATTTATTATTGTTCCAGACGCCAGTAGTAATGAAATAGCACTTCACAAAGAATTATCTGAACATGGAATTGATATTTTAGTAATTGACCATCATGAAGCTGAACAAGTTTCTCCATATGCTTGTGTTATAAATAATCAATTGGACAATTATCCTAATAAAACATTATCTGGTGTTGGAATGGTTTATAAATTTTGTTGTTATATAGATGGTTTATTACAAATCCAAAAGGCAGAAAATTTTATTGACTTGGTTGCTGTAGGTCTGACTGGAGATATGATGGATGTGCGGCAATTAGAAACTCGCGAACTAATTCGTAGAGGTTTTAATCATATAACCAACCCTTTTATAAAGGGTATTATAGATAAAGATTAGTTTCATTTTTAGGGCGAAATAACTTAGCATAAAATAGCTTTTTATCTTGTTCCTTTAGTAAATGCTGTTACTAGAGTTGGTAGTTTAAGAGATAAAGATATATTATTTGAGTCAATGTTAGAACACAGGGCTAATATTTTAGTACCATCAACTAAACGTGGAGAAAAAGGAAAAGAAGAAAAGATTATTACTCAAGCTTTACGAATGTGCGGAAATGTGAAAAAGGCACAAACGAATGAGCGTGATGATAATTTAAAAATAGTTCATCAATTAATTGAAGAACAAGATTTGTTAAAACATCAAATTTTACTTGTCCTTTTGTCGCCAGAATATAGCGCTAATAAAAACCTAACAGGCTTAATCGCTAATGAAATTGCAAATGAGTTTTAGCATCCGACTTTAATTCTTAATGAAATTGAAACAGAAGGAAAAATTCATTACGCGGGTTCAGGACGTAATTTTGCTAATTCCCCTTTGGAAAATTTTAAAGACCTGCTTTCAGATACTCAAATAATAGATTATGCAGAGGGTCATCAAAACGCTTTTGGTTTTTCTATAGCCGCGGATAAAATAGAAGAATTTATTAAAATAACCGATGAAAAATTAAAAGATTTAGTATTTGAACCTACATATTTTGTTGATTTTATTTTTAGAGCAGACGATAACTATGTTCCAGTTATTGAAGATTTAACAACAAGAGAAGATTTGTGGGGATAGAATGTAGCTGAACCATTAATTGCTTTTGAAAATATTAAAATTACAAAAGATAAAATAACTCTTATGGCAAAAGATCGCAATCCAACATTAAAAATAAATATTTCAAATGTTAATAATGTAAGTGCTATTAAATTTAAATCTAGCGAAGAAGAATTTAATAATTTATATAGTGAAAATGGATATATAGAAATAAATATTGTAGGAACTTGTACCATGAATGAATGGATGGGACAATATAATCCTCAAATATTGGTTCAAGATTATGAAATAATAAAGAGATAGCCGTTTTATTTTTAACAATCGGCATCCGACCGGGCACATTCAAAGTTGTCGAAAATCAAAATAAAAAAAGTGATTAACTTTTTTTATCGCAAAAAGAGGTAAAAATGAATATAGATACAGAACGTTTTAAAAAAGATAGAATAAAAGGCGCAAATAATTATATTAAACGCAAATGTAAGAATAGTCCCGCTTTTAAATATAGTATAGAAATTTTAGATAAATTTGATTTTAGTAATTTTTTAGGAGAAGGTCGTAGTTTATCTAACCTCCTTACCGCCATAGAAGAAGAGTACGGGCAAGTTTTTTGTAATATTTATAATTTATTTGTTTTTGATGAATTAGATATTGAAGATATACAAAATTATTTTATAAGTAGATATAATGTTTGGTTTCAAGAATATAGTGATTGGGTGGTGAGACATAATAATGCAGCTAACCTCTAAGCAGGAAGCAGGATTAAAAATTGCAGTAGCTAGATATAAAGCAGGTGAAAAATATACTTGTATTTCTGGATTTGCAGGAACAGGAAAAAGTACTCTTGTTAAATTTATTGTAGAAGCTTTAAATGTTCCATCCGAAGATATACGCTATGTAGCATATACTGGCAAAGCCGCCAATGTTTTAAAAAACAAAGGATGCTCGAATGCAATCACCGCTCACAAATTACTCTTCCGAGCAAAACTAATGCCCAATGGGAAATATTCATTTACTCCAAAAGAAGTCCTAGAAGGCGAACCATCAATCATTATTGTTGATGAAGTTTCTATGTTACCAAAAAATCTTTGGAATTTACTTTGCTCTCATAATGTATATATAATTGCTTTAGGAGACCCCATGCAATTACCGCCAATAGAAAAAGACCAAAATAATGGTATTCTTGAACATCCGCATATTTTCTTAGATGAAGTAATGCGGCAAGCACAAGAAAGTGAAATTATCCGTTTGTCTATGCACGTCAGAGAGGGGAAACCTTTATATACATTTCCTAAAACAGATATTAATCAAGAAGTAATGATTGTGCATCCATTTGAAGTTACTGATGGTATGATGCTTTGGGCTGATTAGATTATTTGTGCCACTAACAATACCCGTAAAAACTTAAATTTTCATATGCGAAAAACGTTAGAGTATCCCGAAGAGCATCCAGTAATAGGAGATAAAGTAATTAATTTACATAATGAATGGGAAACATTATCATCAAATAATAATCCTTTAACTAATGGCGTTATAGGACAAATTAAAAAATATGAAACAATTAATTATGCTTATCCATATGCACTTAGAAGGAAACCTACTTATGTAAATTTATTAAAAATGGATATTACTGGTGATGAAGCAGGTGAAACTTTCTCAAATTTGACAGCAGATTATAATGAATTATTGACTGGTATTCCCTCTTTTTCAGGAAAAGAAGAATATCTGCTACAACGACGTTATAAAAAAGAACCTTTTCCATTACATTTTAATTATGGATATGCTATTACTTGCTGGAAAGCTCAAGGTAGTGAGTGGGGCAAGATATTAGGATATGAAGAAAATTTTCCATACACATCAGATGAACATACTAAATATTTATACACTTTAATCACCAGAGCGCAAAATAGATTAGTTTTAGTTCGGGCATAATAATTTGACTTTTTATTTATAATATGATATAATATAAGAAAAGAAAAAAGAAAAAAGGAGTAGGCAAATGGAATATCCTGGAAGCTTACATAACCATACTGAATATAGTAATATCCGACTAAGAGATTGTATTATAAAACCTAAGGACTTAATAGACTACGCAATTGAATTAGGCCATGAAGTAGTAGCCATTACAGACCATGAATGCGTTAGTAATGCGGTTAAGGTTGAAAAATATTATAAAAAAATAAAAGAAGATAATCCAAATTTTAAAGTAATTCTTGGTAACGAAATTTATTTAGTTAGAAATGGTTTAACCGCTGAAAATTATAACCGAGAAAATGATAACTATTATCATTTTATTCTATTGGCTAAAGATGCTATTGGGCATCAACAAATAAGAGAAATTTCAACTCGTGCTTGGTTGCGTTCTTATGTTTCTCGTCGTATGAGACGAGTACCTACATATTATCAAGATTTAATTGATATTATTGGCCCTAACCCCGGCCACGTGATTGGTAGTACGGCCTGTCTTGGAGGTTTTATTCCCACTCAGCTTTTACGATACAGAAGTAGTCTTGATGTAACGCTAATAAAACAAATTAAAAATTGGCTTATTACAATGAACAATCTCTTTGATGGAAATTTTTATTTAGAATTACAACCGTCCAATAACGAAGAACAAAAATATGTTAATACAAATCTGCTTCGTTTATCAGAAGAATTAAATATTAAATATATTATTACAACAGATAGTCATTATCTTAAAAAAGAAGATGCTTCAATTCATAAAGCATATCTTAACTCGCAAGATGGAGACAGAGAAGTTGATGCTTTCTATGCTACAACTTATATGATGGGAACTCAAGAGTTAGAAAGTTATTTAACTGAATTAACTGAAGAGCAACTTCAAATTGCCTATCAAAATATTATTGAGATAAAAGAAAAGTGTGAAGATTATAGCTTATTAAAACCTTTAAAAATTCCAGAATTACTTTGGAAATTTCATTCATACAATGAAACATATAGAATTAAATATGAAAAATTAATTCCTTATCTTAAAATTTTTTATAATTCTAAATATATTGGTGATAATAAATTAGCCTGCGCAATAGTTAATAAGCTTGAATTGAATAAAAATTTACAAGAGCAGCACATTTATGATGCAATTAATGAGTGTTTGCGCATGACTTGGGAATCTTCAGAAGTAAATAAAGCACATTGGTCCGCCTATTATCTTAATCTTCAAAATATTATTGATACCTGTTGGAAAGCAGGAAGTATTGTAGGACCTGGCCGCGGTTCTGGTGTAGGCTTTATTCTTCTCTATCTTTTGGATATTACTCAAATTAATCCACTTTGGGAAGATGTGCGTACTTATCCTTGGCGTTTTCTTAATCCTGCGCGTGTCTCAGTCCTTGACGTAGACTTTGATATAGAGGGCGGTAGAAGAGCGCAAGTTCTTAATAAATTTAGAGAAGTATATGGTGAAGATAGAGTAGCTAATGTTATTACTTTTGGTACTGAAAAATCTAAATCTGCTATATTAACTGCGGCAAGAGGATTAGGAATTGATGTAGACGAAGCTCAATATATTGCTTCATTAGTACCCAGTGATAGAAATATTATTCGTACTCTTAAGCAATGTTATTATGGAGATAAAGAAAATGGTTTTGAACCCATTCCTTTATTTATTAAGGAAATGGACGCGCAACCTGAATTATGGCAAGTTGCCCAAAAAATTGAAGGATTGGTGTGCCGCTGTGGTATTCATGCTGGCGGTGTAATTTTTGTAGATGAACCTTTTACTAATTCTACAGCTCTTATGCGCGCTCCAGATGGAACGATTATAACCGCTTTTGATTTGCATGATGCAGAAGCGTGTAGTCTTATTAAATATGATGCTTTAAGTGTTGAAGCAGAAGATAAACTTCATACTTGTTTGGATTTACTTGTTAATGCGGGATTAATTACGCCAGAGCCTACTTTAAAAGAAACTTATGAAAAGGTTTTAGGTATTTATAATCTTGAACGTAATGATCCAAAAATGTGGAAAATGGTTTGGGAGCATAAAATTCTATCATTGTTCCAAATGGAAAAACAAAGTGGTATTCAAGGCATCGCTTTGACAAAACCACAAAGTGTAGAAGATTTAGCCCACTTGAATTCTGTTATTAGACTTATGGCGCAAGAAAAAGGCGCAGAACAGCCATTGAACAAATTTGCTCGCTTTAAAAAGAATATAAATCTTTGGTATGAAGAAATGCGGCAAAATGGTCTAACAAAAAAAGAAATAGAAATTCTTAAACCATATGTTGGAGGCTCTTATGGAATTGCGGAAAGTCAAGAATGTTTTATGCAATTAGTCCAGATTCCCGAATGTGGAGGTTTTGACTTAAACTTTGCTGACAGATTGCGTAAATCTATTGCTAAGAAAAATCCTGTTGAATATGAAGCAATCACAAAAGAGTATTTTGAAAAAACCGCAGAAAAGGGTCTAAGTAAAAATCTTTGTAATTATGTTTGGAATGTCTTAGTCGCAACTTCTCGTGGCTATGGTTTTAACTTGTCTCATACACTTGCATATTCACTTGTAGCTTTACAAGAAATGAATATAGCTTATAAATATCCTCTTATTTATTGGAATTGCGCTTGTCTTATCGTAGATAGTGGTGCAATTGAAAACGAAGAAGATTTTGAAGAATATGAGGATAAAAAAGAGCAAAACACCAATTATGATAAAATCGCAAAAGCCATCGGAAAAATGAGAGACGAAGGAGTTAATATTAATTTAGTTGATATTAATAATTCTACTTATAGTTTTGTTCCAGATGAAAAAACTAATAGTATTTGGTTTGGTTTAAAAGGCATGCTGCGGGTTGGAGATGATTTGATTGAACAAATTATTAAAAACCGCCCATACACCTCTATTAAAGATTTTTATTATAGAATTAAACCAAATAAAGCTGCTATGATTTCTCTTATTAAAGGTGGTGCTTTTGATAGTTTTATGAGCCGCAAAGACAATATGATTTGGTTTATTTGGGAAACCTGCGATAAAAAAAGTAAATTAAATCTACAAAATATGGCGACTCTTAATAAATATAATCTTCTTCCTAAAACAACAGAAGAAGAAAAAATGGCTTATAGAATTTATGAATTTAATCGTTATCTAAAAAGTGAATGCAAACTAAATGCTACTTCTTATAAACTTGATGATAGAGCTATTAATTTTCTAACCGAAATTAATTTTTATAATTATGATACTACATCTTATATTCTTGATGCAAAGACTTGGGATAAAGTATATCAAAAATGGATGAACGTTTATCGCAATTGGCTTTCAAGTCATCAAAAAGAAGTATTAACCACTCTTAATAATATGATTTTTATTACAGATTGGAATAAATATGCGTTAGGCACTTATTCAGCTTGGGAAATGGAAACTTTGTGTTTTTATTACCATGAGCATGAATTAGCTAATGTCAATTTTACCAAATATGGTATTCAAGATTTTAATAAGTTATCTGAAATCCCAGAAGTAGAAAGAACATTCTTTAAGGGCGGCAGAGAAATTCCTATCTTTAAATTAACAAAAATCGCAGGAACTTGTATCGCAAAAGATAAACAAAAAGGTCTAGCGACAATTTTAACAACTAGTGGAGTTGTAGATGTAAAATTTAGTAAAGAATATTTTTCTTTGTTTGATAAACAAATTTCAATTAAAAATTCTGATGGAACAAAAACAGTTGTAGAACGTTCTTGGTTCAATAGAGGTAATATGATTATGGTGCAAGGTATGCGACGCGGTGATAATTTTGTAGCCAAAAAATATGCTTCAACTGGGGGTCATCAATTATATAAAATTAATCAAATTTTAGATAACGGAGATTTAACTTTCCAAACAGAACGACACAAAGGAGATATGGAAGATGAATGATATGGTAAATCATCCCGCCCATTATACTGCTGGCGGAATTGAGTGTATTGACGGACTTAAAGCAGCAACAGTCGGCCTTGAGGGAATTGAGGCCGTCTGTACTGCCAATGCTATAAAGTATTTATGGCGTTGGAAATTTAAAAACGGAGTAGAAGATTTAAAAAAGGCAATCTGGTATATCAATAGACTAATAGACGAATTGGGCCAAAATAGCTAATAATTCTACTGCATTTTGTATATATTATAAAGCGCAAACACAAAATATAGTAGGAGGATAAAAAATGGTATTAGTTAAAAAAAGAAATGGAACACAAGTTTCTTTTAATAAATAGAAAATTATTAATGCAATAAATAAAGCTTTTATTGAAGTTGACGGGCAATTATATGAAACTGATACAGCTAAAGATATAGCAAATGAAATTTATTCATATTGCCTTATAAAAAATGAAAATTTTGATCATGCGCCCACTATTGAAGAAATTTTTCAAAAAACAATTTCAGTAGAACAAATTCAAGATTTAGTAGAAGAATATTTAATGCATTCTGAGCGTCCTGATGTAGCTCGTGCATACATCCGTTATAGGTATAAAAAAGAAGTAGCAAGAAAAACTTCAACTGATTTTTTCGATGCTATTGGAGAAAAATTACAAGCTAGTAATGTCCAAAATCAAAATGCCAATGTAGATGAACGTTCTTTCGGCGGTCGTATGGGTGAAGCAACTAGCGTAATGACTCGTAAATATGCATTGGATAATTTAATTTCGGCAAAACATAGGTATAATCATGAAAATAATAGAATTTATATTCATGACTTAGATTCATATGCAGTAGGAATGCATAATTGTTTAAGTATTCCTTTTGATGACTTATTGGCTAATGGTTTCAATACTCGTCAAACTGATGTGCGGCCAGCCGGCTCTGTTAATACTGCATTTCAACTTGTAGCAGTTATTTTTCAATTACAAAGTCTGTAGCAATTTGGTGGCGTAAGCGCTACTCATCTTGATTGGACTATGGTTCCTTATGTTCGTAAAAGTTTCCATAAACACTTTAGAGATGGAATTGTTTACGTAGAACATAGAATATTAGATTGTTCTCCTCCAGAAGGAATAAAAATTATAGATATTCCAATTGTTAGTGAATTTTATAATAATTTAAATTGTCCAAATGCATATCAATATGCTATGGATATGACAGAACGTGAAATCCATCAAGCAGTTGAAGGTATGTATCATAATTTAAATACATTACAATCACGTTCGGGAAATCAATTGCCTTTTACTTCTATTAATTATGGTACTTGTACATTACCAGAAGGTCGTATGATAACTCAAGCTTTATTAGAAGTATCTATTGAAGGTATTGGCAAATTACATAAAACATCTATTTTCCCCTGTGGAATATTCCAAATGATGAAAGGAGTAAATCGTGAACCAGGAGACCCAAACTACGACTTATATCGTCTTGCGCTTAAATCCACGGCACGTAGACTATACCCCAATTATGCCAATGTAGACTGGTCTGGAAACGTTGGGTATGATAGACAAGACCCTTGTACCTACTTTAGTACAATGGGATGCAGGACTGCCAATGGAGCTGATATTAACGCTGAACCTGGAGTAAATCCTCAACGTAAAGATGGACGAGGCAATATAGCTCCAGTAACAATTATTATGCCCACTTTAGCTATGGAAGCGGTAGAAAAATATAAAAATACAGATTACTTTGATGCTCGTGATGGAATTAATAATTTTATGGATAAATTAGATGAGGCAATTCATGACGCAAAAGATGAATTATTAGAGCGTTTTGAATGGATATGCTCACAAGACGAATCAAGCGCTCGCTTCATGTATGAAAATAATACTATGTTAGGATACCATCCAGAAGAAGGAATTCGTAGTGCTTTAAAACATGGAACTTTAGTAATTGGCCAATTAGGTTTAGCAGAAACATTACAAATTCTTATTGGTAAAGACCATACTACTTCAGAAGGCATGGACTTAGCAAAACGTATTGAACAATTATTTAAAAACCGCTGTGCTGAATTTAAACAACAATATCATTTAAACTTTGGTGTTTATTATAGCCCTGCCGAAAATCTTTGTTATACTGCGATGAAAAAATTTAAAGCTAAATATGGTATTATCCCAAAAGTAAGCGATAAAGATTTCTTTACTAATTCCATGCATGTACCTGTATGGCATAACATTAGTCCATTTGATAAAATTGATATAGAAAGTTAGTTAACAGGATACTCTAACGCTGGCTGTATTACTTATATTGAACTTGATGCTTCAGCAGTAAATAACATTGAAGCTTTAGAGTAGATTGTAAATTATGCCATGGACCATGATATTCCTTATTTCGCTATTAATGTGCCTTCAGATACTTGTCTTGATTGCGGATTTTAGGGAGAAATTAATCATGAATGTCCAAAATGCGGAAAAAATAATATACAAAGATTGCGTCGTGTAACAGGCTATCTTACAGGCAATTATACAACAGCATTTAATCTCGGCAAACAAGATGAAGTTCATCATAGAGTAAAACATGTGGGGGTCTTAGAATGATGCGTTATGCTGGCATGATAAAAAATGACATAGCTGCTGCTCCTGGGGTTTGCTTATCTTTTTTCACCCAAGGCTGTCCTTTCCATTGTAAAAACTGTCATAATCCAGAAACCTGGGATTTTGATGGCGGAAAAGAATTTACCTATGAGACTTTACAAGAAATAGAGAATGAATTATTCGCTAATGGTATTCCTCGCACTTTTTGTATAATGGGCGGGGAACCATTATGCGAAAGCAATAGTTTTTTAGTAGAATTTATTATCAAAGAATTAAAAAAGAAATATCCTGATTTAAAAATTTGGATATGGACTGGTTATACTTTTGAACAATTATTAGCAAGAAAAAATAATAGAATTTTATATATTCTGTCCAATATTACTGGCATTGTAGATGGTCCTTACATTGATGAATTAAGAGATATTTCTTTGCCAATGCGTGGTTCTAGTAATCAAAGAATAATAGATTTGACTTTGTAGAAAAATTATGATAAAATAAAGAAAATAAAAAAGGAGTTTTTAAATGAGAGATAATGTTGTTAAAAAATATACTGATTTATTTCGATTAAAAAAAATTTCAGATGGAACAATAGTAGAAGTTGAAGAAACTGGAAAATGTTATATTCGGAACGGACATAACTGGGATGAAATGCCAAAAGCAAAAATTAAAGAAGGTGTTTCTGGTCCTACTATGTCTTTATATGAATTAAATCAATCTTCTGTCATACAATTCCCTCCCATAACTGAAGAAAAATTTATGGATGATTATTATGAAAAAATTGTTAATTGGATGAATTCAATTAATCAAAATTATTATATGTTATTATCATCTCGTTATAATTATTACACCTTATTTGCTTATAAAGAATTTGGAGCTGATGAAGGCTTAGATTCTCTTCCATCAATATTATGGGAAATTCTTTCAAATTTTTCTAAAGTATATTCTATTAGCTTTGATGAAGAAAATAATGCTTGGGAAATTTGGGCCTGTTTAAATAAAGATGATAAAGCGCCAGAAATATTCTATCTATTCCCTTACGAGGCAGGTGTTGTATATTATGGTTAATAATGGTTTTATATGTATTATAAATGAAGGAACTTATCGTCATCCTATCTATTATTGTAATAATGGAGAACCCCAATTAGTAGAATATTGTCCAATAGCAGAAATGAGCGATGAGTTAGAACGATATAGTCAAATTTATAATACAAATAATGTTTATCTTGATGGGCAACATAGTTTTATTTTGGGCGTTAAAGAACAAATAAAAACTAATATTGTTAGCAAGTATGGAAAAAATAATTTAAATATTGAATTATTAAGAGAGGAATAAAATATGAAATATTTAGTGAAATCCACCGATGTTTACCGTGTTCAAACAGTAGAAGAAGTTGAAAAATTACACGAAGAGCTGAAAAATGATAGTCATTTTACTTTGGCGGCTTTTAGCTATCAAACTAAAGTTGTTAAGTCCAAAGGAGAAATCACTGATGAATATCAATTAGTGACTGTTAAAAAGTTGTTCAATGAGGAAAAAGAGCCAGATACTAATATTGAAATTATTTATGAGGTAAATTAATGGCTCGTTTTGAAGTTGTAAGCAAATTTTAGAACGCGGACATTCGCTTACCCGAACGCAAAACCGCCCAATCCGCGGGCTATGATTTTTAGGTGGCGGAAGATACTTTAATTCAACCTTATATATATCATATACATAATATGTAGAATGACGCATATATTCCGTACACACTTGAAGAAATGGCAAAATTAACTAAAAAATACGTGGCTAAACCTTCTTTAGTATCTACCGGTATAAAATGTTTTTTAGAAAAAGATAAATACCTTGAATTATCAATACGCAGCTCTTCTCCATTAAAATATTGGCTAATTATGGCAAATGGAGTTGGCATTATTGATAGCGATTATTATAATAATCCTGATAATGAAGGAGAAATTTTCTTTCAGTTAATTAATTTATCTCCTTTCCCCATCCTTTTAAAAAAGGGAGATATTATTGGTCAAGGTATTATTAAAAACTATAATTTAACTGATAACGACAAAGCTTCTGGCAGGCGCATGGGCGGCTTTGGTTCTACTTCTAAATGAAAATTTTAGCTTTAGATTAGAGCAGCAAAATTACCGGTTATGCTATTTTTGAAGGAAATGAATTAATAAAATCTGGAATTTATACAGCCACAGGAACAAAATTAGATCATAGATTAGAAAAAATACGATAGTGGTTAAATAATATATTGCTTTCTGAAAATATTGAAAAAGTATTTCTAGAAGATATTCAATTAGAAAGTAATATTGGTAATAATGTATCCACTTATAAAACCTTAGCTGAAGTAATTGGAGTTATAACTGAATTATTAGTAGAATTAAAAATAGATTATGAAATATTGGCTCCAAGTGTATGGCGAAAAAGACTTTCTCTTTGGGGTGCTGATAGAGCAACCTGCAAACAACGAGCTAAACAATATGTTAAGAGCAAATATAAATTAAATGTTTCTGAAGATGTTTGTGATGCTATTTGTATTGGAGAAGCTGGATTAAATATAGAAGTTAAAAATATTGGTTTTGATTGGTCCTAAAGCTTTAATTTATTACTCCACTTTTTTAATAAATATGAGAACTGTAAAGTTTTTATTCTATGGAAGGGAGCAATGAACAAATGCTGCAATTTATTGCATAGTATTGGCTACAATTTGTATTTGGTTTAATTATTACTGGACTAAGTATTGCTTTAAAAAAAGTTTGGGGCCTATATAAGAAAGAATAGGCGCGGCAGCATGATGAAGAAAAAGAAGAGTTATTGGATGAAGTACAACAGCGTATAAACAATCAAGAAAAACATGTAATGGAAGTTATTGACCAATAGCACCAAGAAATGGTTGACGCAGATGTTAGAATTACTGATGAAATTAATCATATAGATGAAACTATACATACTCTAGATGGTAATATTGGAAAATTAACTGGAGGGTTATTATCTATTCAAAGAACTACTTTTATTTCAACCTGCAAAGAATTGCTAACTCCAGAACATAAAATTACTTCAGATGAATATGAGCGTTTAGTTTAGGATCATGATGTTTACAATGCTTTAGGAGGAAACAATATAGGGGATAAATATTTTTCTTTAGTAGAAAAAAAATTTGCTCTTTCTGTCGCCGAATAAAAAAAGGAGTTAGTATTTTAAAGATACTAACTCCTTTTTTATTTTATTCGGTGATACGATGAAAAATTTTATTAGCAATACAAATTATTTCTTGACCATAAGTTGCAATTAAATCTGCTAATAATTCTTCTTGAGACAAGGATAAATTTACACCATAACTAAACATAGCTGCATGAGTTATTTCGTGGGCTAAAACCTTTTTCATTAATAAAGGTTCTAATCCATCGCTAATATAAATTCTTTTTTCATTATTATCACATACTCCAATAGTAAAAGAACCGTCTGAACGCATTAAGCTATGGTGATTGGGGGATACTATAAATATCCCCCAATATTCACCATTTATTTCAAACATTAGTTAATTTTTGAAGAAAGAGCCGCTAATTTTTTCTATAATACAGCCTTTTCTTCTGGAGACGCCATTTGAATCATTTCAGAAATGTCCTAAGATAACTCCGCCATATAATTTTCTAATTCTTTCATTTGTATCGTTTTATCTTGATGCATTTCTTTACTTTCAATATAGGTCTTTCTGCTAATGGGGCTGCGGCCTTCTCTGCGATCGCGCATATCAATTGGATAAACATATTCTGTATATCCTCTCATATCTCTTCCGCCATAATTTCTACCAGATTCCTGGCCGCTAGATGAAGAAGAAGAGCTAGTTCTTTGACCATCACTGTAATACATCCGTCCATATGGCTTATCTAAATCCCTATAATACTCTTCTTGTGGATCGTAAGGTGGCAAATATCTAGTTCCATAATACATTAATGGTTCTTTTTCATCTTTATCTTCCATTGCTTTTACTATGGTACAATAATATATAGTTTCTTCAATGTCCTTAATCATGTCAATAACTTCGCCCAATTCATGGGTATTTACATAACGTAAATCCGCCATTTGGCCTTGCACTTGATTAACTAAAGTTTCTTTCATCTGTTTTAGCTGTTCCATTTTACGCCACCCTTTCTACAATTAAATTTGCATTTTGTACTTCAATATCATCTGCTGTAGTATTTTTTACACTAATTTGAGTGCAACATCCAGAAGGTACGTTTAAGAAAATAGTCCGACTAATATTATTAAATTCTTCTACGGCAGCAGGTGTAGAAATCATAGTAGAAGGTTCAACCGGCTCACCATTAATAGAAAATTCTACTGTAATTGGGCCTACAGTTCCTCCTGTTGGAATAGCTACATTTGCTCCAAAATGAATTTTAAATCTAGCTCGACATTGATTAGTTAATCCTCTTAAAGTAACTAATCCACTACCTTCCCGATGAATCATGGAGCAATTTCCCGCAACAGCAGTTTCAGTAAACAATATATCTCTAAAAGTTCCTACTGTTTGTAAAGCATTAGCTGTTAGTTCCATAGTTTAAAAAACCTCCAATCTAATTGTAAAAAATTAAGCTAAACCACCGCAACCGCAGCCACATCCGCATCCGCAACCATATCCACTACCATAAGTAGTCATTGGATAAATAGTCCCAGTATAAGGATTAGCAACTACATAAGCAGGAGCAGCTTTAGGAGCCAATTGAGATACTAAATAAGCATTCTGCTCACTCTAAGAAATCTAAGTGCGAAGAGCGCTGTTCTCGTTGGTAAGAGCAGTAATACGATCTTGTACTAAGAAGTCAAGAATAGAACGAGTATTAGCATTATTAGTATCAATAATATCTCTAACTCCATCAGTGATAGAACGACGAGTATCGCATTCTTGTGTTGCTAAATTATAATTTAAGTCAGCAAAATCGCGTTCTAATTGACGCTGAGTTTCGCAGCAGCAGTTCTATTGCTGGTTAGCCATAGCATTCAGTTGAGTAGTTATACCAAAAGTATTCTGCATATTAGCAATGGTGTCAGCATTGATAGCAGAAATAACACTATTAGTATTTTGTAAATTAGTTAAACCTAAATTACAAATATCAGTTTGAATAGCTTGGATACCATTAGTAACTGCGGCTGTTGAACCAGCAAAACCATTTAATAGGCCTGTGTTGATAGCATAGAAACCATCTTTCATAGAGCTGCCTAAGTCAGTAATACCATGCTGTAAATCACTCATATCTAGACCATAAGTAATTTCAGCACGAGTGGTTGCTCCCTAAGCACTTGCTCCACCAGGACGGCCAAATCCACCAAAGCCTCCGTCGCCCCATCCAAATCCGCCTAAGCCGAATAAGAACAGAAGCAAAATCCACCAGGCTCCATTAGAGCCATCACCGAACATTCCATTACTGCCACCAACAGCAGCAGCAATGTCGGCTAAAGAATAGCCATTACCTTGATTGAACATATAAGTTCCTCCTTTGATATATATATTATTCAAACCCCCATTGTTTTTTGAAGGCATTGAATTCTGTATCAAAGTCTTTCCCGCGAGAAGCTACCATATTACGAGCTATTTGTTCTATTTCAGCTCCTTTGCCCTATTTTGCTAATTCAATTAAATTTGCTCCAATAGGAGTCTATGACATAGGGCCGCCTATCACGTTTAAGACTACTTCCTGCGGATTTTTACCACTTCTAATCATTTGTAAAATATAATTTTTATAATCTTCTGCCATTTTTATTCCTCCTTAAAATTTGATAGAAGTCTTGTCTATTGGCGGCACAGGGTCTTTTGCGGGCGGAATAAGACTCTGCCGCAATTGTCCAATAACCGCCTCTAATTCTTCATGCGTAACAAAATTTCCTCCTGCCGGAGTTTCTGGAGGGAGATCCTGTTTGCTATACATATTTAAAGAAGCTGTACCATCCGCATTGATTTGTTTCGTATAAATTTTCTTATTTGCTAAGTCTGGGAAAAAGAATACAGAACCATCAAAATCAATAGATGTGGCGCGGGCTTCTTCTAATGATGCAACAGGGTGTCCTTTTAGAATGGGCTACTATTGCATAATAGGTTGCGTCAATTGTGGTACTACTGTTTGGCGTATCTACGACTGAGGATTATAGTAGCCATAATTTGATTGATACATAATATTCATCCTTTCTGGTAATTTTTTACCAATTTTTCTCATTGATATATGAAAAAACTTTACCAATTTTTTACCACATTTGTCCAACCAATCACAATTTGCGTATGTAAAAAATGGTAAAAAAAATAAGAGGATACTCATTAATAAAAATGAGTATCCTCTTATTTTAATTGCTTTTCTTATAATTAACCGTAGCTTCAATCAATTTATCAATATAGGTATTTAAATCACCAATAATTGCGTTCAAATAATCTACTGCTTCATGGCTTAAAATTTCTAAAACCGCGTTTTTAGTTAATTCAAAAGCTTTTTTCTATGCTTCTAAGTCAAATTTATTCTATTTTTTCAAACTTTCTACATAAGTCTAATTAGTCGCAATAACACAAGAAATAACTGTTTCACTTAACATAGTTAAATACTTTTCCGCAGTTTCATTATTGGTTTTATTATTTATTTCCGCAATTTTATTTCTAATTAAAGCAACTAAAAAAGTAGTTAAAACTCCTAATAAAGGAATTATACATATCTCAAAAATAAGAGCTAAAGTTGGTGTCATTTTTTATTCCTCCACGTCTTTCCAATATTGTTTATTATATTCCGTCGGGAAATAATAAGCACTTAAACTTCTAACATTATCTGTCTTTGCAATTTTATAGGCCGCAATATTATCTACGTCAATATAAGCATCATCCAATAATAGCATAGCTTTTCTGGTTGCATAACCAATAAATCTAAAGCCTTCTGCCTCATAAACGCTGCTTTCTACTGGTATTAATGTATTATCCTAAATTTCATAACGCTAATAAGGATAATTTTCTGTATAATTATCTGAAGTCCGCATAAAAATTGCGTCTTCAGATTTTACCAATACAAAACGCCCAGTCATAATGTCTTTACAATTTTCCAAATCCTATAAGGTATCTACTATCTTATCAAAATACCAACCAATTCGCTAGTAATGATCATAGGTTCCGTAAAAACTATTGGCATAATTACCGGTATCTACAAAATCTGTAATAGCCATTATACTTCAGCACCTCCTACTTCTTCAGTTGAGTTAGAAATTTTAGTCTAAACATTTTCCTGTGTATCGTAATTATATGCGATAAAAGCGGCATCATATTCATTTAAATTTTCATCAGTGTCACTAGCTAAAATAGCATCTAAAATCATAATACTATGTGGGCTATCTATTGATTCAGTAACATTAAAATCTTCAATTAGAGGAGTCGCAAAACCAATTTCATAAATTCCAGTTGGCCCCATAATAATTTCACTAGGAGTATCACTATTTGTCCCAGTAATTGTAAACTTGGTGCCAGGAAGTGCCTAAAATCCTATTCTATATGCTTTATGACCTTCAAAAAGCCCGGAATGAATATCATTTACCCATTGCTTTATTTCCATCTTTTAATCCTCCTTTTTATCCATTAATACCTATATAAGGAACAGCTTTAATAGCATTAATTGTCATTGTTCCATTATAAACAAAGGGTATTGAAAATTTATCTATAATATATTCTCCACTCAAACCCTATATTTCACTCTTTATTAAAATCCGATAATTAGGCTTTAAAGTATAAATAGGTAGGGTTGTAATAGAAATATTCTCTACACAAAAAGCAAATTTATATAACTAATCTTGTAAAAGATCAATAGCTGTTTTTCCTTGAGAGCTCATAGTGTAAACATCTAACATAGGCCCTCCAAGCTAAAAATAGGTATAACTATTATAACCATCATTTTCAACTTTTGGAATATCATTCTATTCATAATAAATTATATTAGGAGTATCTTTATAATATAAAGCTTCAACAGCAGAATCCTTAGTTGCTTTCAATCTATCTCCAATGGCGGAAATAGTATATTTAGCTAATTCGCCATAACCTTCAGTTAAATCAAACCAATAGTTTAACTAAGATGGCCTTTCTGAAACTATTTTGCGCCAATTAGTTTCAGGATTAAAATCTGAAGACTCTAAGAATATATTTTTAATATCATAATCATTTTTTTCCAATAAGGGATTATAATATAACTCTCTCCAAAAGCCCAAAAGATCCGTATAAAAAACTTCATAGCCAGTGGTTCCATTTTTCTTTAATATATCCTTATTGGCGGCCAATAACATACTCTAATAATCATAATTTGGATTTTGGTAATAGTCAAAATAATCTCTGGCCATCTAGTAGATTAACTCTCTCCAATCTACTAAAATAGGATGTTCGCGGCTTTTCTCTTTTAATGATGTTAAATCATTCATATAATTATTCTAAATTTCTAATATTTTTTCAGAATAACTATTTATAGCTTCTTCAAAAATAGAATGTTGGTCAGTTACTCTTTGCGGCCCATTTATATTTAATATCCAATAATTAAGTTTTGTCTATACTTTTTCTGCGGGCAAATATAAATTATCTTTAAAAAGCTAAGTCATTTCTTTGGCTTTATTAATAAAAATCCAATAATCTTCATTATTTTTTCCAAAATTGTATGAAACACCTTTTCTAATATAAGTATAATCAGTATCTGAATGATTAACTTCATCCTCTGAAAGGCCTGATTTCAATTCTCTAGTTATTTCTCCGAAAGTATGAATATATAATAAATAAATATTAGCCTACAATATATTAAAGCAACTTAACCAAGCGGAAAAAATATCTTCTTTAATTAAGGCTGTGTTAAAATCATTTAACCATTTTTTAATTTCCACAGTATAAAAATCAATGGCGTCTTTGTAACCATAATAGCAAGCTATTTCATACTTTAAATCTGTAGGATATGAATTTAAATAAGTCAATTGCGCTGGAGTATATGTCCCATAAAACATTTTCTACCAAAGATAAGAAATACTATCTTTAGACTAGGAAGGTTTTGTTACTAAATTTTCTATAACATAATCTTTAGGAAGATTAGTCAAAATTTGATAAGGATTATCTCTTAGATAAAAGAAACTCAAAGAATTAATTTTATTTAAACAAAGATTATATTCTTCTAATAAATTATTATAATTCTATAAAAAATCCTCAAACCAATTTGTTGTGCCATAATTTAAATCTTCTATAAGAGAACCTTCTATAAAAGAATCTTCATTTTTATTGGTAGAATTAAATTCAGCCAATGAATTTGATAAATCTGTTAATGCTTTTTGAAGATTTTCCATCGCTTCCTAGGTTTTTTGATTTTCTTCTTGAACCGCCTGAGTATCTTCCTTAGACTATTGTTCTTCTTCTGGGCCATTACTATAATTACCGGCTACTAAAGAGTAATTAGGACGGCCATAACCAGAAATTCTAGAATTATTTCTAGAATAGCTTCTACGTAATACTTTCTTGCTAGTATTACCTTCTATTGTATGTACTTCGGTGGCAGTAACACTTTCAACAATACCGGTGTGTGACTCATTACCATAACTACCAAAAAATATCTAATCACCAGGAAGAGGTCGTCCGCTTCTTGAAATCCAAGCTTTATTATTGCGATAGTAACTTGCGGAACAAGAACACCCTGCTCCAGCGCTATTCATAGGCTAATATAATACTCTTCTTCCTACATCATGACCAAAAGCTTGACATATAGCCCAGTCAACAGTCATATCGCACCAGTCATAACCATTTTTATAACCGTTATAAAAATTATATCCCTATCGGCGCAAATTATCAAAATATTCCGCGAATAAAGTATACTTACCGGTGCCATAAGTATTCATATTATATAAATCAGATTTATTATTTTTTTCACCATATCCTAAATATGGTATTAATTTTTTTATAGGCTCTCTCGCGGCTTTTTCTAGCGCAGTCATAACTCTTAGTCACCCCTTTATCTCTTAATAATATATTGCTTAAAATCATCGGGAATTTCTATTTTGAAATCACTCGTAACTAAAGATGTTGTTAACTATTGTAAAGATAATTTTGAACTTTCAATAAAATCCTCGTACTCTTGAGTTTTTTCCTCTATATTTTTTAACTAGGTATTATATTCTTCTTCCATGTCCTATAATAATTTAAAAGCACTATTTAATTCTTCTGTAGACCCATCATTACCAGTTATATAGGTAAAACCTGCTCGCTCTCCATCTCCAATAGTAGTATACTAATATGGTTTTGCTTCAATCGCATAACGTAAATGAATGGGTAATTTTCCTCCAGTTGCGGTTGTTTTTTCTCCCCAGATAGAATAATCATTTTTTAAATTTGTGATATTAGGAGTATGAGAAAATTGTGTATTAGTTTCTTCATCTGTAAAAGAATAAATAATTCCATTATTATAATATGAACCATCTATATAGACTTCATTATCACCATCGTATCGTATCTTAGAAAAATTAACATTTTCATAAGAATGTTTTGCCTAAAATACAAAATTACCATCTAAATCATAAAAATATTCAAAATTTCCAAGAATATTTTTAATTTTATCTAAAACACTAACTACAGTTTCTCCTACGTTCGCAATTAAATCTCCAGGGAAAGTAAGTTCAACACCTTTATATCCCATTGTATCTCCATAAACTAATTTAACAATATAATACTATTCATCCAAAGGCTATATTTTTGAATTAACTTCATCATCTATAGCCGATAAACTTAAATACTAATCTTCTGCTAAATATCCTATCTTCTATCCGCCTATTTCATATTCTCCATCAAAAGTAATACCTATAAAAACATTATTATTAACATCACCTTTTTTAATCAAATATAAAGGTTTATCTCCCCTATATTCAAGTAATTCACTACCAACTAAATCTAAATCATTAACAATAATTTTATGCCAAGGTTCATGGCCATAGACATGAACTATATTTTTTATTATATCTTTTATTGGCAACTGAGTAGTAGTTACAGAAGAAATTTTTTCATAATATTCTACATTTCTTCTATATAATGAGTAATCTATTAAATAAAGATTATTAAATTTATAATAATATTTACCAGGAGTATAATCAAAATTAACTATGGGTTCATAAGTATTAGAATATTCATCTACTTTGCCAAAATCAGTAGAAGCAGGCAAAGAACCACTAATTTCGCCATTTAATAAACATCCTTTATCTTTACCTGATACACTTAAATTAGACTATGTAGTATTTTTAGAAGTATTAAAACCTGTTACAATAAAAATACCTTGCTTAAACCAAATAATATCTGGGTATTTTTTATTAATTTTATTTTCAAGCCCAATCTCTACTTTTATTTTTGAACGTAAAGCGATTGAATATTTAGTTAAATCATCTGTCTTAGAAACTATAGAAAGAGAACAAGTGGTTCTAATGGCGGAATTGCCGTCTACATTCGCATTGCCGCCAGTCACCATACCCTAAATTTCTTGAACAGGTTCTTCATCCCAATTTAATAAAGTTATTCTAGCCCATTTAGTTTGAATATGTTGAGACTATAATTCTTGTAAAAAAGTATCTGGATACTACATACAACATTTCCTCCTTACAACTCAAACTAGTAAGTAGTTTTCCCTATCTAATAAGAAATATCATAATAAATATTGTCTCCAGTAGTAGCATAATAGTAAAAATTACCAGGGTTTTCTACTTCTATCGCTAAGATTTTTGTAGCACTAGGAGGAACTAAAATAACTTGCTTATTCTAAACCTAAAGCTCTTTAGCTTTTTCAAGCGGCTCGGCGAAACTATTATTTTTCTTACCAGCATAATAAACATTAAAGCTAAATTCTTTATGAGTTTTTAAATTATTATTATCATATTCATTTCTTTGTTCTGCGGATAAAGGCATCTTATTAACAATATATCCTGTAAAAGAATTAGTTTCTAAGAAATTATCTAACTCTTTAGAAAAATAAATGTCATCTTCTAAATTATGTTTTTCTAGATATTCTAATTCTTGAATTATTGAATAATAATTATCTAAATTAAATACTGCCTATTCGGCATAACGTTCATTAAAATTTCTTGCCCGCAATAATAATATTTTATCTAGTGAAATAATTGTTTCTTTACTATTTGTATAATCATAAATATTTGAAATTAAAGCGGTTTGTTGTTCATCTGAAGCTGGAGTTAATTCTAAAATAAAATCTCCATCCATTTTAATTAATTTAATTAAATTAATAACTTCTTTATAATATTCTACATCAATATCTTTTATAGAATATACATTACTAGATAAAGTCCTTAAACTATTAGAAAGTTCTGTATCTCTTTCGTGTGTTATCTATGAAACTATATTTACGCCATACTCATCCTAATTCCAAATGCGCTGAAAATTTTCTTTTACATCTAATAAATTTAATAGAATATTTGAATAATTTTTCTAATCCGCAATATTAATAGCTTCTTTTAGTTCATTTAAAACTTGATAATAATACTATAATATTTTATCTCTATCTGGTTTAAAAAGCTGAATAGCTAAACAATCTTCATTACTGGTGCCAGAAATAAAATCAAAATCAGATAAAGGAACTCTTACCATATTGCGGAAAGTAATACCAGTATATTTAGAAACATTAATACGTTCTCCATCTTCATTTAAACGTCCTATCCATACACCCTTAATATAAACATTTGGTTCTACACAAAAATAATTATAAGAACCAGTAGCGCCAATAGTAATAACCTAATCTTCTATAATTCTATTAGTATCATTTCTATCAATAAAAGAAATTGTATAATTAGAAAGCGGATCAGCATCTCTAATATAAAAATTTCTCGCAAGCTCATTATCCATTAACAAATTATAATTAATCTAATTATCAGTATTTAAGATAGATAATGTTTTAGTATAAAATTTATTTAAATCAGTTCTAGGAATCAGATTACCATTAGTATTATACAAACCTTCAAAATCTTGTCCTATTAAATTATCATAAAAATCTTGCACTGGCCCTATTTCATATGCCGTACAATTAAAAGTATGCAGCATTCTTCCTAAAACATCATTAGGAGTTAAAGAACTATTCATAGTATAAACATAATAGTTGCCCTCTGTCGCGGACCGAAATAGCTTTGGAGTTTTACTATTTAAGAAATCCAATACCTATAATTTAAATTCTTTTTCCGCATTAACATTCAAATCTACTAAATTAATATCATTTTCTCGTTCTAAGTTTTTATGAAAATAACGTTTTTGCGGGTATGGAATATCTTGTCGCTATTCGCCGGCTGAAAGGGTTGTTTCTCTCTGAATACTATCTTTTACAATGCCCAAACGTATCTAATCTTTTAAAGTCATAAATTTCTAATTATCATCCATCTAAAAAGATATTAAGCCTGAAATAGGAAATTCTTTATATCCTACAATACTATTACGAGTAATAAAAGGATATTTACTACCTATTGTTTCAGATTTACTCTAAAGAATATTTTCTTTAAAACTGGAAATTTTCGGGTTATATAAAATTCTTAATTGTTTTTCTCCATCATATAAAAAACAATCATCAAAAGACACATAAATAGCTGGGCTTTCCCCTACTGGTTTACTAAACACCGAATATTTATTATATTGTTGAATATAATATTTATAATAATAACCAGCTTCACAGGTTAAATCTTCACATAATTTAATAGAAAAAGGTATTAGCTAACCATCTTTTTCTTCTGCCATAGCCTATCTTGTTAAATCAAAACAAGTAACAGATTGTATTCTTAAATAATCATCTTTGCTACAAACTTTACGAAGAATAAAAGAACCGGTAATAGGAGTAATTAATCCTTGCGCCCATATTTCTACAGAACCCTAATCTCTATTAAGTTTTGCGGTTACATTAAAAAGCTAATCTTGATTGAATCCATCTAATATGCCTTTTGTTATTAGAGTTTTTGCTCTTAATACTATACCATTAATAGTGGTAAGTATATATTCTAGAGAATAATATTTATTAACTTCTTCTTTTAAATTATATTTAAAATAAAAAATATCAGAAGAACTGGTTTCTTCAATATCATCATTAACATTGTGAATTTTTTCGCCAGTGTCTTCAATTACATTACCAGAAGCGTCTGTTAAAATAAATTGATATGAATAAGCTTTCTCACTGGCATCTTCATGTTTATAAGTGCCTATATATGCGCCATTAACAAATTTCAAGCTAACTGTTGGCCGATTGGCTCCCAAATATTTTGTCACTGCGGCTGTAGAGTAATAACCAATTATACTACTCTTATAAGCTATCTATATTTTATACCAATTAGATTGAACAAAATTAGCACTAACATTTAATATAATCTAATTATTTGTTAAGCCTTCTTTTGAAACTATAAATGGGCTTCCTTCTACAACATCACCATTTATTTTTTTTATCTAAACAGCAAAATCTTTATAATCCTTAGAACTAACTAAAGGATTGTGCTTAAAAGGAATGACAATAGTATTGCCATAAAAAGCTGGTATAGATGCTTCCAAAATAGGCGGATATAATTTACTCGCCATTCTCTTTCCTCCTTTTACTCTAAAATACTATATAAAACTTTGCGGTTTGTGTTATCTTCTTTTTCAATATTTGCTTTTACCGCAACCAAACAAACTAATTTTTTATGATAATCTTTTGGCTCTTCTTTTAAAGGTTCCCAATAGGATGGTAAATAATTAATCATTTCATTTTCTAAAAGACCCAAATTGCGCTAATACCATTCTAGACGCCAAGTATATCCCTTTTCCGCATCCTCTTTATTCATCTATTCAACTGAGTAATCTGAAGACTGCTCTACCCAAGCACCATCAATAAAACGGAAAAATTTACAACCAGCTTCAGTTAATATAATATAAGTATTAAATAAACCTTGTTTATCAAAGTCCTCAATATCATAATTAAAATAAAACTTCTAATTATTTATAATATTTGCTATACATTTTTGAGGAATTTCTTTTCCGCCAAAAGTTAAAGGTGTCATGGAATAATAGTCCATATCCTCTAATTCCCATTTAAAAGTTATATTACGATAATTTGATAAACCTTTTATAATTATATACTGCTTATTCGGTATAAAAGAATTAAAAATATTGCCATATAAATTCCTAGTTGACCATAATCCTTTAATCTATTTTTCAATTCCTTCCTAATCAGTAAATGTAAGGGTGTAAGGAAAAATTACTTCTTTTACTCCAATCGCGCCTTCAGTAGACTAGATAATCGGGGCAAATTCAACTATCATTGTTGAATAACATTCTGTGTTAGGGAAATTCTCAATAGTTTGAAGCGTTTTTGAGGCATCAACTAAATAATCTGATGGAGTTTTTATACTAGCTTTATAATTATAAGAACTAATTTTTCCTATAATTATTTTATCAGGACTACTAAAATCACCACCAGGGATATTAACATAAACATTATCTCCAGGAACATAAATAGTATTATCATTTATGACTTTATGTACGGGAAGGCGAGAGCAGCCAGTAGTAGAAACATAAAATAAAGTATCATCATTATTATCAATTTCAATAATCTAGGCATTTATTGTTTTATCAAATTGCGCAATTTGAATAAAACGCTCTGCGGTTACCCGCATCCCTTCAACAAAAGAGGCCAAATAAGTTTCTTGTGTAGCCACAGATGTTTTCCTCCTTTTTCTCTTTATCTAATATTTATAAAAAATAAAAAAAGAATATTGGTTAATTTGGGCCAAAAAAGGCCCCTTTGATATAAAAGTCAAAGGGGCCTTTTTAATTAAAAGATATTTACTTTTTCAGAAAAATCTAAATTATAAGCATTTTGAGCCGCATAATTAGCCAAATTATTAAAGGCTTGTTCAATCTCATATCTATCTACAACATTGGGGAAATGAGCTTCAATACTTATAGTCTGCTAAGCTATACCATTATTTTGATTAGAATTATAATTACCATAAGCCTTTATACCACCTAAATGGCGACCAAGGGATACTGCGTTTAAAGAGTCTCTAACTAGCTTTACAGCAGTTAACATATTCTTAGTATCTTGTTCATTAAGCACTAATTCTTTCTAGTGAAGTATTGCCCAACGACCTTCTGGGCCAAAATTACCGGTATATCCGCCACTATCTAAAGAAACCCCAGGATTAAGTTTTTGAATATATTTCTTAAAAACATCTTTATTGGCTAACCATTGCTCCCACCATTCTCGCACTGTATATCCTACTTTATTATCATTTAAATAATTTTTCATAGCTTCTTCATTATCGTTATAATATTTCTCTAATATCTTTTCACCACTACCTGGATACCATGAAAGAGTATCTTTTTTCTTTTCTTTATTCCAAGGACTATCAAACTTAACAGTCTAAAGAGTACTATACCCACGAGGACCGCCCGAAGTGCCTCCGGAAGAACTACCCTAATCGCCATTATCTCCACTAGGATTAACCTAATTGGGGACATAAGTTGTATTACTAGCAGTAGGTAAAGTTAATGTAGTATTAGAAAGAGTAGAACTAGCTGCGGCCAAGGTTTCCCTTAATTTTTTAATAGCCGCATTTAAATTTTCAATAGAAGTAGCCATATTAGATAACTTTTTGGTTAAGTTTTCCTACATTTTTCCGACCGCATTAGCAGCCTCAGCCGCACTATCTTTCCATGCTTTCGCAAAATTCTAAGCGCTTTCCGCCGATTCATCAGTGCCCTTCTGAATCAACTACATCTAATCTAAAATGCCCTAGCCAAAATCACCATTTTTATCTAATCCCGCAGCTTCCAATCCGGTCTACAAGAAATCTAAATACTCTTTATATCCAGTTCCTAAGTTATAAAGAACGCTACCCGGAGTATTTAAATCTCCTACTTTATCCTAATAGCGTTCCCACCATTCAGTAGCTGAGTCTAAAGTGGCACCAATTCCGTGCTATCCTAACCAAGTTTCACTAAATTTATCTACATAATCCTAATCTGCGGAACGTATATAACCATATCGGTCACTATAATCTTTCCAATCGCTATCAAATAACTTATTATTAAAATTTAGAGCTTCCTATAAAGTAGAAGCACTAATAGAACCTAAACGCATATAATGTTTTCTTAATTCTTCTGCTTGTTGGTCTTTTTGTTTTTTCGTTAAGGTAGCTGAATTAGCTAAATCTTGTAATGCTTGATTAAATTCACTTTCCAACGTCAATAAAGTAGATTGACTATCTTCAATTGCTTGTCTATTTAATTCCTATAAAGCATATAATTTGTCTTCATAATCTTGACGAGCCTTATCTATATTCTCACTATTGGCAGTATAAATATATCCCCAACCACCATCAGCATTACGAGCTAACCGCACTTGGTCTTTTGCGTTCTGAGCTTCTTCCAAAGCAATTTCCGCCAATCGTAATTCATATCGTTTATTTAAATTATCTACTTGATATTGAGTCATTTCAACTCCTTCAGCTTGATAATCTACAATTTCACGTTCTAAGTCTCTTAATATTTCTTTAGCTCTTATATTATCTGTATCATTAATTGAATTATTAATAGCCCGGCTTAATTTACTTAATTCATAAATTTTCTAATAATCCTACAAAGTCGCGTCACTTAAAGTCTTATATCTATCATAACTAGCCTAAGCATCTTCTCCAACCATACCAAACATTAATTCACCTAAACTATTAAATTCATCCTTTATAGTATCTATTAAAATATTTTTAGCAGCTTCAGCAATGGTTTTAACCTATTCTATAACTTCGTTATTTAAATCTTCTAAAGCGCTTTGAGCTTCAGTAGTCTATTCACGCCAGAACTAAACCATTCTATCACTTTCAGGAGTATTACCTAATAAAATAGCATTTCTTTCTGCTTCTGCTAATTGCTCTTGGGCCGCCCTTAATCTTTCTTCCGCAGCCGCTTGCTCAGACCGCATAGACTACAACATCGCCATATTATTATTATTAATAGTGCGATTTATAGAACGCATTATATCCGCATTTATACCAGTAAGCTCTTTACCAAAAGTGCCATATAAATCTTTAATATTTTCCGCCATTTGGCCTAGTCTATCAATGCGAGAAGTCTATTCTTCAATCTAAGAAATAAAATCTTCAGTTTGCTAGACATATTCATCCTATATTGCTTCAAGCCCGCTTTCAATATCACTATACCGACTAATTAAATCATCACGATACTAGTCTAAAGCATCAAGAACTGCTTGTTTATTTTCACCTGTCAGACCAAGAGAATCAATAATATCAGTATTACCATTTAGTAACTGAGAAGCTACATCATTTGTTAGCCCCAAACCAGCAACTAAATTACCAGCATCATCATAAATACCAGCAGTTAATACCTATTTTGCGCTCTCGTATATTTCTCCAAATTGCTCCCAGGAAGCACCAAGCTTATCAAACTGGGCGGCTATGCGCTCAGCCGCGCGGAAATTCAATCCTTCTAAACGCTAAAGTCTAAAATCAAGTTTTTTGATTTCTTCTTCCGATATATCTAATTTGATTTGAAGAGTTACATCAATCTTTTCAAGTTCAAGTTCAAGCTATTCACGAACCTTCGCGGCAATTTCTTCTACAGCATCCTAATAGGTTTCTAAAGTACCTTCATATTTAGATATTAATTTTTTAAAATCTTCATAATCTTTTTCAGCTTTTTCAACCAATTCATCACTAGAGCCACCTGCGTTATAGCTAGCATAAACGGCATTAAGTTTATCTAACTCACGCTACATGATTTCATCATAATTACTGATTACACCATTCGCATCAATTACCGCGCCGAATGCCTCAATATTAGCTCTATCTTCTGCGAGATACTTTTCAGCCTCTTTTGCGCGCTCACGCACGGCCGCAGTCTATTCTTTTAGAAGTTTAGTTTCTTCATCAATAACTGCTAATTTATCCGCTCCATAAGCCGCATCACGAGCATTCTTTAAATGATCATATTGTTTAGAAAGTGAATCAATTGTTTTATCTACTTTATGATAGCGTTCAATTTCATCAGAGGCTTTTTTAGGCTCTTTTTTAGAGCGAGAACCGCCTCCTCCTCCTCCGCCGCCACTGCCAGAACGAGCCGCGGTTTTAGGAGCGGTTGTATTTACGCCTATGCCGCCGCCGTAAGAACCATTTGGAGTAATTGATTTAACTGCTAATACTTTTCCTCCAGTTGTGTTTGTACCTTCTAAATGCTTTGTACTATCCTTAAAAATTGGCACACCCGCATCTTTACTTGCTTGTTCATCTAATTCTGGCCAATTTACATTCCAATTAGTTTGTTTAGTTGTATCAACTTCTGCCAATTCAACATCATAGCCCATAGAAGCAAAATATGCCTATGCTTGTTCTTTGGCCATACCAGCAGCATTAACTAAATCCGTACAAGCCTAATAAAAATCTGCTTGATCCTAAGGATCTACTTTTACTCCAACTTCAAAATTCATATCATCATATTGGGCAATGGTATTATGTAAATCCATAACAGTATTGGTAATATCTTCATCCCAATTTGCTTTTGCTCCAATATTTAATAAAATTTCTTCGCCGGCTTTATCTCTTAACTCATCAATAGCGCCTTCTACACCATTAACCGCATCAGTAATTAATTTCCAATTCTTCTAAACAAAATCTTTAGGTAATAATTCAAAATCAATATCATCTAAATTTAATATATCCTAAAGTCCATCATTTATTCCGGGCAACACTGTAGATAAGTCTTCTAAAGAGGCATTAGAATCTGACATAATTTTATCATAATCATCCCATTTAGAAGCAAGAGCTTTAATGCCTTTTTCCATGCGTTTATTTGCTATCGCTGTGTCTATAATAGCATTATTATAATCTTCAATATTTTTATAAACATCTTCCTAATAAGGTATAATTGATTTTAAACCTTCTAAATAAACATCAAATTCACCATCTTCTAAATCTAAATCAGCAATCTATTTATCTCTTTTTTCAGTTTCTAAAGCTGCTAATTGATCTTCATAAGAATTAATTTCCGTCTAAATATTATCAATATCTCTTTGAATATCACTCTCTGCCTCTTGCCGATACTCAGCTTCTAATTCGTCTTTTCTCAACTAAGCTTTCTCTAATTTTTCCTATAATTCATTATAATATCTGGTATTGATATCTCCAAGTTTTTTTGCTCTATTTTCCTCATTTGTTCCTAGATAATCAGTTAACCAATCTAATAAATAATCCCAATTAATTTCTCCATTTTCGTCAGAAAATTCCTAACTAAAAACTGGCGAAGCTAATAATTTCTATACAAATTTATTATTCTAAAAATCAGAAATATTTACTTGATACCCTAAAGCTCTATTAGATAATTTTTTAGCAAGTTTAGTTTCATCCATATCATTAGCTATTACCTCTGAAAAACTATTTCTTAAATTTTCTCCTTCAAAGGCGCCCAAAGACGAAAAATAACCCTATTTACTCTATTCACTTTTTTTATTTTCTAATTCGCTAATTAATTTTAAATTATCCTAATATTCCTATTCTTCATTTTTTCTTGCTTTTACACGTTTTTCAATTATTTTTTCTCTATTTTTTTCTAAACTTGCTTGCTAGTTTTCTAAATCATTAATATGCTTTGTGTTTAAAGCAACTTTATCTAAACTATCTGCCCACTAATTAACTAATTTTATTCGTTCTCCATATGTTTTTTGCCAAAAATCTGAGGCGGTTAAAGCTTTACCCTCAGCATCTTTTAATCCATATTTTTCATCAAAAAGAGTGTCTTTATATTTTTCTGTATAGGCAGTCCTTTCATCAGAAGACATATCTTCTTTTAAATCCTTCTAAGCCCCTTCAGCACTAGGAACAATCTTTACCAATATATCTTCTTTTTCTACCATTTCACGAGCTTCTAAAATACTTTCTCCCAAAGAACCCTCATCTGGAACAAAGCGTATTTTACTATAAAGAGTAAAAAATTCATCTTCATCCATGTTATTATTTGATAAAAAAGTATTAAGATCTTGAAACTTTCCTGACTCATATTCAATTTGCCCTGAAGAAAAATCCAATTTTGAACTTTCTTTTGATTTTGCTCGAGAAATTTCAAAATTCTATTCAAATTCTCTAGTGGCATCTTGCTCTTTTAAATATTGATTTAATGCTCTTTCTGCCTCTTCTTCTGTTTTTCCCGATTCAATTATATACTATTTTAATAATTCAGCTCTTTTTTTTGTATAATCAATAAAATTATCACTTTGTGCTATATTACTTTTATTTATACTATTAATTAAAACAGTATCCTATTCTAACTCTTCTGCCGCAGTTAAACTTTCTAATTTTTCTATTTCCCCATTTTCTTCTGCTTCATGAAACACATTGGCAAATTCACTATTAGCAGCAACAAATTCACTATCTACATCTTTTATCCAATTAAAAAATCCATCATAAATTTCTCTTATTTTTTCTGCGGTTTTAGCATTTTTTTCTTTATTATAGAATACTAAACCAGCGCTATCAACAGTCCAACCCTAAACAGGATTTTCTTCTAAATATTGAGATAAATATCCTAATTCTTCAGCATCATCAATTGGGAACCTTATAGCTGATCCTACAACTTTGCCTTCATCATTAACAACATCAACTTTTTGAGCTCCACCCTCTTTGGCCGCAGCCGTAGAAGCCAAATCAAGAGTCGCATTAGTAACATTTTTTTCCGCAGAGGTTTTAGCTTGCTCTCCCTTAAGAGCTAAATAATGTTCAATTTCCGCATTTAATTCTTCATATCTTTCTTGCTATAATAATAAATAACCATTTTCTATCTCTAATTTATCAATTAAATCTGGTATTGTATCAATTAAATCCTCTTTATTTTCTTTATTTTTTTTATAAATCGCATAGGTTCTTTCATATTCATTATTAAGCTGTGTTAATTCTTCTAATTCCTATTTATCTGCTTCAGCTGCTTCTTTTGCGCTCTAAGCATTTTTTTCATCTTGAGCTGCCTTGGCCTGCTTAGCTTTGGTATTTTTATTAGTTGCTACAGTATTTGCCACAATTGCTATTGTAGAAACAATAATTGCCGCAGCAACAACTGCTAGAATAACTCCTGCCAGTCCTTTTCCAGCCTCGGCATTAAACACTTTAGCAACTGAGTTGACAGTGGTAGCTGCAGTATTTATTTCTTCTTCTACGGTTTCTTTTTTCCGAGCCGCAGCCACAATTTTAGAAATAAAAGCAGTTGCCTACTAAACTGTGTTTAAAGTAGACATAGCTCCACGAGCAATCATCATAATAGATGTAACTCGTTGTATAGCTGTTCCATTTTCTCCAAAAGCCTCAGTTAACTAACTAACTCCCGTGGAAAGCATTTTTGCCCCCATAGAAAAACTAGTAAAAGTTCCTATAGCACTCTAAGCTCCAGACATAAAAGTTCCAAAACTATCAGAAACTATATTTAATCCTCCGGCAAAACCGTCAGCAAAAGTTATTGCTTTATTTTTTGCTTCTTCTTCTGCTTCTCCGACTTCTCGGTATTTGTCTACTAAAGCCTATAATTCTGCTTCAGGTATTCCTAATTTCTATGCCAATTCTTCAATTATAGCTTGAGATAAGACTTTAGTTTTTTCTGCCGCATCTCCTGCATCATCACTTATTTGATGTAAAGCGTCTGAAACAGCCTTAAGCTATGATTCATCTAAATCTTTTAATTTAGAAAAGTCTAGTTCACCTGTAGACTATACTTCTAAAGTTTTTAAAGCTTTTTTGCCGTTCTCACTCTAACTTAATTTGTCTTTTAATCTTCCCTATTCTTCTTTACTTATCTATTTTAAACGTTCAGACTATGCCTACAGCTCTTTTCCTACCTATTTTTGTATATTTTCTTGCTCTTTTGTATTTTTAATATTATCTGTATCTAATTTATTTCTTAAATTTAAAGTTTTATTTAAATCTTCACTTAAACCATTATATATTTTTTGTTTACTAAGTAATTCTCCTGTTAATTTTCCAGCTTTTGCTAAAGTTGTAGTATCTACTTTAAAAGCTTCTGTCTCTTTATCTTTTAGCTATTTCTAAGTATTATCCCATAATTTATTATCTTTAATACCAGTAGCACTAATATCACTCGCCATTTCTTCTATTCGCTTTGAGCCATTAGTGCCATTTAATTCATTCATTTTTTCTTCTATTTTCTAACGCTCATTTTCATTATTCTCTAATTTTTGTTTAGCTATTAAAACTTTTTTAGATGCTTCTAACTCTCTATCTGTAGCTTCTGCTAAAACTTTTAGTTTTTCTGTCAAATTTTCTCTTGCTTTTTCTAATTCAGGTGTGTTCTAATTGCCTACTTCTTGTTTAATTCTGTTTGCCTCATTTTGGGCTAAATTAACAGCTCTTTGAGCAGCACCTTTTTCCCCTTTGGCTACCTACCATTCATGTTCAACTTTATTATTAGCAGTAGTTAAACCACCTCTACTACTATTAAGTTTAGACTGTTCTTCAATTAACTAATTTTTTTCTTTATTTTTTCTAAAATCTACAATTTTTTCTTTAGCTCTGTAATTTCGAGCATAGTCTTCAGCCTCTTTTTTTTCACTTTCGTACTTTTCTCTAGCCGCAATAGCCTATTCTTTTAATACTTCTAACTCTTGAATCTATAAATTTAAAGATTCTCGCTATTTATCTGTTAAATTACTACTAATAGCTTCCAATTCAACTCTTTTTTTAAGCATTAAATCCGTGTAATAAGCCTATTGCTATTCTAAAGAAGCTCCACTTTTTTCTTCTGAAATTCCTTTAACTACTTCAGAATTTACATTATTCGAATTTTGATTAATTAATTCTTGAATTGTATTTTGTCTCTAAAAATTAGTAATATTTAAAGAATCTTTCAAATTTGTTCCTATACGAATTATTCCAGCTTCTATTTTAGGCATATAATTAGTTAATAATAAAGCTCCTAATGTTACTATTAATCCTTTTACTCCGCCAAAACCATCAATAATATCTCTAACAACTTTTAAAATATCTAAAATAGCAGATTTAAAACCTTTTACTGCATCACCATTAAAAATTGCCCCATAAAGATCCTATTTAGCTTTTTTTATTTCATTATTTAATGCTTCAATACTATCAGCATAAATATCAAACTATTTCTAAATTGTCCCTTCGGCATTCTCAGCGATATCTTGATTTTTTAAAACATCTTGATAATTATCCATTAAAGCAATAAACTAAGCATACTACCTTATACCTGCTACTGTCTATGCTACAGCACTTTTCTAAGCATCTCCTAAAGTTTGCCAACGAACTCCTAAGTCATCAAGAATATCATCCATAGCCCGTAATTCATTTTTCTAGTTTAAAACACTTACTCCAACCTTAGCTAAAGCTTCAGTATATTTTGTAAGTCCTACGCCATCTTCTAGAGTTTCACCTAAGCTTAAACTATCTAAACGAGCAAAAATGGTTCTAAAGGCAGTACCTACTGTATCAGCACTCTAACGAGTTTCTGCTACTACAGTTGCTAAAGCCGCAGTAGCTTTTTCATAGCTTAAACCAACTGTATCTGCTATTGCCGCGAATTTACCTAAGCCCTAAGAAATTTCATCCGAACTAGAAGCCGTAGCAGCACCAAGCGCAGTAATAACATCAGCATAATATTCCAAACTCTTGGTTCCATCATCAAAATTATTCCAAATTGCCGTTAATCTACTTGCAATATCAGATACACTCTACCCTGTAACTTTAGCTAATTTAATAGTTGCGTCAGTTCTTTCAATTACCTCATTAGTATCTAAACCTTGCTGGAAGAAAATTAAAGAAGCATCGGTATATTCTTTAGTAACTACTTTTAAATTAGCCGCTAATTCACTTGCCTAATTCGCAAAACCTGCCATTTCAAAAGAACTTTTTTGAGTTACTCGCTAAATTGCATTTAAAGATTTATCTAAATCTTCAATATAAGAAACTGCATTTTTAACAGAACTCATAAAACCATGAATCATAGAAGAAGCTATCTACCATCGAATAGTTCTTATTAAAGTATCTCCAAAATTAACTAAAGTAGAATTCAAACGCTTCGCAGGCAATTCTGCTGTTGCTATTGCGGTACCTAACTGCGAAAAAGCTTTTTGACCATCAGGCCCCATTCTTAATAAATTCTGACTTACAGATAAAACATCTGTGTTCATCATTTTTAAATTAGACTATAAAGCACTAAAATCCAAACGACCAGTAGAAGTATTAACAGCCTTAGATAAAGCTAACTATAACTAATTAGCAGACTATACTGCCTACTAAATACTTCCACCTTGAACAATAATTTCAGTAGATTTAATTTTTTCTAAACTTTGATTTAATTTATCAATCTAAGCTTTAGCTTGATTTATATTAGCATTAAAATTAATACCAACAGATATTTGTCGTGCCATCTCTATACTCTCCTTTCTCTCTTTTTAACTAAAAAAATAATGACAAGAGTAAAATACTCTTGCCATTATTTTACTCCTATTAAAATATAAAAAATATTTAAATAAGAATAATAAAATTAGCCCAAATTAGTTACTGCAGCTTTAATAATCTATAATTCGTTTGGATCATTTAATTTATTTAACATTTCATTAATTTTTTCTAAAGAAAAATTTTCTTCTCCATATTCCATTTTTAAAGTTTTTAAAATACCTAAAGCGGAATGATTATAATCAGTAACTTCTCTTGCCATAGTTAAAAGATTATCCCAAATATACCCTTTTTCTAATTGCGGAATTGCTTCTGCGACCGCATCCCAAATACCATTCATTACAATAGCATCATACAATTTAGTTACATCTTCTTGCTACTTATCAGTAAATGAAATATTAGTATATGCTTTTAGCATTTCAATTGTATAATAAGTTTTTAGTTTTACAATATTATAAAATCCCTCTTCTCCATTACCAGAAAGCTCAATTACTGTTTGAATTAATTCAAGCTTTTGAGAAAGTGGAAGATATTGTTCAACTATAATTTTCTAATTATTAAAACTAATTTCCTGCGCGGGAATTGATTTAATTGTATTTAATTTTGTAAATGGAACTTTTGCCATTTTTATACTCCTCCTTTTACTCTTTGTATATATATATTATAACAAAAAATTTTGTAATTGTCAATTTTTATTTAATCAGCTAACTTTAAAATACCACCCGATAATTTTAATTTTATTTGACCCATTTGTGTAATCAAAGAATTTAAATAACCATTAGACTAAATTGTTTTTTGATTCTCAGAATATATAGATATAGAATCAACAGCTGATTCAAGACTTTTTCCAGATTTCTCTTCTGTGATATATAAATCTAAACTTTCTAAATTTCCTAATACTTTCTAAATTAAATTAGGCACAGATATAACTCTTATTCTTCTCTAACTTCTATCATTTATTACTAAAGTATCAGCAAAACTTCCTATTTGCTAAGAAATACCGCTTACAAGATCTATAAAAAGACAAGCTTTAGCATATTGATGAAAAGCTGCCAATCCTGTAGCAGGTCTTAATCTTCCTTGAGGATTATACCATCCTAATACTAAACCATAAGATAAAGCTGCATCAACTGAACTACCTCTTAATAAACCAGACATTAAAGAAGTTTTACCAAAATCACGCTCACTTATATCAGCTCCCCAAGTTTTTAAAGAAGCATACAAACTTCTTTTTGGATCGTTTTCATTAAAAATATAGTCAACTTTTCCCTATCTATCTTGTAAGTAGCCGGAAATATCAACATTACCAGAAGAAGACTAAATTGTATAATGCACTTGCTCTTTTTCTTCTCCTTTTTCCATTACTGTTTCTGTCTATTTTCTTTGAACAAAAATATCTGAAACAGTAATATTATCACGTTTTACCCATTCAGATCCAGTTGTTTTTTTATTAAATTGTTCTTCAACATTTTTTAACATAACATCTATATTTTTTTCTTTAACGGCATTAAAAATATAATCAAGTGCTCTTGCCTCTCTTTCAAAAGATTCACCTATAATATTAGAAATATTATTCTACTAAAATAATAGATTATACACCTCATCAATTTGCTAAAATAAATTACCTCTTTCCTAGAAAAAATAAATTTTAGTCATTCTTAAATTTGCTTCTTCAGAACCACTTGCTAAATTTAATAATTCTTGACTCATATCTTTTAATAACTATTCAGCCTATTGAATTAAATTATTCTAATTTTTTAAACCGCCTGTACTTACAATCATTTTTAAAATATCCTATATCTATTGATATCTTGTATTATAAGTTAAAATTTCCATTTTTTTTGAATGACTTTTTGTACCCATTCTTTTAGTAGTTCCTGCTTCAGCTCTTAACTAAGGATCAACAACCATTTGTTTTATATTATTTGTGATAAATTCTCCTCTTAATCTTATTAATTCTGCTCTTAAAGTAGAATCTATTCCAGTAGAATTATTTTTTGGATAATAATAATTTGTTAAATTTATTTCTAATTCTTTTCTTACCTCATCATTTTTTTCTCCATATGAACGAATAAGTTTAGAATGAGCAGCTGATAAAACAAGTTCTGGAGTTAATTTATATGAATATTTAAAAAGCTAACTAATTTTTGAAGCACTAGTAATCAAATATACTTACCTCCTTTTCCTCATTTTCGCATAATAAATAAAAGGAGGAAGTCCAAAACTTCCTCCTTTTTAAAAATATTGTTGTTTTATTTATTTATTGTAATTGATTAACCCGAAATCTTTCCAAGTGCAGAACCATTACTATCTGCTGGCTCTTTGTCATCATTAAAACCAGCAAAAGTAGCTACATCACTATCACTGGTATGATAAGCAGCATATCCGCCAATAGCGCCATCAGTTTCAGCAGGATAATCAGTTTCACTCTTATTAGAACCAGCCTAGGCCGCATAACGCTCATCTGTAATAGTACCGTCAAGATTCTCATGGACATAAACTCCATGGTGGTTAGTTTCAAGACGCATTAACTCATTACCGGCACCAGTGCCCTCAGTAATAACCTGAATTGTAGCAAGGACTTTTTCAGTTTTGTTCCAACGAGTATAGTCAGGGAAGCAGTCCATGGTGAAAGTAAAGCTTGAAGGATCACCATTAGAAGCCAATGTAAAGGTAAAATTAGACTGAACGCGGCAGTTAGGAATAATAAATTCCGCAGGCATATCAAGACCATCTTCATTACGGAAAAGAGTAGAAGCTTCAAGATAATAACTACCACCGAATTTATCAGGAGTAATATTAATTTCTTGGGCCGCACCAATTCCTCTTACTTCACGATAATAGTCAACAAGAACTACATCATCTTTAGCTAATCCTTTAGTGTGACGAGCAAAACCGCCGACTTCATCTAAATTTTTACCATATTCCCACTTATTACCAGCGTCATCATAACGATCTCGAGCCTTAATTTCAATCCATTTAGAATCAGCAGTAGCAGTACCAATAAATGGCTCAGAAATAATATCACCATTAGAATCTAATCTCATGACATAAATATTATCAGCTGTATAATGATTACTAGAATCTTTAGGGTCATAGGGATTTTCAGACAAAAGAATTTTATAACCAGCATTATTATTTAATAAAGCAAAATTAGCATCAGATAATTGAATTTGTTCTGTAGTATGAACAATAATACCTTCTTTATTACTATTTTTAGCTGGACTATCAATAAGTCCGGCTCCGGTTAAAATCATAAGACCAATAGGAGAAATAAGAGCATCTTCCATAGTCCATGTAAGAGTTCTTTCACCGTCCCAAGACATTAAACGAGCATTACCACGACCGCCTTGAGCATAAACAGTAGTGGCAGCACCTTCAAGACTGGAGGTTTTTAAAGTATCGAAATAAATAACTGGTTCATTCTTATAGAAAATCTTATTACCGACTTTCTGAGTGCCTTTGGCACGCAGAACGACGTCACAACATTCACGAACACCAAATTTCATAAGTTTTTGTCCTCCTTATAAAAATTTATTTTTTTAGTGTATGGATTTCATCCAATTGTCTGGTTCTTTATCAATCTTCGCACCAGCCATACGTGCGCGAACATCAATATCCCAGGCATTATATAAAGCATATCTCTCTACTAAATCATATAACTAAAACATAGTTAAATTCATAGCATCCTACAAAGACATTGAACCAATACCTACTGTAATAACAGAGATATACTATGTAAATAAATCACCGCCATTTTCCGCTTGACGCTAGGCGGCTATGCGCTAACGGCCTCTCCGCAGCTTTTCCGCAATCTCTTCAGCTTTACCTTTTTGCGGATTAAAATCATCCTCGTCCTATTTCATACAAATAACATCTTTTATGTATTCTTGTAACAATTCAAAATTATTCTCATCTATAACAGTCATTTCTTTTGTTTCAAGATTAAATAATCCTAAACTGCGAGGAAGAAATTTAGGAGAATAATTGGGGAAAAATAACTATAAAGCATTTATAACATCTTGTTTTCTTTCTTTTCCCTAATCGTCAGTCATTATCGTCATAAATATTTGAAAATTAGTGGCATTAGCTAAAAGAGATTTGTCCTAAGAAAAAGAATTTTTATCCAGACATAAACACTAAGCTCCTAATAAATAACTTTCACGACCTGCCATAGCTATTTCTTTACAAGTTGGCTAATGCATAATAATCTTAAGGTCTGGAATAGGAATATCTATTCCAGTCATTAAAACTAAAGTATCAACCATTTTTATTATTAAACAATTCGTTAAAGTTATCTTTTAGTTCTTTATCAGTTTTTCCTACTGGAGCATTTTTGGTATCATCATCTCTATGAACTGCCTAATACATTAAAGTTAAACCAGCAAATTCATCAGTTAAAATAATCTAATTTGCTCCTAAAAACTGCAACAAACCAATTCCAGATAAATGTTTATTATTAAACATTGAATCAATTTCCGCAGCAATTTTATAAGGCCGCAATTCAAAATCTTTTAGTTGCCACTAATCAAAATGGCAAATAATATCAAAAGTAATAATATTATCTCTAAATTCTGGATTGCCGCTAGGAGTAAAATTATCAAAAGAAATGATAATATAAGCTAAAACTTTTCCATCAACTGATAATTTAGGAACAATTTTTATATTTTTACCAAATAACTCCGCACTTTGTTCTTCGGTTAAATTAGGACGATCTAAACAATCGGGAGTTGTATAATAAAGCAACTTCTTTAAACGATTATTTTTCATCATCCAATTAAAAATAATTCCGTAGTCCTTGTCCATTGATAGAAAACTTGATTTAGGAAACTAATAATTTTCTATCTTCATCTTAAAACTCCTCTCTCTCAAAACAGCGATTCAACAACAATGGTTTTAACCGCTTCACCATAACTCAAATCAAACTATCCACTATAAGATGAATTCCACTTAATTGTAATAGTTTTATCATTTTTTTCTATTATCTAAATTGGTAATTTTTTATCAAATTCCCAATCGGCATTTTCCGCACCTAAGTATTTATAAGTTTTACTAATCCTTGGTTTGATAAAAACTTCACCAATAATTTTTTCTTCTTCATCAACTAATTCTATCTATTCAGTTTTAGTTAAAATTTTTCCTTTAGCTATGCCCTACTCAACATCATCTTCAAATTCATTCGCATAATACTCTACAGCCGCAATCTCTAAAATACCAGGAGTGCTAATTGAATTGACAGCTTCTACGCGCCAACATATCTCTTTATCTGGCATATTTGTATCAGGTAAATAAAATTTTGCGTATCTAACAAAATAATCTAATGTTGCTTGGGTTTTGGGCATTAATATATTTAAAGAGTAATTAGGTCTATCTACACTAATGCCAACTTTTTGAATATAATTAATTTTAGTTTCTACTGGACCTCTTTCGGCGGCATAAGTTTCTCTTATAACGCCATCAGTATCTTTCCATCTAATATGATAATTACAGCGTCTAATACTTCCTCTAAAATAAGCTAATTCATCTATATCCTATAAATAAATAATCCAAAAAGTTTTAGTATTTTTCCATTCAAAAACATCTCCCGGTTTATAACCTTCTTCATAACGAATAGAAAAAATTTTATCATCATAATCCTGTTTTAACTTGTCTGGATTAATAAGTGCTTTGGTAATACGATCTTCTCCTTGTTTTTGAACAAAAGCTCTTTGATATGAAGAAATTAATGCTCTATCAAAACTTTTTAATTTATCAGCGATCATGCGCTATTGCTACATTTCACCGCCGAACATTCTTTTTAAATAAGCCTAATCTATATTTGGATTGTTAATTTTTAAATAATTTTCTGGCCGCTCTTTCAAATGATGCGCTATATAATTTAGATTATAAGGCATTTTCAATCTCCTAAAGCAAATTTATGCATTCAAATACAGTTCTTCTATAAAATGAAAAAGAAAGTTCAACTATTTTTAAACCCTCTAGTTTACTCCATAGCTATAAAAATTGCGGAGTTAAGTAAAAAATTTCACTCAATCCCGCAACTTCTAATATTACTGTATCTAATTGTTTTTGCCAGTCTTCATTATTTTCCCGCATAGGAATTAATTTCCACATTTGATTAATAAGCCGAATATTATTTTTTTTAAAACTGTCTATTGAAATATCAAAATTATATTTAGTAGTCAATTGCGCTATCCTCTCGTAAGACATCCCAGTTAGACTCAAAACCGCCTTTACTATTTGTAGGACGTCTACGTTTATACAGTCTCTACATATGAATTGAATCTCGTCTAGACTCAGTTAGCAAAGACTATAATTTCGCCATGTGGTTAGCCTAAGAAGTAAATTTAAAATCACTTCCGCTATATTTCATTCTTATATTTTCAATAGAGTTTAACTATCTTTCAATCCAATTTTTTTTCATCAAAATCGCAATAATATTAATTTCTTCAGAAGTTAAATCAATATTATAATGAGATTTATCTATTATACATATTCCTTCTTCTTGATCCTATTTAATTATGAAAGCACCAACAGGAACTTCATCCAAAGTGATTTCTTCCTACTCTAATTCATAATCATACAAATCAAAACGAGGAAATTCAAAATCTGGAATAGCCTAAATAAAAATATTCTATAAATCTCTTATAGTATCTTCAAGAGTTAATTCCAAATACATATCATCAGTAACTTTTCCAAGGAAACGGTCATAAATAACAGTGAAAGGTGTCGCCATTTTACAACCTCCTTCCATTTAATTACTGTTCATTAGGTACAATATACTTGGAAGCGGTACGACGCTGTGGAACGTTGTTAGAAGTTTCTTCTTTCTTTTCTGTAACTCGCCGTGTAGGAGCCTCTTTAGGAGTTTCATTCTCTTTAGAAGCTCTATCATTCTCAATAGCTTTATCAACATTAAAATTAAGCTGCTTTAAAATAGCTTGCCGTTTTTCATAATCGTTGAGAGGCAATTCTACAGCATACTTTTTAATTAAATCAATAACGCCAGTTGGGGCGAAATCAAGACAATCCAAAAAAGCATCTAAACTACCATTTATCAAAAGATCCTTTACTTGAGCTTCATTCATGTAATACTCAGGTTCTGGATTTAAATTTAAAGAATTTAATACTTTAACAGAATTAACTTGTAAATAATTATAAATCAATTCTGGGCCACCATGTTGATAAGATAATTGTCGTAGTTCCGCATATGGAACAACTTTAACTTCACCAGGGTTAAAAACCTAATGAATTTTATTCCCACCATACTGAACGGTATAAGCAACCTTTCCGCCACTACGATTTTTTACTTTATACATGGTATCATTATTAATAGACATATTCAATTACTCCTTTTTCTCTTAAAAATATTGGGGAGAGGAGATTTAATTCCTCTCCCCATTAATTAATTATTAATCGCCGTCTCCTTCATCGGGCTCATTGTCAACAACAGAAACTTCAGTATTAACTGCGTCAATACCAGCGTTATAGTTCAAACTAGTAATATTCATATCACCTAAAGAAGTATCACGATAAACACAAATATCATTGGTCATCATTGCGGCAACGCCGACCTTCTTATAGATATGAATATCACGGCTCCAGTCATGATTCTGCTCTTCACGGCTCAGAGTATCGCCCTCAAAGACTACCTTAACAGGCTTAGCTCCACCACCAGGAAGAATCCAGCACCAAGAAGAATCAACAGTCTTACGACTATTGGTTTCATCTTCAATACCATTAGGCATAATAACAACACTACGGCCTTTATAAGAACTTAAACGACCATTCTGCCACAGCTCAGATTTCATTTGCTCGGTGTAACGCCAAGTGTCATGAGGAATCATCTTAGCCGCAAATTCCATCGTACAATAAATTGTGGAAGGACCATAAGCATCAGCAATATACAGTAAACGATCAAATTCAACTTCATCAAAATCGTTAGAAACAACGACATTGTTAACAGGAAGTTGATCAATAGAAGCACGAAGAGCCGCACCGATTTCATGATAAATCAGTTCATCCATACCCTCCATGACGATATCAAGCATTTCAGCCCAATCAACACGGCCATCCAGGAACTCTTCCAGAGGAATCTGAACAGCAGTACCAATAGCACTGGTAGGAACCTCAAAGCTCTCTTCTCCGCCAAGCTTCCAAACTTCATAGACGCCAGCAAGACCAACGCGAGTTACAAACTGCTTGGCACGAGCACGAGCACTAAGCTTTCTACGGAACAGAACTTTATCACCTTGAGGAACAGATTGAACCTCAGCAAACATTTGATAGTTCTCTTGAACTTTCTTGGGAAGAACGTCATCAACAACACGTTCAATTAAGCTATAAACATCAGCACTATTCTTGCGGAAAGAACGATAATCGCCGGCGATTTCATTCAGCTCTTGGCGCAAAGTGGTATTTAAAGCTTCATAAGAATAATCTTTACCATTGAAACTATAAGCTACAGGAGCAGAAGCATCAGCCTTAGCTACAGTTTTCATTAAAGAAAATAAATTTTCAAAATCTAAAGCCATTTTACTTTCTCTCCTTTCTATTAAGCGATTCTCATAACTTTAACAGCCTTTTCACGGTCTGGTAAAGTATAAACTTTAACAACCTGCCACTTCATTGTGCCAGCATTTTGACCAGCATCAGCTTCGGGGCAAAGATAACCATCATCACCAACTACTAAATTGTCACCTAATGCCAATGTTTCAGCGGCAACAGTATTTGTGGTAAAAATATCTCCAACGTTAGTCTTAAAAACACGAGGAACCATAGTAGTGTTTTCAGGCATAAGCTGAGGAACATTCCACTGAGTAATAGTAAATGGATTCTCAGTGCTGTCGGGCTCATAAGGATCAGCAGGAGTAACTACTTTACTATAATCACGAGCCTAACCGATGCCCTTTAAACTACCAACTGGGCTATAAACTCTAGCAGCATAATCACTCTTCTTCATAGCAAAATCATTATAATCTAAATGATCTCTATAAAGTTTTACTTCATTAAAAACAAGCATCCATTCACCAGGACCATCAAAATCAACGACGCCTTCTTTATAATCATATTTTACAAATTGACCATTTTCAAGAACATCAATATCGGCTTTGGCTGGAAGCTATGCATAAATCTGGCCATTGCGTTGAGCACTCAAATGATTAGGCTCAACCTGACCATAACCACGCTCTACATAAAGAGCTTTTTCACTTAAACGTGTTTTAGCCATTTTATGTTATCCTCCTTATTAAAAATTATTTTCAGCTACAACTGCGTTTAGAGCCTTAATCCAATCAGGGATTTCTGGCTCAATGTTATTTTCATTCTCTAAATTATAGACTGTAGGAGTTTCTTCCTCGTCTTTTTCTTCTATAAGATTGAAATTAACCTTATTACGAACGCAAATAACAGATAATTTTGCTTCAATATCATCCAAAGAATAATTATCAATGTTTTTTACAACATCAGCCTTATCCTCATCGGATAACATAAAGAAGCTATCAATCATCTCTTGTTTTTGAACTCGTTCTGCTTGCTTTTTAAATTCACGCAATTCCTAAAGTTCATTTTCAAGAGCTAATTTTTCTTGTTCTAAAGCAGCATAACGCTCATTTAAAGCATTATATTGTTCTTGAAGAGCATGATCTGTTTTCTTCTTCTTTTCATCTTCATCCTCTTCATCCTATTTCTCAGAAGATTCTTCATCTTCCTCTGCTTTAGGAGTTTCTTTTTCTTCCTGTTGTTTTTCTTCTTCTTTCTTTTTAAAATCTTCAGTATTTTCAACAATTTCTTCTTCAATCTTTTCTTCAACAACAGTATCGGGAGTATTTTGCTCCATAGATTTTTCTCCTCCTTCTGCTAATAATTCTTTTATTTCAGTTAACAAACTGAAAACTTGCGTTTTAAAATCGGCTCCAAGAGAAAAATCCGCAGTAATACTGGAGCCTTCAAAACAGGGTTCAACATCTTCACCTAAAATAGTAAGTTTTTCTATTACTGCCTCATTTATTATGAAAAATTCTGGCTACCCTTTATTATCTTTGGTCCAAGAACCATCTAAAAAATTTCTAGCCAACTCCATAGATTGATTATTTCCTTCATCAATTACTCGCTGACATTCTTGATAGGTTTCTGTCCAAAGCCAGCCATTAGTACACATATATTCACGTTCTTCTTTGTCATCATCAATGAATTTCTAAAACCACACATCTGCGTTAATATCAACGAAGCCATAAGGACGAGTTAAATCAGTCACTTTAACTTCACCATTAGATATTTCAAAAGAACGATTATGTTCTTCAAAGTCCTACTTTTCTTTGTTATAATATCCAGCAATAATAGCTCCCCTTAAAGTTGGGGCCATTTTTTTCGCGGTATTTTTAGTAATAATACTTCCATTGCGATTTGGCTTATCACTTACATAACAAACTTTTATAACACATTTACTTACAAGAGGACTATGTTCAGAAGGGGCAATATCAATTAATTCAACTGAAGATAAAACAGGAACACTTTCATGTCTTGGCATTCTTATTTACCTCCTTATCCCATTGACTCTCGGTTAGCGATTGTTTTATCACTTTTCTCATTATCAGCTTTTTCTGGCCGACCTTGAGTTTTTTCTTCTGTATTATTTTGATTTTTCTCGCTATTTCTTTGGTCTTTTCTGGCCAAAATTTCTGAACCACTTAATGTAGAAGACATAATAGGAGGTATCATCAAAGACGGCAAATCAAGAATTTCATTTTCAAAATAAGCACTATGAAGAATAAAGCTCTAAGACTGTCCTAAAGCAATCTGCGGCAACATTTTTGAGTTACCTGTAGTAGCCTATTCTTTATACATCTTTGATAATTCTTTGTAATTATACTGAGTAGTTTCTAACATATATAATTTAAAATTATATTTTTTTCTGTTGGCTGTAAATGCTGATGTGACTCTACTAAAAAACGCATTAAATTGTAATAACAAATTCCGCATCAATGATTCATCTTGAAGAATTGAATTAGTTACTGCTAAATTTCCTTCGGCATTAAAAATATTCTAAGAAGTACCAAAAGCATTAAACACAGTGCGTTCAATTTTCTTTAAATCATCCTAAGTCGTAGTAGTATTAGAATCAGACATATCTTCTACTTTAACATCCGCGAAAGTGGTAAGAACATCAACTCCAATAGCATTCTTCAGCATTTCAACAGCATTTTTATGAATATCTCTTGCTTCATCTACATCAAATACCAAATCATCATTTTTATCCAAAGGTAATTTTTGAATTAAAATTTTTAATAATTTTTGCATTTGCTTTTGGCGATCAAGATCCTATGCTGCGTCTAAGTCCATAATTAATGGAATCGCATTGGCGAACATAGGGATTTCCGGATTGTTAAAGAGACTGAACCGCACACAACTACCCGGCTGTAATAAATACCAACCATCATCGACGTCCCAAGGGTCATTTTTTAATTTTCGTTTAAGATAAAGCATGTAAGCTTTATAAAACTCCTTAGGGAACATTTTTAATACCTTCATACGATATTCATATGTGGGAAATGCTTCATCAAAAAATCTTAAATTAAATTCTACTGCTGGGTCAACACCTACATTATATCTTACACGACAATAATTAACAGGTAATTCTTGTAACACTAATTTATCTGCGCAAGGGACAATATAAGCATAATATGCTCCATCTCTGATAGTTTTTAATGCCATTTCTCCGCAAATACGCTTAATCTAAGAATTATCTAAATATCCCAATAATTTAAAAAAATCTTTTTCAACTTTTTTACTATCAGTTTCTTTATCTAAAATTTCCGCAGCCACATACCAGTCATATCTATACATAAAAGCATAATAATGGCAAATATTTCTATATATACCACTGGTATTATAGAAAAAACGAGAAATCTCTCTTAACTTAGGTAAATTATTTTCCGCCAAAGCTCTTATAACATCAGCCTTACTATATCTCGCTCGTCTACTTGGAGTATATAAATTATTTATTAATATAGTTGCATCTTCTATATATTTTGGGCCAACTTTTATTTTATTATAATCAGTTAACCGCATATCAAATCCTTTTTCATGGATTTCTTTTTGTCTTTCGTCCAACTTTTTTCACCCACCTCTCAATAGCCTGCACGCTACATTATATAATCATAAGAAATTAAATTTTCTTCTGTATATGGAATTTCCAAAAGAGTGATATTGTGAAGGGCGCAAAAACGTCTTTTTTTATTATCATTAAACTATTGTTGATATAGCCCTCTTTTTCCGCCATATTTAGCACTTGCTTCATAATGTTGTTTTCCTTGATATTCAATTAAAAAATCTAAATTCCCATCATCATCAAAAATTGCAAAATCAAAGCGCAAAGGGCGTCCATTCGGACTATTTAATCCTTCAATAATATATTCTTCTTTAAAATCTAAACCAGCTTTTTCTAAAATTTCATGTATTTTAATTTCGCCTCTACTTGCTAACATTACAAGCCCTCCTCAGTTAAAAAATGCCCAATCTTTTGCATTAAATTTCTTTTTGCGTTTTTTGCCGTCTTCCTCTTTAGCTATATAATAAATACCATATTCCAAAGCAGATACTTTATCTTTTTTAATATTTTTATTTGCTTGTTTTAAAATAATATTAATTCCTTCATTTTCTTCTTTGAGGTTAGTTAACTCCTCTTTTAATATGGAAGTTAGGATAAATGGATTTAAGTAATCTGCCCTCTATTCTGAAGTCATTTTTTGCCCCATTTTAGTATTCATTAATTTTGCTTTCGCAACTCTATCATCAATAAGAAATTTTATTTTACCAGAAGTCATTTGAGCTTGTAAGGTGGTATGCATTTCAGTGTTTATAGGAGCAGTTGCTTTAACAACATAAATGGCATCTTGTTCACATATACTTGTGCGGAACTTCTTATATTCCATAGCCGCATCATCCTAGGTTCCGCCATAAACACCAAAATCTGGGAAAGTTTCATTAGTTTCTACATTAACTTGAGGTTTTACCATGTAGTCCAACAGGCCAATACCGAGGCCATTACCATCAATAACAATTCTTCTAGCTTTATATTTATA